AGATGTCCTGAATGGCAGCTGCATTTTGGTTCTTCTGGTTCTGGTTCTTATGAATCTGGGTCTGGGTCTGGGTCTGGGTCTGGGTCTGGGCCTGGGTCTGGGTCATGATATAGTTAAACTTGTATCTAATATATCAGTTGCATTTAATATTATTATTTGATATGATATATATATATATATATATATATATATATATGAATAACAATGTACACAATTTTGACCATTTTGTTTTTATTAATATTGCTTATCACGTTGTTCATGTGGTGGCAAGGTAAAATATCCACCCATTTAGACAATACTCCCTCCCCCCCCATCACAACAACTCAACTAGAATCAAACCATAAATGCAATGCCGGTTGTCCCGTGAATAAATTTCCGGACGGAAACATAAATGGATTGGCCAAACACAATGTGATCTCGAATTCATCCTCACTGACGGATGATGATATCCTGTATAGCATGCACGCCAAATATGAAAAAACATTCACACCAACCTACATTCAAAACAATTTGTTGCAATTGACAAATCCGGACAATTACTCACATCTTCCAATGGGCCCTTCCAATATTTTCATCATTAGACATGGTGAAAAGAAGGTGAACAATTATGCAGATCCGACAAATCAGGACACATATTATAATCTGGACTGCAATGGAACATATCGATCCATTGAACTTCCAAACTTTATTAATAAATTAGGAGTCGATGGGTATCCCATAACAACCATGGTTTTAACAAATGCTCGCATGGACATAAATATATCTGGGAATGCGTCAATCCATGCGCAGCAAACCATACATTTTAGTGCATGGGCATTGAGTATTCCAGTTCTTGTATTTGGGTATGCCAATTGTTCACAACCATATGATGCCACAACTGCAATAAATATATTCACTAATGCATCCATAAGAGGAAAAAATATAGTAGTATCATTTCAACATGCCAACATACAATCATTAACCAATCAGTTAGTTCAATGTTATAATTATTTCAAACAAGGCGGAACAGTCAAAAATCTGAATAATTCCACATTGTACAACGTTTCAACAGAGGAATGGTGGAAACACAATACCCCGGTGGAACCAAGATATCAGTATTCTGGATTGAAATCTCCTATGGATAAACCAACATATCCAATTCCTCATGAAAAATATTCAAAGTATTTGCCATATTGGAATTCAAACACATATGATAGAGTGTACTGGCTGTCCCAAACGAATCGTCCAAACGATTTAACGTTTAAATTATTGTCCCAAAACATCAAGACTTGTCAAACCAATGAGTGCAACCTTTTAATTGGGTTAATACAATGGCAATATCAGTTAAACCAACAGAATGTTTATGAAAATGACCAAAAATGTTTACCACCAGGGTGATTCCCAGGATGATGCATGCATTAACTAAACCCGTTCGTTTTTTTCTTGAGTTTGTAATTGTTGTTGGGGATGACCTTGTTGTTCAGCAGGAAGTCGTTGTTGTCCTCATACATTTCAGGCAGGATGTGTGTCAACGGCTTGTTCACCACGTACACGATTTGTTCGCTCTTGAACAGTTTGCGGTATTCTTGAATGGAGAGATTGCCGTAAAATTTGTTGAGGATGTACTGCGCATTGGGTGCGGGTTTAATGCTTTTCTCGTAATTCAAGAGCTTTCCGTACATGGAATTCAGCATCTGGCATCGCTCGAATTTGACGGATGTGTCCACGCCCTCGTTCATCAGGTAGGCCAGCGCGCACTCGGGGCTGCAAAAACAGCCGTACACATTGTATCCTCCATTAGGTGCAATGCATTTGGGCAGGTAAACGGGCGGCGTGTCGAATTCACAGGTGTCCCAAAAACAGCAGGAACGGCGGGTGCCTGCTCCAATGTTTTGAAACACGTCGCTTTTATGGAAACACAGCTTCAAGTGATGCAACTTCTTCCAAATGTCTTTCAGATTGTTGTCATTCGAACCGGCGTCGTCATCATTGTCATCGTCTTCGGCATCATTGTTCAAATAATTGTATGAATTTGTGGCAATCAATGCATCTGGAGTTGGTTTTGGTTTGTTCGCCATATTGCTGTTACTGTTACTGTTGCTGTTGCCGTTGCTGGTGTTGTTGCCGTTGCTGTTGTTGTTGCTGATGCCGTTGCTGCTGCTGCCGTTGCTGCCATTGTTAGAGCAGTGATACGAATCATTCAAATCAGCGCCTTTGGTTTCCAGTGCATTGAATGACACCACGTCGCCCGGTTTGATGGAAATTTCGGATGATGATAATGCGGAAGTTAAATCCGGTATGTCAGATACGCTGCACTTCAAATGCAGTATGATGTTGGGGGCGTCATGCATCATCACATTTTCATGCGCAAGATGTTGAATGACTTTTCCACCTTTGGGTTTTCGTCCGCGTTTCTTATGAACCGGCACGGATTGTGGCTGTTCTTCTTGAATTTGTGCTGCGTCGTTGGTGGCATCAGGGATTATTGGCAATATTGATTCTGTTGATGAGACGCATGTTGTGGATTGTTTTTTAGCTCTCTTTTTTTTTACTACGACAACCGGCGCTTCGACAACCAATGGCGCTTCGACAATAGGCGCTTCGACAACAGGCGCTTCGACAACAGGCACTTCGACAACGGGCACAGGCGTTTTTTTACGTCCTCTTTTCTTTTTCTCCTTCTCTTGTGTATCAATCACGTTTACAGTTGCAACTGGTGCAGCAACTGGCGAAGCAGCAACTGGTGCAGATGTGTTTATGGCTTTAGATGACGTGCGTCCTTTTTTCATTAAAAAAATGGGTTGTGTGTTGTGGGTTGTGTGTATATTATTTACGATAGATTACCTATGTGAAACATTTTAAGTTGTTTTATTATATTTTTTGTCGGATTCAGTGTTGTGGCATGCGCGGCAAAGCGGAAGGTAGTTGTCGCTGCCAATCACGATTTGGTCGGTTTCACGCGTGGTTCTGAAGCTGAAAATCGCCTCTTTCCCGTTGCGGCAAATGCTGCAAAGCGACGTCAGTTTGCCCACTTTGTCGCAATGCGGAATCAAATCCAGGAATGAACCGATTCGTTTCTTTTCAAAATCGCCGTCTAGTCCGCACACATAAACGCGCTTCCCAGCATCCACAAATCGCAACACATGCAGGATGTCGGGGAAGAACTGGCCTTCATTGATGAGGACCACTTCGGCCGCTTCCATTTCGGCAGCATGCCCGTCTTCCAACTCTTGAATGCTGGAGCACATGATGCAGGGAATCATGGTGCGGTCATGCGTTGAAAGCAACGCGGCTTCTGCTGCTGCGTAGCGTGTGTCGCCTGCAAAATTGACAACCACGACTTTCATATTGCAAAACGCACACTGTTTGTGTAAATTGGTCAGCCACGTGGTTTTCCCTGAAAACATGGGCCCGATTGCAAGTTCCAAATATCCGGTCATCGCTGTCATTGCGGTTTGTTTGTTGTGAGACATGCTCTAAAATGTCCACAATATTTTATTCCATCAATTTTTACTTTAATTTCCCAATAATGATGGAGCATGAATATCAATATAAATGCATGGTTCAATGTTTGATTACGTATTTAAACAAACATTGCGCAATGACCGCCACCGCCACCGCCACCGCCACCGCCACCGCCACCAATTCGAAATCGACCCCCTGGGTTGAAAAATATCGTCCATCTAACTTTGACGACATAGTGCTGGACCCACTTAACAAGCTCATGATGCGCAACATCATTGAAACCGGGCATTTCCCGAACTTGATGTTTTACGGCCCGCCCGGCACTGGCAAAACCACGACCATCATGAATCTAGTAAATGAGTACCAATTGAAGGCAATGAAGCACGTCAACAGTGGTCTCATGATTCATTTGAACGCATCCGATGAACGCGGCATTGACATCATTCGCATCCAAATCAACAGCTTTGTCACCACCCAGTCCCTCTTTGGGGCCGGCACAAAATTCGTAATTTTGGATGAGGTGGATTACATGACGAAAAATGCGCAGATGGCGCTGCGGCACCTGCTCAACAGCTACAACTACAGTCAGCACAATGTGCGGTTTTGCCTGATATGCAACTACATCAGCCGCATTGACGAAGCGCTGCAAACCGAATTTGTGCGCATGCGGTTCAATCAATTGCCCGTTCCAGAGATAAACAAATTCATCATGCGCGTCAATGTCATCGAGGGACTCAACATGTCAGATGAAATGATACAGTCCATCCAAAAACAGTTCAATTCCGACATTCGCAGCATGATTAACTACATGCAAACCAACCAGGACATTGCACATCAGGGGCACCACGTCATTCTCACCGACTCCACGTGGGACGACATCACGCGCGATTTGAAAAAGGGAAATGACAAAAATGAAACCGTCAATCGAGTCTGTGATAAAATAAACGGCATCAGTCGGCAGTGCAATTCGGACCGGAAAAACATGATGAAAAGCTACATCAATTACCTCATTCGGCGACATCCCGCGCTCATCACATCCGAACTGATGAACAAGGTCGAAAATGTAATGCATGCCGCGGAATGCAACACGGACCACATGCTGCGTTATATTGTTGTAAATTTTGCGAAACTGTTTTCGGCGTGTGCCTGATTCCGAATGCTGGATGCATTTAATACGTTATTTTCAAAAAGAATTGATTACAATTCAACTTAAAGAGACGCACCTAATATCAAACTAACAGAGAACGATTATATCCATACAACCCATACAACCCACACAATCCACACAATCCACACAATCGCAATGGCATTTGAACTTGATTTGGAATGGCAGCAATTTTTGAACAACACGGAACCACGGTCAACAAAATCCACAAAACCAAAACCAACCCCACCTCCCAGAAAATGCGTCGTGGATGATGATGACGCCGACGAATCTGATGATGACGATGTGCGCGATGATGCATTTGCGTTTGAGGCAGTGGTCGACGATGATAAATCCATTGAAATCAGTGCATTGGAATTGACGGAAGCGACGCAGCCGAAATGCACGCCCATTTACGTGAGCACCAAAACGAAAATATCTTATTTGTCCATGCCGATTGACATTCATTCCGTGTTTTGGAAGATTCCGGTTTTGAAATATGCCACGCCGGCAGAGGGAATCATCAAAAAGCAGATGAAGTTTTCCACGACCGACCCGGTTGAGCTGGCCGCAATTCAGGCCATGTTGAAACTGGAGGTCGCGTGCGTGAGCGAGTTCGTGATTGAGCACATTGAAAACCCGGAAGGCCGCATCAAATTCAAGGACCAGCGCAAAATCAGCATCGGTCTTTGCAAAAAGGACATCGTCAGCTACCGCATCAAGCAAAAACGGGCCTTCTTCAACTGCTTCGTGGTCATTCTGCGCATTGTGGACGAGGATGACGAGCAGCGCAATTTCAAAGAAATGCACGTCAAGGTGTTCAACACCGGCAAACTGGAAATACCGGGTGTAAAAACCGACGCCATGCTGCACAAGGTGCAAACACTGTTGGTGCGCATTTTAAAGCCCGTCGTGGGCGACGACCTGGATTTTCAGCGCGACCAGTGTGAAACGGTCCTCATCAATTCCAATTTCAAGTGCGGGTATTACATCAACCGTGATGCGCTGTACCACCTGCTGAAATACAAATACCGCATCAACTGCAACTACGACGCGTGCTCGTATCCCGGGATTCAGTGCAAGTTCTTTTACGTGCAGGGCGCCAGCGAGCAAACCGGGCAGCAACCGATGCATTCCATCGGCGATGAAACCAACAAACACAAGAAGGCGCGCAATGACACGAAGCCCCACTATGAAATCTCTTTCATGATTTTCCGAACGGGCAGCGTGCTCATTGTGGGCAAATGCAATGAGGACGTGCTGCATGAAATCTACGAGTTCATCCGAACCATGCTGGAAACCGAATACATGACCATCGGCAAATGCCTGGTTTCGACCGATGCCGCATTGGAAAAGAAACGCGTTCCCAAAGTGAGGCGCAAGGTGCTCATCTTCAACGCAACAACCGCGACCCCCTCTCCCGGGCCGTAATTATATTAAAATTATAAATAAGTATTTAAAGATACAATCTCGTTTTAGAACATAATTTCACGAAAAAATAACACAATGAGCACTCAACCTCCTCCTCCTACCCGTGGTGGCGCTGCCGCCCATTACAACAATGGCAACAATGGCAACAATGGCAACAATGGCAACAATGGCAACAACAACACCACTGTGGCCACCAAGGATGCATCTGCCGCCGCTGGTGCCTCTTATCGGTTGCCCAGCAATATCTGTGTCAGCCACGCCATGAAGCTGGCGATTGTGGAAGACAAGCCCATTATGATGGATTATTGGACCGCGTCATTGGACAAATCGGTCATTATCGGAGTTGGTGAAAATAAGGAAAAGCTGCTGGTGAAGAGCGAGGACGAGTACACCAGCACCATTGCAAAGATTTACAAGGTGGAGACCGAGTACATTATCATGACGGAGAATTCCATTTACATTGTCAGCAATGACATTCCCACCAAGCGCATCAATTAAAACAGTAAATCCATCCATTTTCTCTCCCCTTTGCATTTTTATTTATAACATTGTATTATAAACAAACAATCAATTATGGCAGGTGCTGTTCGTCGATTGGTATTCACCAACCAAAAGGTCGGGTTCAATTACAACCACTACGTTCCAGGTTCGGGTGTCGGAGGAATGAATATTTCGGTGCGTCGGCATTTGAAACGTTTCGCCACTGCACCGCAGGGAAACAATGGAACATACAACCCCGCCGGTAAAATCCCGTGCTGTCCCGAGTTGCTGCAAAATTATGGCGGTTATCGCAAGGGTTCCAATTGAACCTGAACCTGAATCGCAAAAGATATTAAGGCATTAAGGCATTCATTTCACCAACTGTGCCTTAGTTTCGGGCGCCGATGCGGGTTGGGTGGGTCATAACGATGACGCGCTGAATAATTTTATTTAGATGTTTTTTTTATGTTAAGCAATACTTCTTTGTATGTATCACAAACTACAATTCGGTTTGAACGAAAACCCACGTCGGGGCCCGCTTGAAATTTATTAGATTCTAAAAACTCAATCAGGGTTGTGTAATAACCATCCATGTTCCAAATGATTATTTTTTTGTTAGTTTGGTGAACATTGTTTAATGTGATCAGCCAAAACAGTTCCATTAGGGTTCCATAAACCCCGGGTAGCACAATTGCAATGTCAACATCATTTATTAATGCATTTTCTCTAGGAATTAAAGTATTGTAAATTGTGACATGTGCTTGAGAGTATTGAGAATCATTGAATTGACTGGAATCAATTGCATGCAACGACAATCCATTTTTAATAGCCAATTTACCAACTTGACCCATTATTCCATCCTTACTTCCTCCATACACAATTGCATATGTGGATTTATTTAAATTTTGCATCAACCTGTCTAGATGATAATATTGTTGCGCGGTGAGACTTGTGCCTGCGGCGCCGCAAAAAACCCCAATATTTGTTTTGTTTGTGGCACTTATTTTCTGGTTTACAAATTTTTTATAAAATAAAAAAATAACTGCAATTATCGTTAATGTTGTTGCTATGGTGTTTGTTGAATAACATGTGTTATGCATTTGATTAGTTATATAAACATCCGACATAAAAATGTGTAAAAATCATATTAAATGCAATCTGGTATGATTGCATTTAGAAGAAGTGCGCCAACCCCGATGAACTCGGATTCAAATGTGTTGTTGGCTGTCATGATTGCATCCTATGCGATTCCCATTGGGGTCGTGTGGTGCAATTACCGGATGAATGAATCAACGAGCATAAGCCAAATCATTTGCAGAAACCAACCCACCGTGCTCGCATCCATGGCGGTCATGGCGGCGGCGACATGCATGTACGAACACCAACGCGTGAAACATGCCCCCGTGGCAAACGTGCATCTACACAATTACGGGTTTGCATGCATTGTTCTATTATTATTATGCATTTTCTCTCTAGTGTCAATTGATGAAACCCATTTTGTGCACCATGTGTTTGCAGTGCTGGGGTTTGGCGCGATCATTGGATTCACTTGCGTGCATGCCGTTCTGCTTCAGTCACCCATGTGTGCGGCCGTGTTCGCAATTCAGTGTGCATCATGCGCCCACATCACGCACTCCTACAGCGGTGGCGGTGGCGGTGGCGGTGGCGACATCTTTTGGGGCGAAGTGACATTCATTGGCGCATTTGCGCTGTTTTAATTTTATTTGCATTGTATTTAACCGCATTGCATTTAACCGCATTGCATTTAACCGCATTGCATTTAACCGCATTGCATTTAACCGCATTGCATTTAACCGCATTACAAAATGTTGGACAGCGCGTCAATCTGTTCCTGAGTGAGGGCCGTGGGCAAATCGACCAAGAAATGGATTTTAAGGGAGCCGTTGTTGAAGCCGAGTCCGGGCATGATCTTCGTTTCGGTCATGGACGTGATGGACCCGGGCTTGCAGTTGAATTTGTAGGTGCGTCCATTCAAATGCGCGAGTTCAAACGTGAATCCGCACAGCGCTTCCTTCAAGGACACGCGGTGCTCCACCCGCAAATCGACGTCGCCTTCGCGTCGAAACAGGGGATGTTCGGTCACCTGAATTTCCAAATTGAGGGTTCCACGTCGTCCTCCACTCATAATGTTCCCCCTGCCTGGAATGACCACCTTGTGCCCATTTAAAATGCCAGGTGGAATGTTCAGCATGATGGTTTCTGAATGCACAGTGTGGGATTCATCTTCATATTGAATGGACACAGGCCGTTGATTGCACCCGTTGAACGCATCCGCCAGAGAAATGGACATGACCACATTTGTGTCATAGGTTGAATCGGCCGGTGAATGTTGCTCTTCCCCGTTCACAAAATTGTGAATGATGATTTTTGGACCCATTCCTCCGGAACCAAAGATGGATTCAAACATGTGCGCATGCTGCGCTTGCGCTTGGGCCTGTGCATGCGCTGCCTGTGCCTGTGCATTGTGCATTGCGGCAAACAACATGTCAATGGGTCCCATGCCTGGTCCCATGCCCATTGGTCCCATGCCCATGCCCATGCCCATTGGTCCCATTGGTCCCATTGGTCCCATTGGTCCCATGTGATGCATGTGCATGCGATGGGCGTTTGTGCCGCCCATGCCCATCTGCCGCTCAAAATCGTAGTTATTGCGTTTCGCGGGGTCGCTCAACACGTCATACGCTTCATTGATTTCCTGGAATGCGCGTTTGGATTCGTCCGAGTTCCCGTTTTTGTCGGGATGATGCTCCATTGACAGCTTGCGAAATGCGCGCTTGATTTCATCGGGCGTTGCAGTTGGCGAGTCGAGATGCAGCACATCATAATGCGAACGGGCTGACATGATTGGTTTATTTGGAATGTATGTATATGTATGATTATAATGATTCACTGTTTTTATTATGATTTTTCGAATGTATATTGTGCGAACTTCAATGATATCAATAAAAATCAATATAAATGTTTATATGTTTAACCAATTAACTGCATCATCCCATGACATATTGCAATCACAATCACTCCAATCTCAAGCACAACAATGGTCTAGTGCTGTCCCATTCGGATGCCAGTGTCATATGGTGGGCGGCATGGGGGTCATTGGTGGCATCAACGCATGCCGCGCATCTTCAACAATCCGACCTTGCAATCGTTTCAGCATGCGTGCTGATAACTTCTTTGAATTATTGGCGGAATCCCATTCGAAATTCTTGGCGCCGTTCCATTGACATCGGCACGGTTGTGATTGGATGCACGTACAATTCGGCGTGTGCATTCAGCATCAAAGACTCACACCATGGGAAAATTTATTTCAATTGCACGGCAGCATCATTCCTCTTTTATGCGCTGGGGCATTTGTTCATGGCGCTAAACATGCCGCGCACCGCATCATATGCGCATGCCAGCATTCATGTCGTGGCCAATGCGGGCAACATTGCCCTGCAACGCGGTTCAATCGCATCCATCGCATCAATCGCGTCAGCATAGCATGGTGTCGACATCATACGCGCACCCTTGAAATGCCAGCCGTTTCGGTTTGCAGTAAGCGCTAAAATCGTACGGCGTGACAACCGTCCATGGAACCGATTTGTCCAAAAACCCGGCAACAACGAGCACAAATGAGATTAGTGCGCTGCACCAAAACGAGGTGGTCTTTTGGTCATGCTGTTTTGTGGCATCAATCTGCTGCAGCGTCTTGGATTCATCAACGTAGGATTTGACCCAGTCGCAGGGGTTGAGGTCGTAGGGACATTCCTTTGTTTTTGTGTAAGCCGTCCTGATTCCTTCCTCCAGCTTAGTGGGACCAGGTCCAGGTCCAGCGGTTTCATTTTCAAGAAAGCGGATGCGACGCACATACAGGTGTCCGTATCCTTGTGCCGCGTACTCAGCCCACACTTTGGACAGCGGGCACACCTGCACGCCGAATTTGAGGTCTCCTGAAACGGCGTCGGGAAAACACTCGCTGCCGCTCTCCAGCACGTAGTACTCCTCCTCGCACAGTGCCGGGTCCAACCATGTGGGACGGTGCAACACCATGCTGATGTGGCTGTAATTCGATGAAGTCAATCTCTCAATCAGCCGCGAATACCAGTATTTGGTCGTGTTGTACAGCAGGAGGTCACCCGTTTTGAATGCGTGTGAATGTGTTTGCATTATGATTGGGGTGTTATTGGGTGTTGTTATTGGTGTTGTTATTAGTTGTTGTTATTTATATTTAATTCATGAAAAATAGTTATAAAAACAACCCCATTGTAAAATACAGTTTAACCAGAATCTCTCATCTCTCATCTCTCATCAAATGAATGCGAATGCGAATTCAAACGACCCCTTTATAAACAAGTACCAGCCGCGGTTGTTCAACGAGTTTGAGCAATTGACACCCGTCATGGTGGGCCTGCTCAATTCCCTCATTCAAATGCACGACCTGAATTTGCTGATTGTCGGGGATTCGGGCTCAGGCAAGACGTCGCTGGTGAATGCCATTGTGCGCGAATACTATGGCGCACGCAACAATCCCGAAAACGTGATGATTTTGAACAGCCTGAAGGACCAGGGCATCCAATACTACCGCAACGACATGAAGATTTTTTGCCAGACCAGCTCTCTCATTCCCGGCAAAAAGAAATTGATAATTCTGGACGACATCGACTCCATCAACGAGCAGAGCCAGCAAGTGTTTCGCAACTGCATCGACAAGTACAAGCACAACGTGAGCTTCATCGCCTCGTGCATCAATGTTCAAAAGGTCATTGACAATTTGCAGTCGCGGCAAATCATTGTTAAAATCAACCCGATCGACCCGCAGTGTTTGCAAAAGATTTTGCACAAAATCCGCGCGCGGGAACAAATCGTCATTCATGAAGACGCCGAACGGTTTGTGCTGGGGGTGTGCAACGGGTCGGTGCGCATTCTCATCAACTACATGGAGAAATTCAAAATCATATGCATGCCCATTTCGCTGCAGTTGGCCAATCAGCTATGCACCAACATTAGCTTTAGCGTGTTTGAGACATACACTGCCGACTGTTTGTGCACAAGCACGCCGTTGTCCCAATGCATCGCGCACCTGTATGCGCTGCACGACCAGGGCTATTCGGTCATGGACATTCTGGACAACTACTTCATTTATATTAAAAACACGCAGCTCATGGATGAAACCATGCAGTATAGAACAATTGCCATCATTTGCAAATACATCACTATTTTTCACAATATACACGAGGATGAGATTGAACTAGCGCTATTCTCAAACAACCTTCGCCAGTTGTTTCATGGATAAATATATGAGTAAAAAACATTGTAATAATAATATAACCATATATTAGTCATATAATATGGTTGCGAACGATGATGAGGATGTAGATGCAAAAACATGCACGCATCCCGAACCAATAATAATATCATCCACAAAATCGCACAAATTGTTAAAAACTCCAGTTCCCAATGAATTGGTTTACGGATTTATTAAAAAAATAGCATATAAAATGCCAAATTCAAATTACTATTTGATAGACATTACTGCATACAAAAAGGCAACGTATTGCGATGAATCCCAGACGGTTCCTTCAGTTCCTTCAGTTCCTTCATTATTGCAACAGTTTTGCAATGACTTGATGCCTTATTACTGCAAGGACAAACAGTTCTTTATCACGCGAAAAATGTCATACAACAATTTGAACACCATTTTAAGGCAGCTGTGCCGTTATAACGGCATTGAGTGCAAAACGGACCGAAAATACGACAAATCTAAAACCCAAATCGTGTATTACATCGGTTGTGAAGAGCCCTTAAATTAATAAAGTCGTCATATAAATATATTTATATATATCAAATATATCAATATCATTTTCATCGACATTGTTTCCTGTTCCCATTGTTCCATGATATCGGCAAAACTCGTTGTCTTTTATTTAGTCATCATTCTCGCCGGAGTGGCGTATGGTCGCTATAAAAAATCGCAGGAAGGCAATAACATCAGTGACGATTACAACCTGGTGAAGAAGTATTTGCTGAACGACAAGTCGTTGACCGACACGCGCAAACCCTTCATGTGGGTGTTCATTGACTACGAGGTGAACGCGCGCAACTGGTCCAGCTGGGGCTCGCGCAACAGCACCAACCTGAATCAGCCCTACATGTATTTGACCATTCGCAGCATCGTGGAGCAGTGCGGCAAGTCGTTCAACGTGGTGCTGGTGGATGACGCCGCCTTCCAGCGGCTGTTGCCCGATTGGACCATTAAGGTGCATAACCTGCCGTTCCCTTTAAAGCAGCATTTAAGGGACCTCGCTATGGCCAAGGTGCTCTACAAATACGGCGGCATGACCGTGCCCGCCTCCTTCATCTGCCTGAAAGACCTGAAATCCGCGTACTCGGAATTGCTGAAGGGCGCCGGGAAAACCATGTTTGCCGGCGAATTTGTGGCGCGCAACTCCGCCGCAGCGAGTGTGGCGTTCTTCCCCGACAACAAGATGATGGGGTGCACGAAGGAGAGCCCCGTCATGCAGCAGTACATCGCGTATTTAGAGCCGCTGGTGTCATCTGACTACACCAATGAGTACGAGTTTTTGGGTCAGAACGACCGCTGGCTCTACAAGCAGCTCATTGCGGAACCACCGCAGATGTCCATGCTGTGCGGCACGCTCATCGGCACCAAAACCACGAACGGTGCACCCGTGGTCATAGAAGAGCTGCTGGGCGAGGAAGACATGGACTTTGCCAAAGGCGCGTACGGCATCTATGTTCCCGACGACCAAATCCTGAATCGGCTGGCGTTCCAGTGGTTCGCGCGCCTGTCGCCGCGCCAAGTGCTGACGTCCAACACCGTGGTCGGCAAATATTTGTTGCTGTCCAACGACCGGTAAGCGCAGCGACCGAACCAAAGCGCACAGATTGTCCCTGCTAAGGAGGGGTGCGGGGAACTACGTTCCCCGGTTTCAATTCTCAATGGCATTGAAGTGCGCCATCCATTTTGCGTTAATGTCCCGCACAATCTCGTCCTGTTGCGCCAGCTTGAATGCCCGGCGCACATCGTCCTCCGCCTGCAATTGCTGCGACCGAGCCATAAGGGAATCCGCTTCGGAGTAATTAAATGTCCGACGATCTATGTCTCGCGACATTTGCAGTTCATTCATGTTTTTGTATTTGCGCACGGCCTCGTAGTCTTCGTGCGTGACGGGGATGACCGATTCAGTGTGCGCTTTCCGAAGGTCTTCGTAGGCCAACGAAGAACCGAACCCGCCGCCGATGCTTATGCCGCTGGAGTGCTCTTCGGGGCGCTCGCGCGCCAGGCCGTATCCACCACTGCAACCCAATGACCGAACCTCGGACCGCACGACGAGCGCCTGCTCTCTTAGCTTGCTCTTGCGACGTTCCAACCGTTGCATGCGTTGAGCCCATGACGCGCCTTCGCCCAAATCGGCATCATCATTCTCGCTTTCATCCTCGGCTGCGCCATCATCCGTGCCTTTCAGCCAGTCGCCGTATCCGCTGTCCTGCTCCTCGTCGTGCAGTTTATTCTCTTCAAACGTTTGATTGAACCAGCGGTTGAACTGGTCGGCATTCATGCGCTTCAACTTGTCGGAATTGGCGTTGCGGCGCGCGTCAATGTCATCCTTTACGGAGTCGTATTTCAGGTCGTCGGCCTTTTGGCGCGACAGACCGGCGCGCACCTGGTACACCTCGTGCAGAATCTTGTACGCCTTGGAGAAAAACAGGAAGTATGCCTTGTCCAGCCCGGACTTGTCGGGATGCGTGCGCATGACCGTCAGCTTGGCCTCGCGCATGTGCGCATCAGTGAACACGGACGGCAGCTTGAACAGGTTCAGAATGTCGCGCAGCTCATAATTGCGGATGTCTAAATCCATGTCGTCGAGAGACATTGCGTTGAAATGATTGTGTGTGTTTGGGGGATGTAATTGCGATATAATACTAATGACAATATTAGTATTATTTTTATTATGTTTATTTGCATTTGATTTTGAAATTGTTATTTCATTGTTATTACATTGTTATTGTTATTATTTGTGCATTTTCTCTCGTGTCCATGGGTTATTGATTGATGTAATGATTCGTTGCTGTGGCTGCCGGACTAACCATGGCCAGCACCCGAAAAAAGAAGGCATCCAGCTCCTTGGTTCCGGCACCCGTCACCGACAGGTCGCTAATCAGCGTCGCATTCCCGTTCTTGTAAAACAGGAAGACCGGAATGCCGTTCACCATTTTCTTCTGCTTCAGAGAGGCGTACAAATCAAACGACTCGTCCACGTCGCACTCAATCAGGTCGACATTGGCGGGCAACCGCAGCGAGGCCTGGCGCGTGTATTCCGCAATCATCTTGCACGGACCGCACCACGTTGCCGTCAGCTTTAAAACGGTGTGGTTCGGCGTCTCGCCCAGATTCTTTAAAAACGTTGCACGGTCGAGATAAATGTGCTTAACGCGGGTAACGTTGTTAGCCATGTATAAGTCTAAGTCTGCTGGTTCTTATATTTAATGTTTATAAAAAACCATTTAAGTGTATTATTGTGCATTGTTTATATTGACCCAATCCAAATATGAACAATTCGACGAATGAATTGGATGAAGAACCCAATCCCATGATTGAAGAAGAAGAAGAAGAAGAAGAAGAAGAAGCACATTACGGTTGCGAACACTATGTGCGCCGATGCAGCTTGGTGGCGCCGTGTTGCGGCAAAGTATACACGTGCCGCCACTGCCACAATGATGCCGAGACACATGAAATGAACCGACACGAAGTCAAAGAAGTGGTGTGCAATATGTGCGACCACCGGCAACCCGTGTCTCAAACGTGCTGCAATGATGACTGTGGCATCGAATTCGCTGCCTACTTTTGCTCCGTGTGCAACTTATTCGATGACCGAATTGAGAGAAATTATTACCATTGCGATAAATGCGGCATATGTCGCGTAAAGGCCGACCACGACTACATGCATTGCGACACATGCGGAACGTGCGTTGCATCACGAGAACATGTGTGCAGGGCCGACCGGTTTCACACCGACTGCCCCGTGTGTCTGGAAAATTTGTTCCATTCCATCAAACCGGCTAACGTGCTTCCGTGCGGGCATCCCATTCATGTGCACTGCATGCTCGAGTGCTTTCAACAGAACCGCACCACGTGTCCGATGTGCCGAAAAACCATGCTGCCACCAGACAATTTGAATCAATACAACGCCGGACTGGATGCCTTAATCGATGCGTATCCCATTCAGGAAGAACTCGCATTCGCAATCAACTGCAACGACTGCGGGTTCGGCGGTGAAGTGAAATTCCACCCGTACGGCATGAAATGCGCTCAGTGCGGGGGATACAACACCGCGCGTTAAAGTAATTTAATTTTGGTAGCATTTTGCCAAATTAACACACTCTCCCAATGATTTGAATGTTCCTGAAGCCGTTTGTTGGCAGGACCTGGAAGCTCCATCATCTCCAAGCACGCATTCCCATTTTTGCATCACAGAATAACAATTGCTGCTGTCTTGATTTGCAGGGGTCTTTCCATCGGGACAGCACCCATATTCAGTTCCGATGCATCCGCCGATATTACGACGTTTGGGTTGGCAATTGCTTTTATCCGCATTTGCAGCAGTAGTTCCATCGGGGCAGCAACCGTATCGAGTAGTGGCACATCCACCTGCAGGCAGTGGCATGACCGAATGGCAATTGCTTCCATATTCATCGGCCTTTGCAGTTATTCCATCATCGCAGCACCCATATTCGGTTCCGACACATCCGCCGATATTACGGCGTTTGGGTTGGCAATTGCTTTTATCCGCATTTGCAGCAGTAGTTCCATCGGGGCAGCAACCGTATCGAGTAGTGGCACATCCACCTGCAGGCAGTGGCATGACCGAATGGCAATTGCTTCCATATTCATCGGCCTTTGCAGTTATTCCATCATCGCAGCAACCGTATCGAGTAGTGGCACATCCGCCTGCAGGACCTGGCTGAGGGATAGGACCAGGGCCGGGACCGGGACCAGGGCATTTAGGGTCTTGCTGGCATTCTTCTATTGTCGCATATATTCCATTCATGTCTGGATGACATGATGGTTCCCTTCCAGCTGCAAGTGGGGTGCATGAATAGTTCATTTTGCTAGGGCTAGGGCCTGGCTGAGGACCCGGGCTAGGACCAGGCCCAGGGCTAGGACCGGGACCAGGGCTAGGACCGGGACCAGGGCTAGGACCAGGACCAGGACCAGGGCTAGGGCTAGGCTGATAATGATGATGGCCATGATGGTGGCGCGGTTGAGGGGCCGGCTGAGGGCCAGGGCCAGGACCATAACAGTTGGAACCATACTCATTACTGGCAGTTACGGCGTCGGGGCAGCATCCGAATTCGGTTCCGGCACATCCGCCCACATCCTGGGGATTGTAAGGACGAGGTCTCGCTTTATGCCGACGGCGGGGGTCGGGCTGCTGCTGCTCTTTTCCCTTGGACGGATTCAAGCCGAACACGTACAGCAAAATTGTGGTGACATACGTCATCATGATGAAGGGAATGAACACAATGAACCAAGAAAGAATGGTTAGCCCACCGATGCAGAGCTGATTCAGCAAAATGGTGAAAATCAACATGACAATGACCTTAAGGAATGCGCTGTTTTGTTGCCCTCTAAATAAATCAATTATGATTTGAATTAGGGAAAACCCAAGATATAGCACCGCCGGCGGACACAATGAATCTATTATCATGATTCCTTGAATCTTTGCAAATCAATATAACATATGCGAATATATTATTTTGAAATTATCGAACCATTCAAATGTCTGTCGTTTATTTTTTTTGAGCTGATTTGGGTTTCTTGGTGAACTTTGCAACCCCCTTTCTAAATGCGCCCACTATTTCACCCACTTCATCATTGACGTATTCATAAATGTCGCCCTCCATTTCATCATTGGTTACATACGTTTTCCCTTTGATTTCCACTTCAAACAATTCAAGTTCCTCCTCTTCCTCTTCCTCTTCCTCTTTCTCTTCGTTGACCGCTTCGGTTGCGCTTTGAGCCACTTCAACCTCCTCTTTGACCTCCTCCTCTTTGACCTCCTCCTCTTCTTGTTCCTCTTTGACCTCCTCATCTTCTTGTTCCTCTTGTTCCTCTTGTTCCTCTTGTTCCTCTTGTTCCTCTTGTTCCTCTTGTTCCTCTTGTTCCTCTTGTTCCTCTTGTTCCTCTTGTTCCTCTTCCTCCTCTTCTTGTTCCTCTTGTTCTTCTTCGTTGACCGCTTCGCTTACTGCCGCTTCCTCTTCCTCTTCTTCCTCTTCCTCTTCTTCCTCTTCCTCTTCTTCCTCTTCCTCTTCCGCTTCCTCTTCCGCTTCCTCTTCCGCTTCCGCTTCCGCTTCCTCTTCCGCTTCCGCTTCCGCTTCGCTTGCCGCTTCGCTTACCACCGTGGCATTAACGTATTCGGTGATTGAATCCAAATTGGACAAACCGTCGACAGCAGCGTCAATGATTTCCAATTGGATTGGGTCATGGGGTGTTGATTGTGTTTCTTTTGTGGCTGAATTGCATTTGCACTGGTTCTCCAACAAAAGCTTCACAAATGGAATTTGAAGCAGGGCGTCGTGTGTTTCTTTATACATTTGATAATCTGCCAAAACATGCGAAATCTTGGGTTCCAATGATTGACGCACTTCATCCATTATTATGGAAATGATGGAATTCATGGGGGGTGTTGCCATTGTTGTTGTTGTGTTGTTGCCGAAGGATGTATTACTGCACTGTCATTTGTTTAATATGGTTTGAAATACATTTTATTGTCCTAAATGTCAATTGTCAAAAAGTAATTAAAAACAATAATAATTATATAATACACAAAATAAACCACAACCTACAACCACAACCCAAACAATGAATCCCAATCAGAATGCTTTTTTGCCACCACATTTGCAGCACTTGAGGCACCTGCAGGGCGATGAATTGAAGGCAGCCATTCAAAAAGAGTTCCGCGAACAGGCGATTGCCTTCATTGTTCGACAAACGGATTACACTGAAGAGGTTGCAGCCGAACGGCTGGACGAATTGAAAGACCCGGTGAAGGTGGTTCAATCGTATCTTGGCATATGTGATGCCATAGAGGTCAAAGAACCCGAACCCAAATACAAATCCAAAAATCAAATCAAATACGGAGAGATTCGCAAATTCATGGATGCAGGGGCAAGGCAGTACAACACCCAAAAAGAATTAAATGAACGGCGCAAGAAATACCAGGAGTACCTGCAACAATTGCAAGAGCAACGGACACAAGCGCAACAAGCTCAAGAGCAAGAACCAGAACCCCAATTATGATTACAACACCCCCGGAAATAACGCGTTGATGGCATGCACAAACAGTCCAATCGTTGTGTTATTGGTACCGCCTCGATTTTTAATGAATTCGTATCCCGCCGCCTGTTTTGCACGATATGCTGCAGGATTATTCATATAATACTCCATTTTATCTTCAATCTCTCGTTTGGAAGAAACGAATTCCACAATTCCATCAGTTTGGTCGCACGCAGCTTGGCTGTTGCTCAGCACGACGCACCCGTATGCCAGCCCCTCATATATGCGCTGGCTTACGTGCTGCTCCTCCGCATTTACTTTGGATTGAAACCCGAGAGCGAACATGGACGACAAATACATGGTTCTCCGGGTGTCGTATTTCAAGAATTTAGTGAGATTTTTGGTTCCAAAATAATACCCAGTGTATTTGGGGGACGACGGCACCATTTCCGGATTGTATTCATATCCCATGTAGCAGTAGTCCCGCACAATCCGTTTGGGATAGGTGCCGATTAATTCAGGGTCATCATTCGCACGCAGTAAAAACGGAACCCGGATAACGCCAGCGTGGCGATTGTATGTAAGTGGCAAGAACGGCTTCAATTTATTTTCATGCGTGTGCACGAAGTACGGCAACGGGCTGACGTCTTGCTCATTCCAATACCATCCAATGTAGACCGCGCGAGGGGCCTGCTACGCCAATAAGTGCGCCGGATTGGGAATGTGAAAGTTGTCCCCCAAAAACACGATGCAGTTATCATTCAATTCCGAAATGCTGCGCGCAACTCGAACCCGGTATCCCATCCGTGCAAATGCGAAGCACGCTTCAATGCACGCATACATAAACACCAAGTGCATGCCAATCTCGGGGCAATTCAACAGCATAACATCGCGCATATCCAAACACACAAATAAGCAAATAAGCAAATAAGTCCAATATATTAATGCATTAAATTTATCAATGCATTAATTACGAATTGTGAAACACAAACACACACACACATGGGGGCTCTAAACACTCCACGATGCGTAATCGGTGCTATAATTCCGGCCCGCAAATGAGACCGCCGGGTCTTGTGGCGGAGGCTTTTCAATGACCACGGGTTGGTAGCACAGCTCGGGCGGTTTCAATATGAATGCGCCCTTATTTTCGTCAAACGCCTGCGTGTAGATTTCCAAGTTGACATCCTTTAACTGCGGCATCATGCCAACAAACTGGCAGCCGAATGCCTTCGCAACGTTGAAATTGATGTTTTCTTTGAACGGATGGTCGGGAAACACGATGCTCATGAACTTCTTGTTGTGTTCGATTAGTGTGTCCATGTCCGGCGTGTTTTTCACCCCCATTTCGTACTGCAGCTGGTGCAAAAACGGGGAATTCGTGCCAATGTTTATGATTTGGTGCAGCGATTTGTTGTCGGTGCACAGCGGATTGGACAGGTCAGCCATGATGACGACCTTGCCCATTAAATCGGACATCGGCTGCTGGCCTAAATTGTTTCCTCCGTACTCGTAATTGTAATCCACGCCCAACAGTTTGTTTAGTCCGCCGTGCCCCTGTCCAAAATTGTTCTGAATTGCGTTGACGATGCATTCGGTGCAGCTGGCGCCCTCTATGATGCCTTCATTGCTGCTTTTAAGTCGCAAATTGATGAACAGCGGGTCATTCTTGTTGGGCGGCGTGGTGAAGGCATACGTTTTTATGCAGTCGCACACGTCTTGGAACGGCAATGAATTGTACGTTTCCTTGTAATAATTGCTGTTGTTGGTGGATGCAGCCACCACTGGAACCCCGCCCTCGCTGTAAATTTCAAAATCCAGGCATCGGTATCCCTGGTTAATTGCGTATTTAAGTGCACTTATATCGACCCGGCTGTTTTTCCACTCGCCTAAACAACAGCAATTCAGCGCGGTTTTAACATAAAAGTTGCGCAAAGGCTGCTTCGTGATGTCCCCTATGTCCACGGCCGTTCCATTGATGTTCTTAATGCTTTTGCCATTTACGAATGGGTTCATTAGCCGATTTGCGACACCTGGGTTCACGGTGCCCCCCTCAAATGTGTTCACCAAAAACCATATGAAAATGCATATCACCAACACAAATGTGAACCACAAAAAGGCCAACAATGGGTCATCTTGTATGAGCGCCTTTACACCGGCCAAGGCTGCCATTGCCTTTTTGGCGGCGTTGGATGCGGCATTGGACACTTGTTCAGTGGCTGCTCCACCCACGGACTCCGATGGGTTCGGCGAGTCTGATTGCGGCGAGTCTGATTGCGGCGAGTCTGATTGCGGCGAGTCTGATTGCGACGAGTCTGACATTAATTCAAATGCACTGATTTAAATATAAATATAAAGAATGAATTACTATAAATAACTGATATTACATTATCACAATAAAATAATAACATCAATATACAATAATATAAAATGACGGGCGGACTATTGAACATTGTGTCATACGGCAATCAAAACATCATTCTAAATTCCAACCCGAAAAAGTCGTTTTTCAAAACCACATATGCCAAATACACCAATTTCGGCATGCAAAAGTTTAGAATTGATTTCAACGGGTTGCGCAATCTGCGCATGAGCGAGGAATCGCGGTTCACGTTCACCGTCCCCCGCTACGCCGAGCTGCTCATGGACACCTACCTCGTGGTGACGCTGCCCACCATTTGGAGCCCGATTTATCCGCCCCTGTCGTGCGGCGACGCCTGGAGACCCTACGAGTTCCGCTGGATTGAAAACCTCGGCACCCAAATGATAAAGGAGGTGGTGTTCTCCGTGGGCGGCCAAGTTCTGCAGCGCATGACGGGCAAGTATCTGCTGGCGCAGGTGCAGCGCGACCTGAACGGCACCAAGCGCTTCCTCTACGACACCATGACCGGCAGCACTGCCGAATTCAATGACCCCGCCAACTTTTCTGGGCGCAAGAGCACGTACCCCAACGTGTATTACAACACGAGCCAGCAGGGTCCGGAGCCCTCCATTCGCGGTCGCAAGATTTATATCCCGCTGAATGCGTGGTTCTGCAACAACAGCCGCACCGCATTCCCGCTGGTGGCGCTGCAATACAACGAGCTGCAGATTGACGTGGTCATGCGCCCCGTGCGCGAACTGTTTGTCACGCGCGACATCAACTACATTCCTCCGGGCCTTACCATTAGCACCGACACGCCGATAACGCCCGCCGAGGTCGCCCAAGCGCCCTTCATTCAGCCCAACTTCAACGAGCCGGAGTATCAATTTTACCGGTTCTTGCAGCCGCCTCCCGCCATCGACATTACTACGTCCGATGTGTATCTCGACAAGCGCACGGACTGGAACGCCGACGTGCACCTGCTGTCCACGTATTGCTTTCTGTCGGCCGAGGAGTCGCGCGTGTTTGCGTCCCAGGAACAGAAGTACCTGCTTAAGGAGGCGTATGAGTGGGATTTCAAGAACATCACGGGCAGCCACCGCGTGGAACTGCAGAACACGATGGGCATGGTGGCGACGTGGATGTTCCTGTTTCAACGCAGCGACATCAACCTGCGCAACCAGTGGAGCAATTACACGAACTGGCCTTACAATAATGTCATTCCGGATGACGTGACGCCGGCGCCCGACCAAGGATACGCGTTCCCGATCAACTGCCCCATCATCACGAACACGGTGCTTGATTTGGATTATTATAAAAATTTTATCACCACCCCCGATCATGCAACGATTGTTGTGTCTGCGTATGAGGTGGTCCGTTTTCAAATCGGGCAAACCATAACTGTCACATATGATGCAAGTAATGTCATAACTGGAACCATCACAAGTATAATTGGAACCAGCATCACATTCCTAGTGTCAGGCCTTAGCACTAATGCGGTTCCAGCGACCATTTACACTAACACTACATCCCCTCCCGCGACCAACCTTTGGGGGGCTTTAATGTCCAACACATTTTTATTAAACACGCCGGCATTTCCTCAATCACCTTACAGCAGCAGCAATAACTACATTGTAAAAACTGCAACCTGTGGATTTCAAATGAATGCCGGTTCTTCATCGGTTTCATTCAAGTTTAATAATAACACTGCTGGAATAACTTACACTTCTCCTGATGTTTTTTTACTAACACCAACCGCACCAACAGCTCCGGTTACGTTCACGTATTCATTTCAGAATTGTTTCATTGTGAAAAATGCTTCATTCAATTTGTCATATAATTCAACCACGCCGGTCAACTGGGTCGTGGCCAACTATACACCACCCGGATCATCCGTAAAATATTATGGAACTTTGACAGGGTATCCAGTATCATATACATCGGGCATAGTCACCATTAACAGCGTGGTTTTACCAAACATGATCGGGCCCGGCGTGGAGCCCAACGGCACGCCATCCGGGCTTTTTGTGACGCAGGACTACAACGTGGAGAACCAGCGCGAGATTCTGCAGCAGCTCGGCATTCTGCTGAACGGCGCGTACCGCGAAAACATGCTGGAATCGGGCGTGTACAACTACGTCGAAAAATACATCCGCACCGCGGGTTCCGCACCGTTCGGGCTCTACGTGTACAACTTCGGACTGAATGCAAGCAACGCCGAGTATCAGCCCAGCGGCGCCATCAACCTGAGCAAGTTCTCCACCATTGAGCTGGAATTCAGCACTTATGTGCCGCCGCTGGACCCGAGCGCCAACTTTTACACGATTTGCGACCCGGAAACGGGCATCCCCATCGGAGTCAACAAGCCGCAGTGGCGCATTTACGATTACAACTACGACCTGACGGTGCTGGAGGAGAGGTACAATGTTCTGACGTTCATCGGCGGCAACTGCGCGCTCATGTATGCACGATAAATGGACCCCCGCCGTGGAACATGGACCCCCGCCATGGAACATGGACCATGCAACATAGAACACATAACACATGGATTTAGCAAGTCGCCCCAAATTCGGAAAACGGGGGTTTATGATAATATTATAATAATTTAGTATTATAATACTATTCGCGACACACGACGACGATATAATGAATCTTAAAAACATCAAACATGCCAAAGGAACCGGCGCAAAGACCGACGTTTCTGAGCAATGGACCATCAAACCATTCCAGCATTATTTCATAACAATTCTCAAAATATTCGTGGCATTCATCATATTGTGTTGGACCACCACCTGCAATTTTTTGAATGCATTGAACATTGTCCCCAGCACGGACTATCCGACAAACATTTCAAAGGACGAACCGAACAACAAATACTGCTACGGGGGCAAATGCATGGTCGCCAATCAGAATGCAAATGACGCGGCCGCGCTGAGTCAGAAGACGGTTGGATGGATGATAAAGTGGTGGTGGCAGGCCACTCAGCTGGCGGGATACAAAGCAGGAGGCTGGGTGTTGAACTGGTACTTCACAAAAACAGGGGGGTATGCGAAACCCATGGCAAAAGATGACAGCGACTCCCTGATGTCCTTCATTAAGTGGTTGATGTTCGGAGTGTTCACGCAATTTTCGCTGTTGCTCATGTTCTTCGTTTCATTTCTGATATCTATTCCGGGGTACGTTCAAGGGTTGTTCTCGTTCTCAACCTACACCAGCTTGATACCCAACGCCGTGTTTAGATGGATTTGGAGTTTCTGGTTGTTTTTGTTGTATTTATTGATCACGTTCTGGTTGGGCTGGGTTTCGTTTTTCCCCGTCGTGTATGAATGCATTCATTTGTTGTATCTGTTTTTCATTAAACCGATAAATGACAATGCGGACGACTTCAAGAATGAATTCATGAATCGAATGAAGTATCTTATCACGGGATTTGTCATCATGGCAGTCATCGTTGCATTTGTTCAATTGCCGTCCGCAGCGGCCTGGGCCATCATGGGAACCGTGATTTTAGTGTCGTTGTTTCTGAAAAAAAAAAGCAGTGCCGCCGCGAATGCCGCGAATGCTGACGCGGAGTAATGCAATAATGCAATAAATCATAATAAAACCATGTCATGTCATATATGCATCATTCAACCAATGCAAAAACCAGACACCACCACCACCACCACCACCACCACCACCACCACCACTTCGTTCATTCATCCGATGGTGAGCGTGTGCACGCCCACCTTCAACCGTCGCCCGTTCATCCCCGCCATGCTGGAGTGTTTCAACCATCAAACCTACCCCCGCGACCGCATGGAGTGGGTCATCATTGATGACGGAACCGACCCCATTGAAGACCTCGTGTCTCATCATCCTTGCGTTCGCTACTTCAAACACGCCGATAAACTGTCTCTTGGAAAAAAACGCAACATGATGCATGAAAAGGCGCAGGGCGAAATCATCGTCTACATGGACGACGACGACTACTATCCGCCGGAGCGCGTGTCGCACGCGGTGGAAACCCTATTGCACCACCGGAAAAATCGAACCGGGGTAAAGCTCGTGGGCAGCAGCGAAATGTGCATTTACTTCAAGGGTTCCAGCCACCAAGGCCAAATCCAAAGCCAAATCCAAAGCCAAATCCAAAGCCAAATCCAAAGCCAAAACCAAGGCGAAGGCCAAATGGTGCAGTTTGGCCCATACGGACCGAACCACGCCACCGCCGCCACATTCGCGTTCTGGAAGACCCTGTTAAAAGCCATGAATCTGGCGTACGAAGAGGATGCGTGCCTGGCCGAAGAGCGCGCATTTTTACGCGGGTACACCGTTCCAATGGCGCAACTGGACCCCATGAAAGTCATTCTCGTGTTTTCGCACGAGCACAACACGTTTGACAAGCGCATGCTGCTTAAAAACATGGGACGCGACGCCAGCATGCGGGTCAGCCCCAAAACTGTGTCGGATTTCATAAAGGAGCCCGCGCTGCTGCGCTTTTACACGCAGGAAGTGGATGCTGCGCTGAAATCATATGAACCAGGACACCCCTCCATGAAACCCGACGTGCTGCAACAAATCAATGCAAAAATGCAGAAACAGCAACAGATGCAACAGCAGCAGCAGCAGCAACACAATCTGCAACAACAACAGCACCAGGACGCCATCATGAAAACGGTGATCACGTTCAAGGCGCCGAATGCAGAAACCCGCGAAATAACCGTGCAAGAATTGATACAAACGGTGCAAGCGCAGGCCGAGAAGCTGGAGAAAATGCGAGAGATGTGCAACAAAAAAATGCGCGAGAATTCGGAACTGCTTGCCACCATCCAGGACCGCGACGAAGTCATCGCTGCGCATCTGGAAACCATTGAGCGCCAGGCCGCGCTGCTGGACCAATGCACCCCTGAATAAGTGGCGTTAATCCGCGTCTCCTCCATCTTCTTCGCCTCCATCCTCGTGCAAAACTTCGCTGGGATACGTGCATTTGTCCAAATAGCGCTGCATGCGCTGAATGTCCAGCTTGGTGATTTCAAACTCTTCTATGATTTGGTCAATCCGCGCATCGGCCTTATTCGCTGCATCATCCTTGTGGCTGTTTTCATTTTTAAACAAATTCAAGAAAAATGCAAACAAATCTTTTTTATCCATCCCGAATTTCTGACACATCATTTGAATGAACAGCGAGTTGTTGTATTCGGTGCTGTATTTGGTCAGCACCTTGGTGAATCGCACCTCGGACGGGTTAAATTTGGGGCGCGTGTCAAACCGTTCGTGATACAATTTATTGTTGTAGAAGGTTTTAATGAGAGAGCTCATTTCGTTGAACTGCCAAATCTGTTTTTGAAACGTGATGCGGTCAATGTAGTCGGCCAGGCAGATGTTGTCCAGCGCTTCCTTGTAGAATTTGAAGGCCTCCATGGGCGCCTGTTTTGCCAGCACGTCCACCACGTTTTCGTGCCACAGCAGGCCCACAATTGTGCGGTCGGTTTCATTCATGAGCGCCAAATGCTCCGTCAATTTGCACGGCGCGTTCATCAGTTTTTTGACAATGGTCTTGCTGTCCTCGTTGTTGGTTTTCGGCTGAAAAATGGTTTGAATCAGCGAATTGTTGTAGCTGTCGGAAGCGGTGCCATTGTTGGCATTGTTGAATATGCTGCCAATGGTTGCAATTTTTCGAAGGTCACCCTGTATGAAGCGCGCAACATTCTTGTGCAGCGTGGGGTCGCACGAGCGCAGCGTGGACTTCAGTATGACGCCGACCTGTTCCAGCGTGGGTGTTTTGAGCTCAAACGACACGCACACCTTCATCAGTTCGCGGATTTTCTTGTCGACGTGGTAGTTGCCAATGCAGATGATTGGGTTCATGGTCACGTCCTCCAGCCGCTGCTTCTTCGTCTTTTTGGGGCGCATGAGTTTAATCAACGCGTTGATGCCGCCCTTGTCGCCGTTGTTCATGCCGTCTATCTCGTCCATGACAATGGCAATGCGCTTCGGCTTGCGCTGGAACATGGAAAGCACGCTGTGCTCGCTCATGTTGTGATTGGTTATGAGGTCAATGATGGACTTGTTGCGTATGTCGCCCGCATCGTATTTCACCATGTCGTAATTCAGGACCTTGAGCAGCTGCACTATGAATTCCGTTTTGCCGACGCCGGGATTCCCGTACACGTAAATGCCGCGACGAATTGTTAAATCGCCCTTTTTAGCCTGGAATGCATCCAGCGATGCGGCAATGCTGGCTGCAATGGAGTCGCGGTCCAGCACCTCGTTGTAATTTATGGCGACGGGCTTATTAACAACGGGCCTAACCAATTCATTTGTTTGTTCCATTGTTGATACAACAACAGTTGATTTGGGTTTTACGGGTTTTGATTGAATCATATTAATTAAGCACACGCACAATAACGCACCAATAAATTACATGATAAAGAGTCTTTGTGTTTAATATTGAATTGCATGGAATCAATTAATAGCAATCCAAATAAAATAAAAACATATTGTATATTTGTTTTTATTTGAGTTTTTTGAGTTTTTGAAATGGACCCCAATCAAGGTTCCAGTTCCGGTGGGCTGAATTTTCAGCGCATTGTCATCATCATTGCCATCATCATGCTGATTGCGGCAATGGTGTTCATCGGGTATGCTCTCTACAAACAGTCCAGCGACATCGCATGGCCCCCTGAAACACCGCAATGTCCGGATTATTGGACATATGACGCCACAAAAAAGGTGTGCACAAACCCGAACAAGATATCAAACTGTGAATACAACGGCATACCTGCAGGCACTCAAGGAATGCCAACATGCCCGCCGCAATGATGAGAATTGAATTGGCGGGGGTTTCAATATAAATAAAATAATTATATGTATATAATTCAATAACTTACATACATAACACGTTCACAAGGAAATGCAGCACCAACAAATCAGCGGTTCCACATACTCATCCAAACCCTCCACAAATGCACAACAACATGTACAACCCGCGCCGAATGCGCGCAAACACATTCGGTCCAATGGTCGCATTGACATTTTAGGCCCAACGGTTGAGCAGCAGTTCGCCATGTACGACAAAATCCCGAATTCTAGCACATGCTCCTCGTTTCGTGATGCCATGATCGGCAACTGGGAAAACACGCCACTCAGCGACGCTTTTTTTAGCACGGGCAACATGCAAATCGTGCAGAACGGCCTGCGCAACGGCGTGCACGCCATGTCCAAGGGCGCATACTTAATCGCCCCCCAGGACTGCGACAACCTGAAAATGATCATGCGCAGCGTGTTTCTGCAGAGCGCCATGAATTTAGCAACCGACATCCCTGGGCAAATCGCCGCGCTCAACAAGATTGTGGTGGACATGTATGTTCCTAAGCTGTACAACGAAGCGCGCGCCTACATTCAATACAAGCGCGATGCCAGCACCATGTACACGCCAATTGACCGTCCCATCTATTCAGCCGAAAATGACAAGACGCTGGAACTTCAGCCGTGGTTCTAAATCGGGGAACTACGTTCCCCGAACCCCTCCTTATCGGGAACTACGTGACAAGCCCGAACCCCTCCTCCGAACCTTTCCCTTAACGCATGTGGTTCTAATTTAGCATCATTGGACCACATTGAAAAAATAATACATGAGACATCCTATGCTAAAGTCGGCGACGAAAATGCTTATCAAATGATACAGACGCCCATAATGCTCATGCATGCCCTCTTTCTCGGGATTCCTCGAGGTCCATTCGAGTTTCAATTCTTCAATGATTTCATACAGCGTGAATGCAGCCACCACAATTAACGCATCCTTCAATGCAATCAGCATCAAATGATGCAATGGTTTCATTTCTTGTTCCTTATTTTTATTTAATATATGTGCCGAAAAAATAAAAATAAAAATTGAATTACTTTGCATGGTGCATTCCATCTTTGCATCATCCATCTGTCATCAATCATGCCATCGGAACGTGAAACCCTGTTCAAGAAATCCGCGCTTCGCAACGACGAGTTCGAGAGATATTTGAGTTCATCCGAACCTGCATCACTGGGCCACAACATGAATAAGAGCAGCATTGTCATTGACAGCACGCGCGGCTACGTCATTCCGCTGCCCCTCTCCTATTTTGTCGCGGATAAAGCCAATGCCCTAGGATGCCGTCGGAACAAAGGCAAGGCCGATGCCATGCCGTTCGAAAGTTTCCGATTCATCAGCGTGCAACACCGCGGAGGCAATGCACACTCGCTCGTCCTCATCAAGAGCCGCGCAATTCGGTCCAATCCGCACCACATTGCGATATTTGAGTCCAACGGGCGAAACAAGTTCTGCGGCATTCGCATTCTGGACGACCACAGCACCTCTCTGAAAAACGTGACCAAAGCGTACACCACCATCTCCCCCGAATACAACATCAATTATGGGTCGGACAAATGCAATCCTGGGTATTGCGGTATTTACAGCATCATCTGCGTGGTCGCATTTCGGCATTACCGCAGCAAGACCGGCACCCTCTGGCTGACCAAATGGATGAAACTTATGGCGCACATGAGCCAATGCATCGACCGCAACTCGGGCTGCCTCGGCGTGGAACTCGCCGCTCGTGTCCAGGAAATCATAGCCACTTCGGCGCCGGGTTGCGCTGAGCGCGAAATCGCGGACGAGATTCGGGCGTGCCTCGCCGTGAAACATGACAGCATTCTTTCATTTGTTCTTTGAATCATTCTTTGAACATGCATTTCGAGAGAAATTCAATAAATAAATCAACACATAAACCATTAATCACAATAACTCCGCTCAATCATAACCCACAATAAAAAACATTTTTTATATTTTTTATTACATTTTCTCTCAAATTCAAAACAACCAAAACCAAATCAAACACAACCAACACAACCAAACTCAATGCAGCCGCTTATGCCTTTTTGGCTTTGACAATCTTCTTTGCGCCAGCCTTTGCTGGAGCAGTTGATGCAGCAGCAGTAATTTCGCTCACGCGCTTCTCTTCCTGTCTGACGTATTCGGCACGCAACTCTGCCAAATCGGCCAGCCAAAGCTGCTCAATGCTGGTGCCTTCTAACATGGAATGCTGTGCCTCCTTCTGCCCCTTTTCTTTCAACAGCCGTTGCACGTTCTCCTCGCTCACGCTGTCCATCGGCAGCTTCAGCAAATACTTGTAATGCTCGTCGTTTTCTATGCTGTCGTAGCCCTTGGACTGCATCATGGCCACCAGCTCTTCACCGCGCTTTCGCCTCAAGTCAATGCTGCCGTCCAGTAATTCCTGGATGTAGCGCGCTTTATTGCTCAGGATGCGAAGTTCCGCTGCCATGGCCGCCAGCTGGTGCGCCTTGCGCTTCTCATACAGGGACAATCGCGTTCCATAATACTCGCGCACAATGTCGTGCACGTTGCTGAACTTCTTCAACTGGTCCTTGCTGTCAAACAGGTGCATGTTGCTCGTGGATTCCGTGGTGTACAGCTTCAGCAGCTTTTCAACCGCGGTGCAGCACCCGTGGTCCACAACCGCAGCAAGTGCGCCAAAGTCCGCCGTGGCCGGAAACATGATGGTGAAATCCACCACCGTGTCCGTGCTCATGTCAACGTAGTCTTTAATCGAGTTGGCCTCAATCAGCGATTCCAAGTGCTTCTTGAAATCCTCCGTCCAGTGGCCAACCGGGAGTTCGGTCACGCGCACCTGCTTCTTGTCAGCGTCCACGCTGTGCAGCCCTTTAACCAGGAATTTGCTTGCCGTGGTCGTCGAAGGAATCGCAGTAATGCTGCCTTTGAACCCGCGGTAATACGGCTCGATTGCACCCCACTCCGCCTCGGGCTTTTTTAGAAGCATGGCCCGGATGTAGTCAATCACCTGCAGAGGGTTGTGGCACATGATGTCCGTGCTGAACCCGGTGCCGATGCCTTTCGTGCCGTTGATGAGCACCATCGGCACAACTGGCGCGTAAAATGTGGGCTCCACCAGCTGGCCGTCGTCGTCCAGATACTCCAAGACGGCATCGTCTTCCGCGCGGTAAATCAGTCGGGTGATTGCATTGAGCTGCGTGAAGATGTATCTTTCACTAGCAGAATCTTTTCCTCCGCACAACCGAGTCCCATACTGACCGTTGGGCTCGAACAGGTTGATGTTGTTGCTGCCGACGAAGTTCTGCGCCATGCCGATGATGGCCGCATTCAGGCTCGCCTCGCCGTGGTGGTAGCCCGAGTGTTCCGACACGTAGCCGCTGAACTGTGCCACCTTGATTTCGGTCTTGAGTCCGCCCTTCTTGAACGCAGCAAACAGGATTTTGCGCAGCGAGATTTTCAGGCCGTCCATGGCATTTGCAATGGAGCGCTGGTTGTCGTACACCGAGAAGTGCTTCATCTCGCGCGTCATGAAATCCTCATATGACACGTGCGCGTGGCTGGTGTCCAGATGGTCAGCGCGATTGTAGGTGGAAAGCCACTCCTTGCGGTCATCGGCGCGTTTCTTGTTGAACACGAGGTCAATTGCATTGTCGCTCTGTTCGCCCGTGTACGCAAAATCCACGATTTTCTTGTGTTCGAAATATTCCTTGAACTCGCGTCCCGTGCTGGTTCCCAAACCCTTGTAGTATTTGATGTTCCATGTGCTGACATCTATTGCACCAGCTCCGCCACTTTTCCACGCCTCAAACTCGCCCTCGTTGTAGAACACGCGCTCTTGTTGTCCCTTGCGCGCCTTCAAAATCGGCGTGTTCATGAATCCGATGAATCCCGGGATGTGCGTTAATGTGGGCCACTCGCTCTGAAACAGGTTGATGCCGAGGCCCTTGATGTGCGACCCGTCCAAATCCTGGTCCGTCATGAACAGCACCTTGCCGTATCGCAGCCGCTTGGCCACGTCTTCCGCCGTGTATTCGCGCCCATTCTCCAGACCCAGGATGCGTTTGATTTCCGCAATTTCCGTATTTTCTGCAATGCGCTTGACCGCCTCGCCGCGCACGTTCATGAACTTGCCCTTGACCGGATACACGCCAATGGTGTTGCGGTCCTCCTTGCTCAGGCCGGACACAATGCCCGCCTTGGCCGAATCTCCTTCGCAAAAGATGATGGTGCACTGCCCCGACTTCTCCGTCCCCGCAAAATTGGCATCAATCAGTTTGGGAATGCCGCGAATGGTGCGCGTCTTTGCGCCGTCCGTCTTCTTCGCCGCCTTCGCTTCCTTCACTTCCGTCAAAGCGCAGGCCGCCTCCATGACACCCATCTTCGCCACCTTCTCCACGAACTCGTCGCTCACGGTGCAGGCCGACCCGAAATTCGCGCTCGTTGTCGTCAGCTCGTCCTTCGTCTGGCTGGAAAAGGCGGGATTCTCCACATCGCAGCGCAAGAACAGGGTCAGCTGCTCCTTGATTGTCGCTGGCTTCACGTCCACCTTCTTCTTGGTCTTGATATACGCCGCCAACTTGCGCAGGAGCTGACCCATCACGTATTCCACGTGCTTTCCGCCCTTGGACGTGCAAATGCCGTTCACAAACGACACGTGCGAGAACTCGTCGGTGTTGGTCAGGCACACGGCGTATTCCCAGCGTTCTGAGGGCGCCTCATACACGCGCTTGACCTCGGGGCGAATGTAGAGGCCGATGTACTGCTTGAAATCCTTGACGGGCACGACGCTGCCATTGTGCTTTACGCGAATGCTGCGGTCCGTGACGGCGGCAATGTCATACACGCGCTTCGTGAATAGCGCCGTCATGTCAGGGGTCAGCCCTGCAATGCCCAGGCGCGCGTAATCGGGGCGGAACGAGATGCGCGTGTAAGGTTTTTTTGTGGTGCATTTTGCGATTTTTGGCGGGCAAATCTCGGTTAGATTCGCCTTGAATTCTTGAGTGTATTTGAGACCGCGCACATGGTCCACGGTTTCCACGGAGCCCCAGGTGGACCACACGAGGACGAGCTTGAATCCAAACCCGTTTTTCCCGCCGACGATTTTCTCCTTCTTGTCCTCGGCGTAATTGGTGGAGGTGCGCAAGTGCCCGAAAATCATCTCGGGAATCCACATCTTGTGCTCGGGGTGCTGCGCAATGTCAATGCCGTTGCCGTCGTTGGTCATAGTGATTGTTCCGGTCGCGGCGTCCACCTCCACTTCAATGGACGTCACGGGGAGCGCATTGGGCTTGCCGTCTTTGATTGCCTGCGCCTGACGGATGACGTGGTCGCGCATATTGACGAGACCCTCGTCCACCAACTTGTAGAGCGCGGGGATGTGCGTGAACGTTGACAGAGCGATGTTTACGCCTTCTGCTGCGCTTCCAGTCGCTGCGCCTAAGGCAGTGTATTCGGTGCATTCGGTCATCTGGATGGAGCCGATGTAAGTGTCGGGCTTCTTGAGAATGTGCTCCAAGTCCGTCATTTTCTGATACTTGCTGGATAAAGATGAGTCGGTTGCTGTGGCCATTGTGTCTGATTGTTATCTGATTGTCTGATTGTCTTTATGAAATAAAGGGATGCATAACATTCATTTATTCGCTTTAAATTGCTTCAATTTTTTATTTTATTGTCTTTATTGACATTTGATTTTGACATGTGTTCAATGCCTCCTGCTCTTCCTGTGGCTCTTCTTGTGGCTCTTCTTGTGGCTCTTCTTGTGGCTCTTCTTGTGGCTCTTCTTGTGGCTCTTCTTGTGGCTCTTCTTGTGTTTATGGCTCCTCTTCTTACCTCCTTTTTTTACGCTTGGCAAAAACTTTTTCATGAGGTCGTCGAATTCCGCTTGGTCGTCCATGTCAAATGCAACATCACGTTGAATGACAATTGGAGATTGCCTTCGTTTTAAAGCCTTTCTACTAAATTTGTGTCCCGACTGTGGTCTGAATCCTTTGCTCTTCACCTGTCCCATGACCTCTTGCGCGAACAATCGTTTGGCTGCTTCATTTGCGATTGGTCCCTGTATGGGCACTGGAACTCCTTCACCTAGAACCCCCCAGACCACCTTATCCTTACTACCAGGGGGCATATAAGATTTGAATTTAAATTCAGAGCCAGTCAACGCTGAACCCTGGCTTCGTGGACTTACCCCGTATTGTGCGGTCAATCCCTTTGCGCTTGCGCTTGTGCGTTTTTTCTGATCCATTTTGTAGTTATTTTATGTTATATCATATAAATACAAAAAAAAAAATAAATGTCAGGATACAATTATTATTCCCTATTTAAATGTCGGTGCTACCAGCCGATTAACAAGAAGTTGGTGGAAACGGGCAGCGGCGGCGAAGTTGTGCCCGTCGTGGTCAACTTCAAAGTGTTTAGCATAATCATTAAAACCGCCACGGCCCAGCGCAACGATTGTTTTACGCAGGCCAATCGCCCGACCAATGTTTATAAAAGTTGGACGGGTGCACCAGCGGGATACGGCCAGTCAATACGGAATCAATTCAATTGATTTGCGATTGGCTAAAGCATGTATTAAAGTAATTCAAAATCAAATCAAAATCAATTATATCCATTGCATTTTCTTTTTTTTTCTTTTATTACACTATAATACAATCAATCAAAACAATGGGAAGAAACCACACGCGTTCGGCCGACGGGTTTTATCACATCCACGGCAAGAAGTACGAGATGCTGCGCGGTTCTCGCGCCCAGGTGTTTCACGGCACCGCTCACAAGACCGACGGCACTCCCGGTCTCACTAAAGAGAATCTGCTCATGAACAAGCACGGCCGCATTGTCAGCGCCAAGAAGCACGCCACCGCTAAAAGGGAGAAGCGTTTAGCGAAACACGGTTGGACTGCCAAGAAGGGCAAGTTCGGCGCCGTTCGCATCTCCGACCTTAATAAGAGTCGCAAACACAGGAAGCATTGAACCACTAAACCACTAAACAAAACAAACACTAAAACACTAACTGAAAACAAATGTGTAAATAAATGAATTGAATGCATTATCAATTCATTTTTATCATTTTTAAGTGCTTAATGCATCACATCCATAACATCTATGTATTTGCGTGTTTGTTTATTTTTGTGCAGATTTGTGCACCGACGACGATGCCGCCTAGTTTTCTGATTCTTCGACAATGCATTGCGATTGCAGTTTCGGGTTTTGGGATGACGACGAACCATTCGGGGGCTTCGTTTTCTGGTTTTACCTCCGCCACCGCCGCCGCCCAATTTCGTAATATTCGGTTCATAATCCAATAGGATGCGCCCAATTTCTTCCTTAACTGCATCATCATAATCATCATACTTGGCATTCGCATTCTCCTTCAAATCACGAATGAGACCGCTTATTATGGGGTTCTTCATGGCATCCTTCATTTCATTCTTTAAAATCACCTCTGTCACAAAGGTTGGAAACAATCGCCTTTTTGTTTCAGCGTCATACACTCCATCTTGGGTTTTTTTGGAAGTTTTATTTCTTACGCCAACGTAATATGCAGTGGGGGTCGCCCCTCGTCGGATTTGTTCTTTGATTGGTTGCACCAGCGAATTGAACATGGGTTTGAACCGCAAAATGAGAGGTTTGCTGACTTTCACGCGCTTCAATGCGTCGTGCAGACGAAGCATCAGCGGCGAAATCTCGGGCATTGACTTGAACCCAATTTTCCGATTTCCATCCGGATCCACGGGATTCAAGATTTGTTCCAATTTGGAACGGAAGAACGTTTCGGATTCAGGCGGGAACTTTATTTGTGAAAACACACCATTCAACCACATGGTGTACGCACCCACATCTTGCCCCTCTCTATAAATCGAAAACAGTTGTGTCATGTGTTGGCTCATGTCAAACTGGTATGTCATTTGTGTGTTTTCCTTAAAAACCCGAATCATGTTTGCACCAGTGGGTGCTGCTTGAAATTTTGTAGGAACGACATTGCCGAATGGGTCAGGCAGTTCCACTATTTTGCGCCCGATGTTGCGCAGCAGCATCAAAAACGCGGTCCGGTCTTTGTCCACTTGTTCGGCAGTTGCAGCATTGGTCGCTGCAATGTTGCCCTGTTCCAAATAATAGTTCCTGTTTAACTCATCCATTTTGTCTCGCAGCTGGCCAACCAGTTGAATGAACTCCGCATTGGTCTGGGCAAATGCGGGGTCTGCCTGCAGCAGCTGTAGCAAATAGATGTCCATGAACGCGCGCAACCGGGCGAAATCCTTTGGGTTTTTGCGGGCCATGAAAATGCGGATAAACAGCGACTTGCCTTCATCGCAAAAAATGCAAATCACGTCCAGCATCGTGGTTTTCAGCGACACCATGTTGTCGGTGGTGTATTGTCGCAGTATCATGGCTTCTAAATCTGCGGGGGGCTGCACGTCGTCTTTTGCTGGGTAAAGAGACCCCACATACAAATCAACGAACTCCTCAATGTCTTTTTTGACCAAATCGACCGGTTGCAGGTAGTAGCCGTCCACCTTGCATGCATCGCCAATGGGTCCGCACAACGGATGCTCAATCTGAGAGAAATATTTGGTTTCTTGGGTCACCAGCTGCACCTTCGGGTTCTTTGCCAATCGTTTGCTGATGAGTTGCGTGTTTGCGTCCTCGTTGCGATTTCCGTACATGAACAGTCCAATGCGGTCATCAGATGACAGATTGAATTCAATCCTTTTCCCTTGCGCCGCGATTGCCTCCTTTATGCCGTAGCGCTTTGCACGTTCATAAAAATTGTCATATAGAATCATCATGTAGAGAGAAAACAGCAGTAAAAATTGACGAGACACATTGCCAAACACAAAACAGTCAATGTCGTTCATCATTATTTTTCCGCATCTCTCTTTCACTTGTGCCAAATCCACGCCCGATGCAGCTACAATCTCCGGACTGAACGCATTCCCCAAAAAGTCTCGAATGTAATAAGAGACCGCAGCACCTCCCCCTGCCACAATGTGCACGCCCGATGAACGCATTGCTTCATTTACCGCCGTGAGAGCAGCAACAATCATGTCGGTCCTCGTCAGCGGACTTCCGTCGTCGAGCATGATCGCGCCGCCAGCTTCATCTTGTTTGGTTTTGTAAGCAACATCATCAAAGTAGTTGCCGTATTGACCGCTGGGAAATATGTCAGAAAACTGTTTTCCATCGGAGGTTAGCACGGTCGGATTCTGCATGACCGCAATGAGCACGGATTTGGTGAGTGCGGATTGGATGAGTTGAGTTTTAGGGAGAATGAGGAGTTGAAAAAATGCATCGCATTCGGCACGGAGGATGGCATTTGGATTTGGACTCGACACGGATGCATCTTTGGCAAATTTCTCCACGCAACTGACATTTATGCCACGAGCAATTAGCACGTTGACTTGAGAATAGGGGTCATCATCCGTTGTATCTGAATGCAGCAACAATTCCATCATTAAATCCAGCCGATTGTAAGGCCCAATCGGTTTTGCATTGTGAACGAATGGTTCGGGTTCAATGGGGGCCAATCCGCCGGGCAACCGGGGATTGTTCAACACATTGTTCATGACATGTGCTGTGAAAACTGGAATGTTGAAGACGGGTCCAATGTGCAAACGGAGAGAAATGTGTGGTCCTGTGTGATGGTGTGAAGTAAGACTAACCTTTATCTCAAATGCTCCATCTTCGGGTTGAAGTAATTTCCTCAATGCATTCAATGCATCAAATGTGGGATTCATAATCATAATGTTTGTGTCCGCTGGCAACTTCGTTGAAATGAAGAGGTTGTAATGAGGGGCAAAATCGGACAATGCCCCGATGGATGGATTGCAGTAAGCCACAATGACGTCCCCTGAAAGTGCTTCAGCTGCAGCTGGTGCAGCGGCAGTCAAATTTACAAAAGCCATCGTTGGTTGGGCAAGTCGAATTGCGCTTTCAATTCCAGCAACCGCTTTCACATAAAAATCGGAAGTTTGAGAAAGTGCATTGAAGGCCATCAGGCCTTTTTCAATTGCCTCTCTTGCATTCAATTCGCTGGTTTCAGGATTTACAGGCTCAGGTGCAGGCTCAGGTGCAGGCTCAGGTGCAGCATCAGGTGCAGCATCAGGTGCTAGCGCTATCGAAGCATTCACAGGCTCAGGCACGGCATCAGGTGCTAGTGCCATCGAAGCATTTACAGGCTCCGGTGCAGCAAGCGAAGCAATGTCAATCGCTAGGGAATCAGCGTTGGGTGAAGTGGGTTCAGGCGCGAGCTCAGGCGCAGCATTTAAAGGCGCAGCATCCGGTGGCGCAGCATTTGCAGGTGCAGCAGCAAAATTTCCTTCATTTGGTTCTAAAGGAGATGACATTTGAAACCGGTATGTTATATTATTGCAACATTAAAAACCATTGTCGCTACACATTTTTTCAAAATACTTTTTGCTCACAATCAAATGATGCATGTTTGAATGGTTGTCCGATGATTTGAATTTGGTTCGCTGTCTGATACAGTAAAATTCATATGCTTTATACACTGAGGTTAATCCGGTTAGCTCCCCCGCACATTCCTGGATTGCCGCCAGCACATCCCCGCGTTTGTCCCACAGCGTGCACTTGACATGCAACAAATGCTTGTCGTTTTCAATGACCACGTCCGGATAAAAGTGCCGAATCAGCCCCAAAAAGGTGGCATCGTTGTGGTTGTGGCTCTGCAGCTGCGGGGACGGCTGCGCCACCTGCAGCAGTTGCTGATTGTGGTGCAGTTTAAACAGCGTCGTGAATTCATCGATTTCCAGCTCGTGTGCGTCGTCGTCCTCGTCAGACACAACAATGGTCTGGGTCCAAAAATCCTTGAACCGTGCCACCAGGGGCAAATGCTTGCTGGTCAGCTGCATAAATGAATCGGTCGGTTCCGAATAATTCGGCAAATGCTTTATGAGTCGTGCCTTCAGCGTGTGCACAAAAAACACATTCGGAATTCTCTCCTCCTCGATGAACACCTTCCACAAATACATCATGTTTTTCCACGAAATGCTCATGTTGGTTTGCGGGGACGGCTCACACGTTGCCGCGAATTTGGCAACCAGCTGTTCATCCGTGGTGCGTTTTAAATAGAGCACCCGTTCATAGGCTGCCGTGTCCTTGCACTGCGTGTTTAAAAACGCCTCCGCATTATCGTACCTTTGCGAGTAGTGCGCCGCCACGCAAAAAATGTCGATTAGCCGGTGTTTAAATGGCGCCGCATATGCATCCATTGCAACATCGTTCATGTCCATCAACCGGCATTCGCTGAACGCGTACTCATGAAATTTGAATTTGAACGCGGAAAGCAACGACGTGCCAAACAGCGTGCTGCATTCTTGACTGAGACCTTTTATGAACTGCCGCGTTTTGGGGGCAGCAATGTACACGGGTTCTGCGGAGCCGTCGTTTATGTGAACCGTTTTCTTCAAGATGACGTCGCCCAGCACCGTCAGAAAATACTTTGCACAGTCGCGGGTTCGGAACATGGCGGGACACAGCATGTTCAGCGTGCGCTGAATCGTCTGCGATTCCGGAATGGACGACAACAGGTTGCGGTCCTTGATGCGCCGCAGCACCTGGTTCTTGATTTTATACTTCCACGGCATGAGTTCCCGATTGCCGCTGATTTTCGTTAGTATGGGGTGCAGGATGTCGTCCTCGTTAATGACGCTGTAATTGCACTCGGCGTCGGTATCGTACACGAAAAACAGCTCCACATTGGCGTTGTAATAGTAATGCGGCGACTCGTTCAAAAACTGCTCAATGAACTCGTCCGACGCGGTTATCAGCGTTTTTTTGCGCTGCTCCTTGTCGTCGCGTGCCTGATGCGCAGCATCCATCATTGCCGGAAGCTGGGCCACGTGCGCTGACAGCTTCGCCAGCATGAATTCGTCTTCCGCGTATTTGTCGCACAGTTGCTGCAACAAGATGACCATTTCGCTGGCGTCTTGCATTTCCAAATTCCCAAATTCCCAAATTATTAAATACTTACATGCAGGTGCAAGTGTTTAAATCGTTTTCACTGCATCATCATCAGTTCGCAACGGCCTTAGGGCGCCGGGTCGTCGCGTGGTGGTGCCGATGCGCGTGTCTATGCGACCGGGTTCTGTGCGTCAACCCGTTCAACCCGTTCAAACCGAACAGCGTCCACGGCTGCGGCGGGCGGTCGTGAAGGTACGGACGGTACGTGTTCCAAATCATGTTGCGGTCGCAAAACGCGTCCTTGTAGAAGCCCGTTCCGCACGAGCTGCCCCAGCGCCCCCACAGCTGCATGCGCTGAGCAGTGGCCGTGTCAATGGCCATGCCGTCCACCGCCCCGCGCGGCTGAAACGGTTTCGGGCGGTCCGACTGCGACATGTACTCGCGCGCGTCCAGGTCGTAGTGCGAGCACGTCGTGCGCGAGCACGGGTTGATCTTGTTCAAATACACGTCGTAGTGGTCGCCAATGAGCCGCTTGGCGGTTTCCACATCCAGACGCCCCTTGTGCTCCTCCATCATTTGATGCAGGCGCACCCGGCGCGAGCCCTGGTGGCGGCGAATGTCGTCCCAGCCCGTGTTGGACGACTCAATGTTCCGAATGCGCGGGTCGAAGGCCACATTGAACCCGACGAAATAGCCGTTCTTGGTGCGCTGGACGTCCACGTACTTCAGCCCTAATTCCAGCCGCATGATTTCGTTCGTGCGCGTGTCGCCAAACAGCCACGCATTCGCGTAGTCGCCCGAATTGCGTTCCGTCAGCATCGCCACGTAGTCGTCCAGCGAATTGCCGTACTGCATGGCGCGCCGAATGCGGCAGCACACGGGGTCCTTGTTTTCATAGGCGTTAAACCCGCCCATCGTCGTCTCCGTTCCGAACAGCCCCCGGCTCGTCACAAACACGTCGGTTCCGGAATGAATGCCGCCTGGGAACGACTGCATGAGGATGCGGTTGCCGCTGCTCGGACGCAGGTCCATGATGACGCACGAGTACTGCCCGTTGATGTAGTTGTCGAACGAATTGTGCGCGCACACGATCTTGCCGTCAGTGGTGTAATCGCCCACTGCAATGAAGGCGCTGCACCGATCTTTGGCACCACCCCCTTCCAGCCCCCCGCTGCCTTTTTTGCCCCCCTCACTCACAAAGTCGGCATAGATGGGTTTCGACTTCAAGTGCGCATTGTGCGGTTCGTTTAGCACGTCCGAGAGCCGGGCGAACAGGTAATCAAAACTGACGAAACAGTTCCAAAACACGATTTTGTGCAGCGGCTGCTTCGAACCGTCGGCAATGCCGCGCATCTCTTCATAGAACTCGGGGAAATTCGACTCAATCTGCGGGCGAAAAAAGTCGTCGGCCATCTCGCAAAAAAAAGCGAACGTGCGCCCGTTTTCCTCGTACAGGAAAAACTCCAACATCGCCATGATTTGGGTCAGTTCATGCGCCACCAGGTGGCCGTGCGCGAAACCGCGCTCATACGGGCCACCGTTCAGTGAGAGATAAATCCAACCGTTGACGTCCTTGCGCGAACCGTGCAATTTCATGGTTGCAGTGATGTGTATGGTGGTACAATGATGTTGGTGTGTATACACTTTGCATATATTATAATTTTTAATACAAAATACTAAATGAGGTTGAAATGAGTTAAAATAATGATAATATTAAACTGCATGTATGTTAAAATACCATCATGAGTAGCATTCTTTATTACAGCAACTTTTGCGACAAGTCTAAATCTCTCTTGCAGCGTTTGGCCAAGAGCAAAATTAAGGAGGGGATTCATTACATGTGCATTGACAAACGCGTGAAGGGCGAGAACGGGGCATGGTACATCATCCTAGAAGACGGGCAGCAAATCATTCTGCCGCCTCACGTGAACCGGGTGCCCGCGCTGCTGCTGCTGAATCAGAACCACATGGTGCTTTACGGCGACCAAATCACGAATCATCTGAAACCGCTGGATGTGCAGCACAACAACGTGGCCACCAATTACAACGGAGAGCCGTCGCCGTTTTCCACTTCCTGCGAGTTCATGGGCGGGTTTGGCGTGACGTCCGACAACTACAGCTTTCTGGACCAAAGCAGCGAGGACCTGTCGGCCAAGGGGGCGGGCGGCTTGCGCCAGCTTTACAACTACGCGACCATTGACTTCAATCAAACCATTGAGTGCCCGGCCATTGAGGAGAAACAGGCGCGGATTGGACCCGATACAACACTTGAGAAGCTGGAAAAGGAGAGAAATTCGCAAATTATGCAGGCGCAACAGGCGCAACAAGGAGGGCAATCAGGCCAGGGCCAAGGACGCCGACAATGAATGACGATGCGGGGGGGGTCAAAATATAATTATTGAATAAAATGAATTTAAAATAATGCGCAGAATAATACATACATACACCACACACACACACAATCCATTCATTCCATTATTGTGCGCAATGTCGGACAAATCGATTGTCATGAAAGCCTTTTTGAACCAGTTCACCGATTTTGTGGAGGACATTCAGGGCGTGTTTCCAGACAACGTCGACATAGATTCGGCCAAAACCGCGCTGTTCCTCATTAAAAAAACGAATCCGCGCATTTTAATGAATGCATGGACCACCTACATTGTGGGGCCCTACGATGACCAGATTGAGAAGGGCGACATCGGGTTCTTCCTGGACAAGGATTACACGCGGGATTTGGAGTACATGGGGAATGCGGTCATGCAAAAGGTGGACACGCTGCGCGGCCCCATCCGGGAGATGGGTGTCGACAACCAAGCCAAGTCCATGAAGTACATTCAGAACCTGACGAAGCTGGCGAAGCTTCATGGAGAGGTGGAATAAGTGAGTTAGTTGTGAATTCCATTTTTAATATTAAAAATGACATTTCGTTTTGAAGGTGGGGGACGATTCGGAGTTACATGCGAATGATTTATCAATGTAAGTGGTTTGTATCGATTTGGGGCAGGAGTTATATGCGAACGATTTATCAACATAATTGGTTTGAATCGAATTGAATCCGACTTGAGAACTGACTTATTGGACGCAAGACTAACCACTTTAGGTTTATGATTTTCCGGATGTGTTATAGGCTGGTGTTGTTTTAGATCAATCAACCGAATGTCGTATATCAATCCAGCAGATTTAACAAACCCGGACACATGACCATACACGCTGTATGTTTTTAAAATGGATGCATTTGTCAATGTAAAAAATTCATACAATGTTTCTTTAAATGAATCTTCAATTCTCTCAATAAACCTAGTTGAAAGGTCGCCCAGGTGCAATGGATGCGTGTTGAACATTGCAATGTTGACATTCGTTTTTTTTAATTGTTGCTTGAACTCAAATGAATCGCTAATTAATAGGTCGTTTGGGTCGGCATATTGTGATATGATGTTGGCGGCCTCATTTACGTTGAACCCATTGACAGGTTTATTGTCAAAAAATGCATCATCTCCTAAACGAATATGTAGAATTGAATGTTGTGAAGAAATATTATATAATTCATTTTGTTGAGTTATGTATTTTGCAAAATATTCATTTGGCGTCAATAACGTTTTCATGAATTGTTTGCATTCCGCAGTCAATGATTCATTGCAAAACAGGTTTGTGCAAATCAATAATGGTTCCGGATTCATTAATGATGCATTGTAAATCGCATTAAAATTATTGATTTCATAATCGGAATTTGTGATGGGGTTCGTCGTTGTCACGATTTTTATATCATGCATGTTTGCATCCACGTATTCATTTTGACAATCATCATTGCGGCCATGTGGATTCACGACCAAATACCGAGAAATGTGATGTTGGCGAATGTCCACTGCAAACTTAAATCCAAATTTATCAGACATTTGATGCAAAAAAATAGTGCCACGCAATAAATCGCCAAGCCCAAATGATTTCACACTCCCGCTTGGATACGTTCCTGAATCGGTTTTGAACCACACCATGATTACGGTTTTGGTCATAGGTACCAAGTTTTAAGTCTGTGTTCAATTGTGAATATAGAGTGTTATAAAAATACACAACATATTATTTTTTTCATCATGCACGCATGAACCTGAACCGTTGGTTCGCATTTAATTGTCGCGCATGGTGTTCCACCGTTCGTTTTCAGGACGTACCAACCACAGATGGCACGATGATGTTGTTGTTGATGTTATTACATGAACCAATGCGGCATTGCAATTGCAATGTAAATAAATGTATTTTACAAAAAAACCATTTAAAAACATTAAATATATAAGTGTATTTGTATATTTATATAACATTGCCTTGATTTTTAATGAACATTGTGACGTTTAAAAACAACGAGTACCCGCACTTTCAATCAACTGGCAATGCATCACAATTTGCAATACCGTATGCAAAACATTACTGCAACGGTGTTGGGTATGATATTGGCTTTTGCAGAGAGGAATGGAAATACCCCGGCGCGATTGGCATTGACATATCATTGAATGACGGGTTTCACGCAGACAATCTTCCCAATGATGCGGTGGATTACATCTATTCCAGCCATTGTTTGGAACATGTTGACCACTGGGTGAACACGCTGACGCTTTGGATTTCCAAATTGAAAGCGGGGGGAATACTATTTTTGTATTTGCCCGATTTTTCACAGGTGTACTGGAGACCGTGGCATAACAAAAAGCACAACCATTGTTTTACTCCCGACATCATAAAATCTTTTCTGTCGGACAACGGAATGAGCCGCATATATTGTTCCGGGGTTGATCTGAACAACAGTTTCATGGTGGTGTGTGAGAAACCCTAAAAAATGCAAATGCAAATGCAAATGCAAATGCAAATGCAAATGCAAATGCAAATGCAAATGCAAATGCAAATGCAAATACAAATACAAATACAAATACAAATACAAATACAAATACAAATACAAATGCAAATATGATTAATTATTAATTAGCAACCTCAGCATTTAAACTATTTTCTATGTACGTGTAAATGGCATTATACACCATTTTATGATAATATTCCAGATTGCCCCCTAATAATGCAGGGTGTATTACAAATGCATTCTTTAGACAATATGCGATTTTTTTGTGATACTTAATGTACCAATTTATTTCGGTTTCGTCAATTAATCCTCTAGGTATTACATTAGAATCTACTAACTTTTGCACTTCAAACCACTTGTCGCTGTTCATGATATACATCTGCGCCTGATAAAACCCCTGCATAGGTTCTAGTTCACAATCATGATAAGTAAATATTCGTTCCACATTATTGATGATATACGTGTTTAATGTTGCAATGGCAGAATTGGAATGTCTTATGGGATGTTCGCCGCCGTTGAAATAATTAGATGATAACATATACTGGCACAATGCATCCGCATTCCAATGACCCATTGTTGTAAAAAATGTTTTTAATTGGGTTAAATCATCCGTGCCGTTCGAATTAGGATACTGGTGATAATCAAATGTTGTGAAATGATTGTATATTGTTTCTCGTATTGCATCATCCTTCACAAAATTCGCGATGAATGCATCGGTTGTAAGTGAGTTAATGCTTGCCGTGGGGAAAATCCAAATAATATCGGGATTCGTTTCTAAAATATCAACGTTATCAATGAGTTGGTCCAGCACATGTTGACTGTAGAAAAGATCATCGTCGCATTTAATAAAAAATTGGTAATGCGGCAAAATCGCAAACAGTTTCTTTTTATAGCCATACCAACTAGTGTCATCTACATTCAGATATTGAATCATAATATTATTATATTGCGAATCAGCAACTAGTTTCTTTGTTTCATTTACTAACAATTCACTAGATGCTGCCACCCATAAATCAATGCAGTCTTTGTGTTTTATTTTAGAAAAAACATACAGTGTCAATAAAAACCCACATAACCGACTATTAGTATTAACCATCCAAATGAATGCAATTTTTGATGGCATATTTTATTACGTCGAATGTGATATTTATATATTTACACTAAAATTATATAAAGTTATATAATAAAATATATATTTATTATATTGCAAACACGCACGCATGAATAACACAGCCGCATCCATCATAGTGGTGGGCGATGCCATGATTGACTCATATTATTATGCTAATGTCAAAAAGCACGCACCTGAAGCCGTCAATGTTCCCGTGCACGATGTATTCAGCAGTGATTGCAAGTTGGGAGGAGCCTGCAATGTTGCACTGAATCTCCACAATTTAGGGAGCGATGTTGAATTTGTGGGAGTTGTTGGCGATGATGCGTGCGGAACTCAAATTGAAAACATGATGCGCAGTTCAAACCTAAAACACAAATTGTTTGTAGATAAAACCAGAAAAACCACGCAAAAAAATCGGGTTTTGCACAATGATGAATTGGCCTGTAGATTTGACATTGAAGACACGTGCGATATAACCGTGTCTCTGCAAAATGACATTTTAAATCACATTGCGAGCAATGCCAATGTTAAGTTCATCGTGATTTCGGATTACAACAAGGGCGTAATTACGACCGACTTGTGTCAATCCATCATAAGTTATTCAAATCGTAATGATGTGCTAACATTTGTTGACCCGAAGGTGAGTAATTTTCACAAATATAAACATTGTTTTTTGTTCAAACCAAATGCGATTGAATCCGAACAAATTACAAATGAAACGATGATTGACAATGTTGTGAACGTGATTCATGAACGGATAGAATGCAAAAATGCATTAATCACGTTGGGTGAAAACGGTATGATTTTTTCAGAAAAGGTTGACAATCTGGTAAATGCGCGCGCAATTCGGCACAATGGATTGATAAACAAAAAAGATGTAACTGGCGCGGGCGACATTGTGTTGTCTGTTCTAGTGCACATGTACGAAAAATCAAACAATTTAATGGAAGCGTGTCGCGTGGCGAACTACATTGCCGGGAAAAGCGTTGGCGTGGTTGGAAATTATATCGTCGGGCCGCGTGACATTGAGCACTATTACAAAAATCAAAATTCGTCCTGCCAAACCAACCCTGCCTGCAAAATAATGTATGATTATGAATGCGACAAAATCACGGAGTTGTCCAATCGCAAAGGAGTGGTGTTTACAAACGGTTGTTTTGACATATTGCATTCAGCGCACATCAAGTGTTTAAAATACTGCAAGAGTCAGGGCGACGTCCTGGTTGTAGGATTGAATGACGACACCTCTATAAAAAAAATTAAAGGTCCGAAAAGACCCATAAACACCGTGGATGAACGGGCCACCATGCTATCATTATTTGATTTTGTGGATTACATTGTTATTTTTTCAGATGAAACCCCGTGCAGCGTACTTAAATTACTAAAACCATTGAAACTAATAAAAGGAGGTGATTATAAGGTGGAAACCATTGTTGGTGCGGAGTATGCAAATGAAGTGTTACTATTTGACTATATAACCGACAAAAGTACGTCAAATGTTGTAAATAAAATTAAAAATTCATTATAAAAATGAAAATGTTTAGACATGATTTCAATTTCAAAATGAATTTGATAACAACAACAACACCACACAAGGTCCGTTCTGCTAAACCCCAGATTCATCCCCATCACATTAAAATTATGAATAATAATTATTCTAGAGTGTATTGTTTGCACGACTCACACGGACTTGGAGATAGTGTTTTCAACTTGATATTTTTCAATTTGATAGAAGAGCAAATTATTGCAGATAATATATTGTTTTGTTATTTTGCGAAAAATGAATACATGCAACAACTAACACAATTTATTAAACCCGCGTTATTAAACAATGTGAAACTATTTTCATTGGATAAAAAACCACAACAATCCATAGAATTGTGGATTAACAACCCATATTTTGACTACACATTTGATGTTGCAATGAACTCGCAAAACAAAGTAGTGGATTACAATGATTTTTATTTGAATTATTTCAAGCATGTATTGCAAAAGTTAACAATAAATGCAAATATACAATCAGTTCTGTATTATGATAATGACCTGTTGGTCAGAACCAATACGATACCTCCTGAATACAAGTCCGTTGACATTTTAATACTAAATTCAGTGCCGTATTCAGGTCAATATAATTACAACAAAGACAGATGGAACAACTATATCATGCAGCTTAATTCTGAATTCAAAATAGTAACAACCACAAAAGTGAATGATGTTTTGTGCACGTTTGACAAAAACCTGACAATTAAGGACATAGCTGCGCTTTCAACCAATGCAAAAGTGATAATTGCCATAAATTCAGGTGTTTTTCCCGGTCTATTAAATGTTCACACAATGGAATCAGTAAAACAATTCTATATTTTTGACAATCGCTGTTATTATTCTTTTCCAAGAATTCAACACAAATGTTGCATTACCGAAATCAGCATGAATGAACTTAATTATTATATAACCATGTAAACCATGCAACCATGCAACCATGCAACCATCATCTGACTCTAATTCCCTTTCCAAATTCGGTAACTGTCGCTGTCCAAGTGATGGGTGGACACTTCAAAAATGTCCGCATCTTCCAATGCAATGAGTTGGTGCGGTTCGCCTCTTTCGTTTGTGATCACATCCCCCACTTCCAGATACTCGCTATGTTTGGTTCCAGTTGACGTGTCTATCCATATAAACACAAATCTGCCTTTAGAAACATACCAAGTTTCCTTTTTTAATAAATGATAGTGCATTGAAAACTTTTTCCCTTTTTCAAACGATAATATTTTGCCGCAGTATTCATTGTTGTTCACAAACACAATTTCTTTCCCCCATCCTTTGATAACGACTTCGCTTTTGATTTTTTTCACAGATGTAGATTCGGAATCTGGGGCTGGAATGCACCAATAGTCATCCACATTGAACGATTTGTCGTCTATGCAACAGTCATACGATGGCTTTCCCATTACCAGCTCATCATACGGGACATTCCATTCCGCGAGTTGTTTTTTGGTAAGTTCCGAATGATCCAATCCGGAAGACGACCCTCTTGCGGTCCATATCGTGACATGGTGACCATTTTTTTTCAAATCGTGTAGGTAGTTAATCCTTTCCACAATCGGTTTTGAATTATTGTAATCGTTCGTCTGCGTGTGACACAATGTGTTGTCTAAATCAATGAAATATTTCATTTATATACGTCCATATTATATTCATTATATTTTTATACATCAAATATAACGAATCAATTCGCATCAAATGATACTGTGTTTTAATCATTTGTTCCGGATATTGATTTAAACAAAAGTATTTAAATTAATGTAAACACACCTCCCCTCAAGATGACTGTCTCCGACGAGTTTAAGAAGATTATCTCCGATTTCGTGGCCGACATTGCCACCGTGTTCCCTGAGCACAGCGAAGCATGCGCCACGGTGTACGGCATGGACTCCGCTGCGGTGTACGACCACTGCAAGCTCACGTACGCGCCCCAGTTCTTCAACATTCTGTACCGCAATGACACCGTGCTGTTTGCTGAGCCGATTGAGCTGCTGCCCGGGCTGGATTTCAAGGCGCTGTGGGAAACGCCCGACGTCAGCGATGCCACCAAGGAGGCCGTTTGGAAGTATTTGCAGCTGGTCATGTTTTCGGTGGTGTCGGACCTGTCGGACACGTCCACCTTCGGCGATGCCGCCAAACTGTTTGAGGCCATCGACGAGAGCGTGCTGAAATCCAAGCTGGAAGAGGTCATGCAGCAAATGCAGGACATGTTTAAGGATGAGGGCGCAGATGGTAAAAGCGCAAGCGATAAAAGCGAAGCAGGCTCAGGCGAAGCAGACGCAGATGGTAAAAGCTCAGGCGAAGCAGGCTCAAGCGAAGCAGGCTCAAGCAAAGCAGGCTCAGGCGAAGCAGACGCAGATGGTAAAAGTGAAGAAAGCGGTTCGAAGGGGTTCTCATTTCCGCCAGGAATGGACCCGAATTCCATGCACGAGCATTTGAGCGGGCTGCTCGGCGGAAAAATCGGCAACCTGGCCAAAGAAATCGCAGAGGAAACCGCGGCCGAGCTGAACCTGGACACGTCCGATGAAGCCTCGGTGCAGTCCGTGTTTCAGAACCTGTTCAAGAACCCGGGCAAGCTCATGGGCATCGTGAAGAACGTGGGCCAGAAGCTGGACGCCAAGATGAAATCGGGGGAGATTAAAGAGAGCGAAATCATGCAGGAGGCCAGCGAACTCATGAGTAAAATGAAGAAAATGCCGGGCATAAACAACGTGGCCGATTTGCTGAAAAAAATGGGCATGGAGGGAGGCATGGGCGACATGGGCGGAATGGACATTGGGAAAATGGCAGCCAGCATGGGTCTCGGGGGCAAGAACGCCAAATTCAACATGGGCGCCATGCAGAGCCACCTGAATCAAAACATGAAAACGGCCAAGACCAAAGAGCGAATGCAACAGAAATTGGAAGAACGCAGGGCTGCAATGGTGTTGCAAGCGCAGGCGGCTGTCAAACAAGCGCAGCCATTGGTGTTTAGCACCGGCGAAAAGGTGGAACGCACGCCGAGGTTTCCACAAAGCGCAGCGACTGGAAGCGCAGCGACCGGAAGCGCCTCAGCAGCGACATCTGATACAACAGCACCAGATACACAAAGCACAGAGACACAAAGCAATAAGAAAAAGAAAACCAAGAAATAGATGAATGAACAAATGAGTCGATGAATAAAAATAAAGAATATCAATATATATAAATAATAGTCGCATTTATATATACGTATAAGCATTCATAAGAGACAATACAATGACTGCATTTTGGTTGCAAGATCCAACCGTGCTGTTCAACAATGCAGGTATCACCCAACTCGTTCCCACGTCCGACATGAACCGCGAATCTAAGTTGAACGCCATCAGCCGCATGATCATATTATTGACACTTTTAGGCTATTTGCTGACGATGTCCTACAAACTGGTTCTGCTCGGAGTGGTTTCTTTAGCCATGATTGCAATTTTATACACGGCACAAAGCAAACAAAACAACGCGACCAATCAGCCAACCAAGTCATCCTCTGATAACAAAGAGGGGTTCTCAAATTACGCCAACTACAACACGGGGCGAAGGCGCATGGTGTCGTCGAAAGGGGCAGCACCCGCGCCCGCAACTTCAGGACTAACCTTCCAGGCCCCCACGCCGCAAGACCCGCTGATGAACGTACTGCTGACCGACATTCAGGACCATCCCAACCGCCCCGCCGCCGAACCCGCATTCAACCCGCAGGTGGAGCACGACATCAACCAGTGCACCCAACAATTCGTGGTGAAGGATTTGGGCGGCAATCCCAATTTGGAGGACCGGCTGTTCCGTGATTTAGGCGACAATTACGAATTCAGCAACTCCATGCGCAACTACTTTGCCACCCCGAACACCAAAATCCCCAACGACCAGCACGCCTTCGCCGAATACTGCTACGGCTCCATGATTTCGTGCAAGGAGGGCAACATGCTGGCGTGCGCGCGAGCCAATCCCGTTCTGGGCTCCATCACGGGTGCACAATAATGTTTTTAAAATGGTATAATGAAAAATTAATAAATATATATAAAATATATTGATTAATTATATATTGCACATATATACAATAACACACGATGTCCGCATTTGTGAACGACTACAGTTTTGACAACCTCTCCCGCATCGGCGAAGACAGCTGCAGTTTAGGACAACGCGGCATTCAAAATGCCGAAGCATCCAGCTACATGCTGCAAAACTTCTTCTCCAATGACTGCTCCATGAAGCGCCCCATCGAATTCGCCACCAGCCAGCCCAACATCAACTTCACGGGCGGGCACCAGGTCGGCGCCGGCGGGTGCAACATCGACACCAACTCGCAGCTCCTCCTCGGCGGCAGCGCGCTGACTCACCCCAAATGCCGCATCAGCCTGTTCCAGCGCCCGTTCGCCACCGTGCCGTTCCTGGGACGCGGGCAATCCAACCCGTATTTAGAGTCGCAGCTGCAGCAGGGCGACTACCTCACGAACAAGCGCAGCGTCAACCTGCTGTCCGAGCAGAGCTGGGACAACAACTACCCGCTCATCCCGTCCATCGCCTCCACCATCACCAACCCCGCCAACCTGGTGGAAGGCGTGGCCCAAGACGGCTGGGTGCGCGGCGGTGCCTCGTCCCGTGACATGTTCTACGGCGACGGCCAGTGCAATAATTAAATGCGTCGTTCCATGGTTATTCCATTGCCATAAAAATAATTTAAACATAATCGGTTTGAATTATTATCAAACCAAATCATAACCAAATCGCAAACCATGTATAAAACCGATTTCGTGTGCACATACAAAGCATTTGAAACGATAGAAGACGATGAAGTGAATTCGGACATGCTCTACCAGGCGCAGTTCCTGCAAGTGTTCGGTTTGACTGATTACAACGACGCCGCAATCAATGCTGGACTGGAAGCAATTAAGACAAAGGCGGCCGAAGTGCCGGAACTGAAGGCGCTGATTTTGCAGCACCCTTACAACGCCACCTCATCCGACACCGATGATGGATTTGACACGCTGCTGACCTGTTTGTTTGCCTACCCACTCATGGACTTGTTCCATTTGTGCCTGATTGACGCCTTCAAAACCGGCCGCATTTCCCCCGAGAATCGAGACAAGGTGTTGAAGGCATATGACACATTGTGAGATAATTCGCGTCATTGTATGCATGCATTTGAGAGAAAATATAATATATATGTATTAATAATAAATAACATCATTATTGTTTCGTCATTGTTTCATTTTCTCTCGAATGGCATCCACCAGAAACAAAAACACGTGCTCGAATTACTGCTTGGAGCAGCGCATCGTGTCGCAGTCGCTGCACTATTGGGAATACCGGAACGGCGCATCTGGCGCGGCATACAGTCCCGCCATTCCGTGCATGGGCATCATGCCCAGCCAAATGCCGCGCGACGTGTTCTCTCGGAACTCGGTCGACATTGAGTCCGCACTGTTCGGCATCAACTCCACGAATTTAGTGGAAACGCAGACGCCGGTGGTTCCGCAACTGACCAAGCTGCCCGAGGTCTCATTCATTGACCGCATGAAGCTCGTCATGCCCGACCCGTTGGTGGTTGAGAAATCGCAGCGCCCGTTCCCCGTGCCCAACTGACATGCGCACACAGCAGGTGCGCAAATCTGATAATAAAATTATATCCAGTAATTTTATAATCAATCTTGATTTACGGATTTACGAAACAGGGGAAATGTCGATAAGTTTCAATGACTTAAATGGACCCAATGTGAGTGATGCCAGCGGGAACACGACACTGGGCTCATTGAGTTCGCAAAATCCGAATGGACAAAACCTGAACAACACGGCAGTTGGATTCGGAGCGCTGAGAGATAACGCAGGAGGACAGCACAACATTGCAGTCGGGTTAAACGCTTTAGCGAATAATTCGGCATCCAACAACGTGGCAATCGGTGAAAATGCGCTCTACAATTTTCTGGCACCGTCAACCACCCAAACGGGAACCCTCAATGTGGCCGTTGGCAATAATGCGATGCAAAGCAATGCGTCTGGCAAACAAAATGTGGCCGTTGGAAATCAGGCGCTGCAAAACAACACGACGGGGAACTACAATGCGGTTGTCGGAAACGGGGCTGCATATTACAACACCACCGGTCATAACAATGCGGTGATGGGGGCGAATGCGCTGTTGAACAACACGACCGGAAGCCAAAATGTGGCAATCGGCAAGGAAGCACTGCAAATGTCTCAGGTTGCAATCGGAAATGTGGCGGTTGGCCATCACGCATTGAAGAATAACGCCACTGGGAATGGCAATATTGGAATCGGGAATCACGCATTAAATGCAGACACCACTGGTTCCAATAATGTCGGCATTGGAAGCCGCGTGTCTGCAAATAACAACAGTTCGTGCATTCTATTGGGAAACAGCGCTCAAACCGTGGCTAGTAATGAAATCGGCATTGGTGGAATCAATCTGGCAGCACCCCTATCCCCCGCGCCGTCCATCACTGGATACCTGCCAGTGCGAATGAATAACTCAACCCTATCCAATAAACTGTATTACGTTCCTATGTATGACCCATCCGTTCCCCAGATTCTTCCGATTCCCGAAGTCATTATCGCCAATAGTTCAAGTTCTGGAGTTGGACTCTTGATTGGATTTCCTGCTGGCTATTCCGCTGTAAGCAGTGTAACGATTGCAAATGGCGCACACTCGGTTGTCATCAATAGTCCAATTTCAACTTCGGGATATTACGTGTATTATGAACGCAATTTTGTAGGATTTTGGGCCAATTTATCTACGTCAACATATTCAAATCTTGCGCAGGAACCCACAGTTGATGCAAGCCTGTGCGCGGGGGTGGTGTTTGGAAACCCTCTCACATTCACATACGTGGTAGCAGCCACACCAACCACTGTGACATATACACCAACGCCATCCGGCCAATTGGACATTGGTGATGGGTATCAGTTTCAGCAATACAATGGCGCATCCGCGACGCCTTCCAATGGGGGGTTCCAATGGGGGCGAAACCCTATTGGTGGTGGTGGAAGCGAAGCATGGGGGACGCAAACTGGTTCCGGCACGCAAACATATTCTGCCTGGACCAGTTCCGGCGACTATCAGTACAACAGCATTTACAAGTATTTGTATCCTTATAGCACCGTATCTGGGCCAGGACCAGGACCCAGTCCAGGACCCAGTCCAGGACCCAGTGCATCCATGACATGGCAGGTCACTAAAACATTATCATCCATTGCAAGCGGTGCAACATACACAATTGGCGGCACAGACATTCCAGCTCCCACTGGTGTAACTGGCACAATCACATACAGCATATCATGCGACAGCAACATGCCAAGCATAACCACGTCTGGCAGCACCCTCACTGCCGTCTGGGCAAATTGGGGAGCACCAGCCAACGGAATTCAAACCAATGCAATCATAACCGCCACTCAAGGAACCAACGTTGCATATCTGAACGTGGTAATAACCGTCAATGCAGCAGGCACCGCATTGACCTGGGCATTTAGTCCATACACCCAATCAAGTGCTCCCACCCCATATGCGGTGCCTACTGCATTGACATTTTCACAAACATTGTCCACGTACTACACAACCACCCCCGCATTTACGGTCACAAACACCTATACAAATGTTACGATAACATCAAGTGCACACTCGGTGGCGTCAGCTGTGACTAGCGGGACCACCACCACAATCACTCCATCAGCCGCTGGTTCAACGATAATCACTGCAACGTCATCAACTGGGAAAACACGAACCCTGTTGACAATCGTTGCTCCAGCTGTACCTTCTGTGGTGGCAATGTACAGTCAAATGACAAACCCGACACTGATATCTCCTGCTCTTGCCGTAGCTCCCAACGCATTACCTCCATCACAGCAGTTCATAGCCAATGAATTCGGTTCAGACATCTCCGGAATAATTGATTATTTCTATCTACCATTTATACAGTTCGCAAATGTTCAATCCACAAACAGCGTGACGTTTACAATGACATTGGCCAAAAATGGGACGACGCTCGTCACCACCACATTTTCATTACCTGGAAATGCAGGCACCACCACGTATCTAAACGGCATAAACATTCCATTTTTATCACAATCTACAGCCAGCCATAGCAATACTCCTACAATAAATTTTACTTTTAATCCATCCAGTCCAACCAGCACCAATACCACAATTACAAATTATGACAAAATCACCATTTCATTGAACGCAACTTCAACCATTACTGGGGGAACATGGCAGATTAAAATGTCTGGTGGTGAAATGGCTGGAACGGTGTATGGAACATCGACCCAATTTGTTCCTCTGACAGTCCCCACATTTACACCGTCTACGCTGACATTTCCCGATACTATAATATATAACCCCAATACCCCCAACTTGATTCCATTTACTCTTGTGTCCAGCAACACCGACACACCGTTAACATATACAATAACGCCATCGGTCATGGGAACGATAAGCACAGTTGCAAACAGTGGCGGCGGTCCAATGTCTTATATATTTAATGCAGCGATGCCAGGAATCGCCACTATAACATTTTCCCAAGCTGCATCTGGGGGGTTTTCGCCCGGGTCGATAAGTGGAACATTGACGGTATTCGATACCCCCATCATCACATTCACTTCAGTTGTGAACAATCAAATGACATATGCAATCGGCGGCAAAACCGTTGCATTGAATAACCCACAAGCACCCGCGGCAACTTCCACCAACACCAATGCGGCAATCACATACACACTGACGCTTGCAGACCCCACCAATCCATGTGCCACAATCACAACAACGGGAATGAATCAGACATTGAACATACTGGGGGTTGGTTCATTTACATTGGTCGCATCACAAGTGGCAACCCCCCAAACAACCCCGCCATATGGACCTGGTACCAACTCCATCGCTATTACAGCCGTCCCTGGTGATGGTCCGTCCAATCCGATTGTATTAAATGCCATCGAGGCGAACACATCAACCACCCCATTTGAATTGAACTTGATTGTAAACGCGTCGATTTCGGCGTCAATGTCATACGTGACAAACATAAATGCGGTTGTCACTCATTTTAATATACCATATTTTAGCGTGGACACAAAATATTCTAGCGTGGACCCAAATAATGCGTCACAGACCGTGCAATTTTCACTTAAGGTTTTGTCTGGCATCGGCGGTACAATACCCAACAAGGTTGAATCTACCACCATTTTCTCCATCACCACAAATTCGTCCGGCACTTACATCTCGCCAACTGGTGGCATAATTGTTCCTTTGTCAAACCCCTCCCAACCACCAATCGGCATCACAGTGGTTTCAACCACTTCAGGCAATCCCAATGCAATCACAACGCCCTCCACCCCATTTTCGATTTCAACAATAAATCCAGTTATAATGGTTGTATTGGCACCCATGACAGTTGTCACTCACGGTTCTTTCACCATAAATGTGAACACAAATACTCCCAGCGGCATGTTGGGAACATTGTATGGATACATTCAACTATTGGGTCCAAATTTGACATTTAATCCCATTGTAACCCCCATCACATGGACCGCGACTAAACAAATACCATTCGGTCCAGCAACAAGCAATGCAACCGACTTGAGCACCATAACTTATTCATCCAGCAACACCAATGTTGCCACGATTCCCACTTCAACTGCAAATTCCATGACTCTCTCCGCAACCCAACCAACAACCCCGACGAATGTAATCACGATTTCGGCAACAAGAGCGGCAACTGCCATATATTCTCAACAAACGGTTACAATGAATCCAACCACCAATCCCAATATGCCCATTTGCATAAACACGTATGCTCTAGACAGTAGTAAGAATCAGAAGATAGTTTATTATAACCCTCAGACAAGCACAAGCCAGATTATCCCTAATATATTCGCTAATAGCCAAAATTTCCTGATAACATTCAACGTCACGGAACAAATAACATTAAATTCTTTGAACTTTGTCATAAATGGAGGCGGATACGGTTGCACTCTGGAGGGGGAGGGGCCTACTTTTACACTGGGCATACTAAAAACAAATAGTAGTGTAGTAAATAGTGTAATATCACAAATATCCTTTTCAACTAACAAGGCCAACTACAACTCATCGGATGATGGAACGCTGAGAGAAATACCATTTGGACCATTGACAAATTGTCCAACATATGTGCAAAATTTTACAATCAACGGCGCCTATAATCCATCATTTGATCCAGGCGATACGGTTACAATTGCACTTTCATGCTCCGACCGTTATTATTTAATCACGGCATATGGTATGACTCAGTTCACAGGAACGGTCGTCGGCACTTCATCGGTGACGTCGTTGCCAAAAATCTTGTACATGACGTCATCTGATGCCGTGTTTCTCATGAACAATGTGTCTTCAACCACGGTGTCTATATTCAAACAATGCATTATCACGAGTTTCAATGTGGCAGGTGTTAAACCAGGGATATCAACTCAAACATTCACTTTAACCGTCAGTGGCATGAGCGGTATAAGTACCGCGAACAGTCAGGCAAGTCCTTCAATTCCTTATTCACTTGTGTTCACGTTCACTTATGCATTTGATGACACCAGCACATTCACATCATTTCAAATTCCATTCAGCTACACGGAATATTCAAGGCTATATCCGAGTTCAGGTTCAACCCCAAAAATGACTGCATACAGCATTAGCATTATGAACAATTTGCTTTATTCACCAACCCCCCCGATGTTCACTATCAATCAAACATTTAGATGTGTGTTGGAGTCGTCTTCGTCCAGTTTTTACGTGTATACCCAGGGCAATTTGCTGAGTGGGACAATTTATGGATATGAAATTCTCGCCAATCCCAATTTGGGAGCATTGACTCTGAAAACCCCCCTCAACAATTCCAACAGTGTATCCATTGCACAACCGAGCACAATTAATTCGGCTCCCACATTTACTTACACCGTATCCAGCCCTGCCACAATTTCGAATCCAAATGTACTCGTGTTAGCGGGCTTCAATTATGCCACTGTCACTATAACTGCAACGATGTCTGAAACAAACCAATACTTCACTTCATCCGTGAACAAAACTGTTGATATAATTACGAGAACTAAGTTGCCACCTTCTACTTATAGCATGACCACCATAATGCAATTGCTACAACATTACGCCGCCAGTGCTGATCAATACGTAAATGTGTTTACATATGGTACAGCGACCCCAATGCCTGTGCCAACATTGTATGGTTATGGATTTTTTAACATTGGGCCAAGTGACGGTAATTATTATTCGGGTTCAGATATATCATTTACCATATTTAAATACAATTCTGGTGCTGGTACTTGGAGCACAGTGAGGACCATCACTATCGTTTACAAACAGGTAGCAAATTCAAACGATGATGGCTCATTGTTCATTATACCATTTTACGATATGTTTGCCAATGGAGCCGCCACTAATTTGCCGTTTACAAACATGCCATCAAATATGACTAGTCTATCAGTTGTTTGCAGTGACGGAACCGATAACAAGGTCCCTCCAACATTCAACCTAGGCGATACCCTGAAGTTTACATGTAGTGCCAGCAGTTCCGGTGAGGATGGCAAAGTTCCAAAAGACCAATATAACCAATTGGCTGGAACTGTGCTTTCAACCATTAAATCATCTCCAGACTATGCTATTTATATCAACTATGATTCATACAGCAGTCGAACATGGAGACCCACGAACATCCCGCCTCCCATCTCCGCGTACAGTATTACGTCAACTTCTTACACATTTACCCAAAATGCTATTTTGACAGGCATTTACCTTTGGCCAATTAAGGGTGTTCTGGCTAACACCGAATTTTCGATTAATTTAGGTGTATCTATACCTGGCCAATCGAATTCCTATACTTACATGACAATTCTTGTAAAAGCTAACATTAACTATGCATTTGATAACTTTTCCAATATCTGGTTCACGAATGCCCCGTTTACAAGCCAAGCAAGTTTCACCGTCATCAACATTAGCATTGACGCCACAATAGGTTCTCTTCCTTACATAAATAAAGGTTTAACTGGTTCACAAGCTGTGACAACAAATCCATGGATTGGTAAGGATGCAAGTGCATGGTTTTACCTGACTGGGTTCCAAAATGTGCAATCATCCACATATAGTACTGTCATGAACAATGGAAACATACCTGGTGTGTTTTATGGGTGTTGGTGTTAACCCCACCAATGTTTCACCATCCCCTTATTTGCATTATTATGCATGCATGTGCACATTCTTATGCATAATATAAGGACAAAACATTATCTCATATTATAATATCGGTATCACATTATCTCTCAATAACACAATCTAGAAATCCAACCAATCGCATGGCATTCACCCGCATTCACGACGACCCCTGTCGCATTGCCAAAGAGGTGCAGCAGTCCACCGGCTCTGGCCGCTACATTCTCAATGTGCCCGGCAACGGCGACAAGCCCTGCTACATGGAAGACCCCTGCATCCGACTGCAAGGCTGGGGCGGAAACTTAAGGACCAATGTGGTGGATCTCGAAAATAATTTGCGCGGGCTGAACATGCCGCTGTCTCGGGACTGTATAAATTACAAAGTCAGCGCCGCAAAGGTGGGCGACGCCCCCGTGCAGTACCCCTCGTGCACGCCGTTCGTGGAGCAGCCGCGCGCCACCGACCCTGCGTGGACCGCCCGGGATTTAGAGCAGCCGCACTTTTATTACCTGCCCCTGAACCCGCAAGAGAACGTGTGCATCCCGTTTCAGAACAACTTGAGCACGCGCATTCTGGAAAAGGACTACTGGGCGGGGAACTGCGTTCCCCGAACCCCTCCTTATCAGGGTAATTCCCCGACCCCCCCCTCTTCTATCCCGAAAAACGTCTTCACGGCACCCGTTTAGCATCAATGAATTCAGAGTTTCGATTTATATGTGTGCATAGTGCAATGCACGCATATTTGCATTCATCATCATCGTTCCACCATTTAACCTGGGTATTCCCCCGGTCAAACGAATCATTAAGAAGGTTCTGGTTCCTTTCACGAATTATTAAATGGCATGGTTCAGTGTTGCCCCTTATGCAATTTATATATAAATAAAAAGTATATTCATATATTAGCATTTAACAATTCAGTTCATATCCATCATTTGCATTGTCATCAATGGCCGAACTCGCAATTCCGTTGTTGGGGTTAGCCGGCATGTATCTCGTGTCCAACCAAAAGAAGAACAACAATGTGCCGCCTAAAGCATTTAGTGGTGGTGCCCCTGCCCCTGTGGAGGGCTATGAAAACATGGGCAAGCCCGTGAATGCCATGCCCAATGTGGAGGTTCCATCCGACAACTATCCCGTGTTCAAGCCCAAGACGGGTTACAATACGGACGAGTACTCCAATTTCCCGAACTCGAATGCCGCCACGGACAAGTACTACGAGCAGTCAGCGTACGAGGAGGTGGCGAACGGCGGCTCCGATTTCGGCGGCAAGACGCAGTTTGGCGACAACTACCAGCAGCGCCGACAGGTCATGTCGTTGACGGGGAAGCCCATGGATGCCATCGACTTTAAGCACAACAACATGGCGCCCTTCTTCGGGGCCAAAATCCGGGGGCGCACCGCCGACGCCAATGTGCAGGAGTCGGTGCTGGATTCCATGAACGGCGCGGGGTCGCAGTGGGTCAGCAAGTCCGAAGTCGCCCCGCTCTTCAAACCGCAGGAGAATTACAACTACGTGTACGGCACGCCGAACACCAGCGACTTCATGCAGTCGCGCCAGATGCCGTCCAGCAACATGGCCAACGTGAAGCCGTGGGAGGAGGTGCACGTGGCGCCAGCTCTCGACAAGGGCTACACGGATGTGGGCAGCGGCGGCTTCAATTCCGGCATGGACGCGCGCGACAAGTGGGTGGACCGCAACGTGGACGAGCTGCGCGTGAAGACCAATCCCAAGCTGACGTTCGGCCTGGAGACGCACGAGGGTCCGGCGTACTACTACATTCAGAACGCGCCCACCGCCGCCACGCAGGGCAAGGTGGAGAAGTACATGCCCGACACGTATTATTTGAACACGCCCGACCGGTGGTTGACCACCACGGGTTTAGAGAAGGCGCAAACCGCGCGCCCCATCGAGGCCGACCGCTTCGTCAACCGTCCGTCCACCACGGCGGAGTACTTCGGCGCGGGCTCGGAGCAGAACGGCGCTGCCACCTACGCCGCCCCTGCGGTGGAGCAGTCCAAGCGGCAGCAGATGGACCCCAGCAAGCACCACGCCATCAACATGGCAGCGACAGACCAGAAGCCCGCATCCACCGGCGACCACGGGCGGCTGGGATACAAGGTGCTGCACAACAACCGCAGCACGACCACGAGCGCGGTGGCGCCGGGTGGCGTGTTTGGTGCCATTCGCGCCGCGGTTGCGCCGCTGCTGGAGGTGGTGCGCCCGTCGCGCAAGGAGAATGTCATCGGCAATCTGCGCGCGTATGCGAATGCGGGAACCACGGTTCCGGCTGGCACGGTGTTCAACCCCGCCGACCGCCTGCCCACCACCATTAAGGAAACCACGACCGGCTTGCTGGATTTCAACCACTTGAACTTTGAGCGCCAGACGAATGCGGGCTACCAGGTGGAGGAGCAGCAGCCCGTGGAGAATCAGCGCGACACGACCACGGATGTGGAGTATCTGGGGTCTGCCGGCGGCGCGGGGGCGCACATGGGCAACCAGGTGTACAACGCCGCTTACAACCAGCACAACAACAACAACAAGGTGCAGACGTCGTGGACGAACCAGGGCAACATGAGCCTGCTGAACCACACCGAAAACGTTAGCGTCCGCAAACCGCCGACCAGCATGTGCAACTACATGGGCGCTGCTGCACCGGGTCCAAACACAGTGAACATGCCGCCGTCCGTGGAAACCTACGGCAAGGCGCGCATGCCGCAGAACTACCCGCGCAACGCCATTGAGTGCGAGCGAATCAACCCCGAAATTTTAGACGCCTTCCGCAACAACCCGTACACCCAAAGCCTGAACAGCTACTGCTGCAGGTGAAGTGAACCACCTGAACCACCTGAACACCTGAACCACCTGAACACCTGAACACCTGAACCACCTGAACACCTGAACACCTGAACACCTAAACCACCTGAACACCTGAACACCTGAACACCTGAACACCTGAACACCTGAACACCTGAACACCTGAATCCCTTAAATAATTATATTTGTAAATATATAATTATACAACACAACTGACAATGAATTACTTTGTTTTATTTAGCCTGATTCTGATTGCAGCGAGCGTGGTTGTGTTGCTGCTGCCTTCTTCAACTGAAGAAGGGTTTGATAACAAGGCCCCCAAGGCCAAACCCGTACCGACATCCAATCACACAAAACAACCCGTGGCTGCAGGACAGCGCAACACATCCAGCACCGCTGGTTCAGCCGATGGCAGCTCGGAACACGGGCATCTGCTGGCCAACACGCTGGCCAAGCACGACCGCCTGGCAGAAGCCTTTGAAAACCGGGACGCCAAGGCAAAAACAAATGCAAACGCCGTGTCGTCAACCACCACACAAAAGAAGGGCATCGCATCCACCAGCGCGAACGCAGACGACGATGTCACTCCCCCAGTGGCTGGTTGCAACAAAAAATGCGTGAAGATTGGTGGAACGGGGCCCATGTTTGACCCAACGTTGGCGCTGGGTGGGAACTGCATCAATCCACCGCGTGCGGGTGGTGCGCCCGGTGAACTCGACTACTCCATAAAATTCTGTCCCGCATTCCAACCACCGAGTGGTCCAGATGGGAAGGACATGCGCGACCAAGACTGCATGACATGCGGATACTATAAATTCACCAGCAAATGCACCGCAGACCCGAACAATCCCAAAACCCCATGCAACTACGAAGATTACAAATATGTGGAATATCAACCCGGCCCAATGCCCGGAACTGAAGACAAAGGCGATGATGATGACGGCAGCACAGGCCCCAGCTGCAGCACATGTCAACTGGATTTTAATAAGAACACCCAGTGCGTGTTGCCAGGATGCTATTCTGACGGTCTGCCATTTCCCGACACCGATGGCTACAATTTTGCAGCAGGGTGTGTCATCAATGACGGCAGCCTTCCGGGTCTAGCGGGTCAACCGCCGGGATACTACTGCCCTCCCATAACACAGGGTCAATCGTATGATGCGGGCGGTGCATCCGGGGACGTGTGCTACACCACACAGGACCCGTCGAACCTGAACAGCTATGTGTTGGATTATTCCAAGTTTGTTAAAATGGACAACATGTGCTCCAACGACAAACCGAAATCCAACCGGAACTTCAAACCCGGAAAGGATGCGCCAGTGGACGGCAATCCAAGCAACAAACAGCGCAAACCCAAATCTGGCATTAATCAACACCAACACAGCGGTGCAATCAACGTGTACCACCACCGCGGCCAAAGCCATCAAGGCAACCAAAGCCATCAAGGCAACCAAAGCCATCAAGGCAACCAAAGCCATCAAGGCAACCAAAGCCATCAAGGCAACCAAAGGAAACAAGGGAACCATAAAGACAAATCCAACACATACATGGAACCCGAAGCAGGCGCCACTGTCCTTGGATATTTGTAATGAATTCAATGCATGAGTTCCAGCATGTCGGCCTTGTTGATGTGCGTCTCCTTCGCAATAATCTTCAGGATTTTGCGGTGCGCGGCTTCATCCTTCTCGATGTTCTTGTACAGCTCCTTGCAAATGCTCTGATACTCCATGTGCATCTTCTCCTTGGTCTCCCACCCGGGATGGGCCTCCATCCAATCCTGTATGACGCGTGTCTGATAGCACGACGTCATATAAATGAATTTCTTGACGTGTTCGTGTATGTCGTCCTTAATCCATTCGTCGCTCTTGATGTACATGGTTTCGCGTTTGGCGTCCGTGCAGTGAATGGGGCGCTTGTGCACATCCATTCCCTTCAAGTTGTTGGCAATGATGGAACCCACGCCCTCCACGATGCCGTTCGTCTTCGTGAATTCCAGGTCCTGCAGCGTGATTTTCAGCGTTTTCATGAAGTCGCTCAGCTTGACCGCATCCTTGCACTCCGTGTTCAAAAACACTTGAACGTTGAATTGATTGTTGTTGTGAATTGTTTGCGTGTTTGTCACATGCGCCACATGCGCCACCTGCGCGGGTTTTTCTTTTATTGTTTCAACAAACGTGGTCAACATGTCTTTGTGCATTGTTATCATGGTTTCCATAAACTTCTTCATATCGTTTGTATCCACCTCTTTTTTTGAATGTTGCTTATGTTTTTCAGTTTCACAATGCTGCACATAGTGGCTCTTTTTTTTGCAGTAATATTTGCATTCGTCGCAAACAAACTTTGCTCCATTCATGATTTGCTTATGTTTTTCAGTTTCACAATGCTGCACATAGTGGCTCCTTTTGTTGCAGATGTATTCACATGCTTCGCAAATGTACTTCGGTTTAGATTTTTCATTGTCCATTGCAATCAATTTGAGAGATGTTTATATAATGAAAATATTAAAAATTATGCTTTAAGCATTTTCATCATTGATCATTGAATTTTTCTGCTAATAAATGGTCTCAGCCTATCGCGAGCCTATTTAGGCTTTTTCCCTAGATGTCGCAGACTATTTTAGCCTATTTTAGCCTATTTTTATAGTGAAAAACAGCCTATTTTTGCCTATTTCGTAGGCTGTTTTTTAGGCTCATGTCCCAAAAATGCGTGCATTTTGGTGCCTTTTTTTAAGCTTTTTTTCGGACCAAAAAATCGGTTTTTTTTGCGCCATTTTTTACCAGACTGATATGCTCTCATTTTTATCGATTTATTACATAAATTAATTTTGTTATTTTTTCAAATTACTTTGCACAAGAGTCAAAAAATTTTCAGGAATTGGACACAAAAAGTATGTCCAAAAATGAGATCGTCGAAACCTTTTTGCGCAAAAACGCGCGGCACTAGGTAATTTGCGGAACTTTTTTGGGGCACGCGATGCGAGACCATACATGCAGTGCCGACATGGTGCATCGGTAAAATCGTAAATTTATCTAGAGAGAGAGAGAGAGAGAGAGAGAGAGAGAAATAGCTGTGCGAATTTATTTCGAATATCTCTCGAATATAATATATGATAATGCATTTAACAGCGAAAACGCGTCGGTTGTCTGCATGTCCACCCCCGAATGGAACGAGGTTTCCCAGGGCACTGCATGCATTTTCAAATCCCAAACAAGCGCAAAAGATGGCATACAAGTATTTAGGTAAATCAGCCAAATTGTATCCTGCAAGCAATCCTGTTAAAAAATACCGAATATGCGACCCAAAGTTGAAGCAATGGGTCAACTTTGGTCAAATGGGATATCAAGATTACACCCGTCATAAAAATAAAATGCGGAGAAAGAATTACTTGACGCGCACAACTGGAATGCTGGGCAACTGGAAGGACAACAAATACTCGGCAAACAATCTGAGTCGCAACATTTTGTGGTGATTTGGTGCCTTTTTTTAAGCTCGCTCGCTCGCGCGCGCGGCGCGCTTATTCCCAGACCACGACGGGGCCACCCGATGGCCACATGTCAAACGGGACCGCTTTGGTGGTTGACTGTTTTAGGGCCAGCAGCTTTTGCAGTGCGGATTTGCGGCGTTCCAGTGGGGTCTGCGCGGAGCTGGACGGTTCTCGGCGCGTGAGCTGTTTGAACCGCCATTCGAACTGCAGCGCGGCTTGCCAGGTGGGGAAGCCGGACACATGACATGCGCGGCGCCAGGTTTCGCCACGGGTCACTTTGGCGCCGGTGGCATGTGCTCCGCCACTAAGTTCCTTGTTGTGCTGGCGCAGGCGGCGTTCCAGATTCACGGTGGCTCCCACATACGTGGAGCGTTTGCAGGACGACTCCAGCAAGTACACGAAGAATTCTTTGGCTTCCTCTTCTTCTTCAACCACCACTTCATCTTCATCCTCGTTAGTTTGCATTATGTGTGTTATGTATTATTTATGTATTTATGTGTTTATTAGAAAATGAAAAATATACATTTTTTCATTTTTTTGATTTTCCATTTTTTTGATTTGAATTGCATTACCACATTCCGCCGCCACTTGCAGTCCTTCTGGGGGCAGCAGTGGGCACATCATCCGACACAATCGCGAAGTCGTCTGATTGTTGTGAATCAGCGTGTTCAAATGGGCTGTGTCGGTCGTATTCGTCGTGGTGGGCAGGATGGGCGTGGTGTGATGGCGTTTCGGACATCACGATGTCGTCGTTGTTGAATTCGGTGCTTTGGGTGTCTCCTGAGATGCAGCGACCCAGCGCACGACGGCACGCCTCGTACGCAACCGGCGTGTTGTCCGAATCGTGCTGAATGGAATGAACGCGGTCAAGTCCCATGCCAACGGCGTTGCGTTTCGCAGATGGGTCAGAACCGATGAACAGAATGGAATGCATCGGATTCCGTTTTTTGTTGTCGGAGATCATTTCATTGACGCCCGACTGTGTGTGCTTTTTGGAATCATTGTTGTCGCCGTCAGTGAACACGTACGTTGTGGCTGGAACTCCGGCACTGCTCGTGTTCATCTGGCCAATTGCAATCGCGACTGCATCCCACAATGCAGTCATTCCATCACATGCCAAATCGGTGGGTTTCATGGACGGGACATCGTGCACTGGAACTCGTTCACCCACCTGAATGTTGTCATGCGACGAGAATTTGATGATGCGAATATGGGCGCTGTGTTCACAAGGTGCGCGGTAGCGCTTTTGCAGGTCCCCAATGATTTCATTGATGCCTTTGGCAACCGGCACACGCTGGTCCTCCATGGAACCGCTGACATCCTGGACAAACGTGACGTCCATGTCTTTCGTTGCAATGGGAGGCAAGGCAATGGGGGGCAATTGGGGTTCTTCGATTTGGGTCTGATGGGTCTGCTGGATTGCATCGTTGCTTTCGGTTGCGTTGCTTTCGGTTGCGTTGCTTTCGGTTGCGTTGCTTTCGGTTGCGTTGCTTTCGACCATTGTTTCGTTGTTGTTGCTGGTTGTTGCTATTTTAAACTGTTTCATTTGAAAAGAGCCTTTCAATTTTTTTTTAATTGTGAAAAAAATGTTAATGCATGCATCATGTATCATGTAGTGGTGCATTTTTCATAAACGTGCTTGCATGCGCCGAATGTGGTGATTCCAATGAAAATCCACGATTGACTGTAAAAGTATTTAGACACGTCCAGCGCTTGGAGCGCGTAAGAACACACGGGATTTGCCATATTGAAAAATGTGACAATGTATCCATAAATACCGGGAGGCGCGCAGAACTGCACATATGTTTGTGCTGCGACCCAATGCAGCGATGCAAACGCAATGGGCATCAGCATGATGGAGACGATTTGATTGCCACGCATTGTTGGTTGTTAAATCAATCAATGCGTCGTCTTTTTAAATGATTTGCATCGATGATGTGATTTTTGGTTGCGTTCAAGTCAATCGCATGCGCATCATGTAATGCGTTCCTGCGGGCATGGCGTTGCGCTTCGTTGTGTTCGTTGTGGTTATCAAATCATCTCCAACGAACCACCGCATGGATGGCTTGTGCCAAAATTTTTTATAAAACACGGTTCCATGGGTGAGCATTGCGGCAACATAACTGAATGAACTGGCCGATGTGACCAGAGAATCCGCAAACACCAGCCCATTAAACGTGTCCTCCACCGATTCGTTCAAATGCATCACCACCGTCGTGGGCGAGTATTTTTTATATTCCGCGAATTCGGTCGTCGCATTTCCCTGCGAATAAATGTGAAATCGAATGGGTTTATGACCTTTGTAATTTGCGGTTATAAATCGCATGATTCCGATGTAATATGAATCCGATTCATTCTTGCGTCGGTGAATTCGCATGTCATCGGGGCTGTATTTGCGCACATGCACCGCTACATTGTAAAATGCAGCATCGTATGGAGTGTGTTTGCCTTCGAAAAACAGTCGTTGCACCCGTTTAAAAACAGCGGTTTCCAATAACCGCGTCAAATTGGCTTCGCAGAATGCGTAATTGTCAATGCCATTGTATCGTCGAATGGGCGCGGTTTCGTCCTTCTTCAAAAAATGAGTGTCTAAATTCATGTATCGAATTAGTCGGTCTGAAAACCCGGGGTCATTTGTGTAATTGTGTTCAAACTTCATGCGGTCAATGTTGGATGGAAACACGTATTGCACATGCGGCGTCATTGTGCATGTGAACAAAATGTCGAACACAATGTTCTGAAATTGGGCTCCAAATCCATCATTTCTTGGCTCGGTTGAAACATATGAAGTTTGCATTTACATTGTCTCTCTAAAAAAAACCACGACATTGAACTCCTTGTTTGTAGTGTTAGTGGCGTTTGTGGGGTTAGTGGCGTTTGTGGTTATTGCATTTGCATTTGCAGATTCGTGGGTGTCTTCGTTCCCGGTCTGGCTTGATTCCGCACAACAGAATCGCAAATATAAAGGTGAATGCACCCGCCATGACAAATATTTCGCCGACAAGCATCTGAATTGCCGGATTGGTGGATTGCTGGATTGATTTATAATTGCTTGGTGTTTCCCGGGTTAAATGCAATCAATTTTTTTCATTTGCGCGCATCATTATAATTTTGAATGAACCACTGCACTGTTTCGCGAAGTCCCTGGCGAATGGACGTGAATACGAACGGCGGGTTGTTGCCGTAAAGGCGTTTGAATTTGGAATTGTCCGCGGTTTTTTTGAACTGGCCGTCGGCTTGTGCGGTGTCATACACGACCTCGTTGCCAAACCCGACCGCATCGACAATGTGGCGCACCACTTGCGCGATGCTGATTTCATCGGCGGGGTCCACCGAGAGAATGAGGGTGCCAGCGCCATCGGCATCGGCATCATGCTTGGCATCGTAGCATTCCAGCACCCAAATCAGCAAATGCGCCAGGTCGCGCGAGTAAATGAACTGTCGTAAGGGCGCGCCGCTCCCTGCAACCACCAGCGGCACGCCCTGCTGCTTGGCCAGGTAGCACTTGTGAATGAGCGCCGGAATGACGTGCGCGTCTTCCAGATGAAAGTTGTCGTGCGGGCCGTAAATGTTGGTCGGAATGACGCACACGAAATTGTGGCCGTATTGTTCCCGATAGCATCGCGTCTGCACTTCCAGCATGCGCTTAGCGTATGCATATGCGTCATTGGATGCGTGCGGAGGGCCGGCGTGCAGCATGCCCTCGTTGATTTCTTTGGGTTTCGTCTTGTCATCCGGAAAAATGCACGTGGAGAGGCAGCTCACCACCTTGGACACGCGCAATTCGTGGCAGACGCGCAGCACGTTCATGTTGATGCGCACATTCGTTTCAAACATGTCCACCTTGCACCGCATGTTTTTGAACAGGCCGCCCACCGCTGCCGCCAAATGAATGACCGCAACAGGAGCAACGGCGCGAAAATACTTCAGGGTGGCTTCATAGTCGGTCATGTCGCAGTCGCGCGAGGACGCAAACACGAACTGATATTTTAATTCGGCGCCACACACGTCGCGCATCGCGGACCCCACAAGTCCGGACCCTCCGGTCACTAATATCGTGTCAAATTGGGGCGGATTCGATTGCATCGAACAAATATTTGAGAGAAAATACAGGTGCAATTATTAAATGATTTATATGCAAAACATTTAAATAGTATTTTGGTTGTTTTAATACACGCACACTAACAACACCAACACCAACACCAACACCAACATAACAGACACATTGAATGACATCGGCACCTGTACCAACAAAAGTGGCATTCATTACCGGAATCACGGGGCAGGATGGGTCATACCTGACCGAACTGCTTCTTAGTAAAAATTATTTAGTGCACGGATTGATCCGGCGTTCGTCCACCATGAACACGTCGCGCATCGAGCACATGTTTCACAATCCCGCGCTCAAGTTGCACTACGGCGACATGACGGACAGCGCGTGTCTGTACAAAATTATGAACCACATCAAGACCACGTATGTCTTGGAACGACTGGAGATTTACAACTTGGCAGCGCAATCACATGTCAAAATCTCGTTTGAGATGCCGGAATACACGGCCGACACGGATGCATTCGGCACGCTGAAACTGCTGGAAGCCGTCCGCAACAACCAGCTGGACGCCGTTGCGCGGTTTTATCAGGCATCCACCAGCGAGCTGTATGGCAAGGTGCAAGAGATGCCGCAGCGCGAGACCACGCCGTTTTATCCGCGGTCCCCTTATGCGGTTGCGAAGCTGTATTCATACTGGATTGTCAAGAATTACCGCGAGGCGTACGGCATGCACGCATCCAACGGCATTCTGTTCAATCATGGCGGAGTGCGCCGCGGCCACAATTTCGTGGAGCGAAAAATCACTCTGGGACTCGGCAAAATTATGCGCGGTGAGACGGACCGGCTGGTCATGGGCAACATTGATTCGGAGCGCGACCTGGGCAGCGCGCAGGATTATGTGGAGGGCATGTGGTTGATGCTGCAGCAGGACACGCCGGATGACTACGTGCTGGCCACGGGTGAGACACACAGCGTGCGCGAAATGATTGAGCTGGCATTCAGCATGGCGAACATAAAATTAAAGTGGCGCGGCACAGGCGCGGATGAAGTGGGCTACGACGAGGCCACCAACAAGGACATGATTTTCATTGACCCGAAGTATTACCGCCCGACGGAGGTGGACGTGCTTTGGGGGGACGCATCCAAGGCGGCACGCGTGTTGGGATGGCGGCCGCGCACCTCGTTCCAGCAGCTCATTGCCGAAATGGTGCAGCAGGACACGCAAACCGTGTATAAACTCATTTGATGCGGGTTGGATTGATGATATAATTTAGTGCATTTATTTATATGTATTTTGATTTGATTTATACGCACATGTTCAGTCAACATGTGCTTATTTTACTCATTTTACTACCACTTTACTAACATTTTATCAACAATAATCGTAATCATCATCGTAATCGCTGTCGATAAACTGGCGAAAGGGGCAGCAGTCGGACACGAACTCCACGAACTCAACGCGCTCCATTTTGCGCAGCTGTTGGGCTGAAAGCAACAAGCGAATCTTGGCTTGGTCTCCGAACTGTGCCAAACGCTCGACCACGCAAATGCCGGTCTCGTCGCGTCCGCCCGACGCGCCAACAATGTACACGGGTTTCATAGTGCGCACTTCGCGCTCGTCAGTGCTGATAGTGGCGCCGCGACAATCGCGCAGGTTGAAGAACATCATGCTCTTGGTCATTGTATTGATGGCATTGAATATGTATTAAAGGCATTGTCCGGTCATTTATTATTCTTTATCATTCATAATATTCATCATTCTTCCCGGTTTTATTATTTCCATTTTCTCTCAAATGCAGATGAACGAACTTGCAACAACCAATAAACCTCGAGTTCGCATCGTGAAAAAACCCGTGTCCGTGGGCGAAGTGCTGGACATTCACGGCGACATTAAGCAGAAGCTGCAGTACTTCATTGCGCAAAAGAAAATCCCGAACATCATATTCCACGGCGTGTCGGGATGCGGCAAAAACAGCCTCGCATGGAATTTCATCCGCCGCATTTACGGGAACGACAAGGCAGCCGTGAAGGATTACGTCATGCACGTGAATTGCGCGCACGGCAAGGGCATCCGCTTCATTCGCGAGGACCTGAAGTTCTTTGCCAAAACGAACGTGGACCTGAAGGACGGGGAGATATTCAAGAGCGTGGTGCTGCTGAATGCGGATAAGCTGACCACGGATGCGCAGTCGGCGCTGCGCCGGTGCATTGAGCTCTTCAACCACTCCACGCGGTTCTTCATCGTGGTGGAGGACAAATACAAGCTGCTGCGCCCCATTCTGTCGCGGTTCTGCGAGATCCACGTGCCTGAACCGACCATAAACGGACAGCAGGTGAATCTGCACACTCACCTGTTGCAAAAAACGTTTGCCGGCACCGCATTGGACAAACTCAAGCAGCAGCGCGCCGAGTGGTTGCAGAAGGAGGTGTCTGTTGCACAGACCTACTCGCACGGCGACCTGATTGCACTGGCCGATAAATTGCACGAACGTGCCTATAGCAGCATTGATTTGTTGGGATGGCTGGAAGCGCGCCCCGATTCCGAGATTCCGTCGGACAAAAAATACGAGAAACTCATCGCCTTTCAAAAGGTGCGCCACGAATTTAGGAACGAGAAATTGCTCATGATGTTCATGTTGCATTTTATGCTATTTCGTTCTGATGCCAGTTTAGAAAATATATCATTTATGTAAACCTAAACCGAAACATAACATCACAATAGAATGGACGACTTTTCTCTCGTAAGCCTGCAGGAGTCGCGCAACGAGTGGTGCGCGCGCTTGGTCAACATTTTAGCGCCCATGACGGCGGAGGGCTTCCGGTCCATTTTTGACGAAGCGTGGAAGCTGTGCGAGCAGAACAATGAGACGGGGAAATATTTGATGACATTTCAGAATTTTCTCTCGCGCGTGCCGAAATGGAATGCCACCATCATTGAGCAGGAGACGCAGCGCATCGTGGACCGCAGCGGGTGCGGGTATTTAGCCGACCTGGTGACGTGCGTGCACATCATTCAGCTGAAGAGCCTGACCTGCATGCGCGTGGGGTGCAAACAGAAGAAGGTGGACATCGACGTTCCACATCTGAACGATTTTGTGCACAAGGTGTACGTTCACTGCGCGCGCAAGCTATACACCAACGTGTATTTGTTCGAGCGCGGCATTCCTCCCCTTTCCACCCAGAAAAATATGAGAGAAATTGAGATAATTATTAAGGAGTGCATTCTGGACAGCATTCGTGAGAGCATCCCCCTTGAAATGATTCTTAAGAATTACATGGATGAAACCATAGAAGACCACACCGAAATAAAAATAAAGGAGGAAATCGTGTCGCAGGAACCGGTTCCAAGTGCCGCTGCGAATGCGCCGAATCCGAATGTTGCTGTTGCAAATGCTGCAAACACCAGTGCAATGGCCGCAGCGGGCATTGAACCCACTTCTGTGGATGCATTTCCCAGCGTGTCTTCCTCTTCTTCTTCTTCTTCTTCTGCCGACAACAGCAACAACAGCAACAGCAACAGCAACAACAGCAACACCAACAATAACAACAACAGCCATAGTAGCACCATTAAATTCAATGACACTGACAGCGCCATCGACATGAATAATGCGGAGCACAGCATTCATGCCCCCAAAACGGAGGAACGCCTGGAACAAATCAGCAACGAGCGATACATGCAGCGCAAATTGCAGGAGGAGGAGGAGGATGATGGGGATTTGGACCGGCTGAAAATCGGCGAAGACGTGCAGCTGGATGTGTTTGACGTGCACCCCATGGAAGAACCGTCGCTCAAAATGAATTTTGACGCGCCCGAACTGGACGACATTGAAATCTTGGCCTAAAAATACGCATGCATCGAATTCGTAAAAAGGGCCAAATGTTTCGTTTGGGTTAGTATATACTTTAGCAAAGTCAATCATTAAAACAATACATGAACAGCAACGCTTACATTGTCAGCGGCATCATCGCCTTCGTGTTTTTGGTGGCCAAGTTTCTGGAGATGCGCTTTTCCGGCGCCAATAACAATGCGAATACCAACGAGGGTGAAGACAATGGTGGAGTTCAACCCAAGCCGCTTAAATTCCTGTTGCGCGACACACTGCTGGTGTACGTGTCGTCTCTGTTCGGGTTCTACATCATTGCGCAGTTTGAAGAGCACTCTACCATAAATTCAGCCGTCAAAGATGTGGCGGCATTCACGGGCGGCCCTGACTTTTAAGCTCATGAATAACCTTGTAAATTCATTATTGTTATTAAAATGTATTAAATGTATGCAATTATTAATTTACAATTGCATAATAATTTTCAATGAACAACCTTCCGAGTTGGACCCATTATTTGCAGCAGTTTGCCGAGATGGGACCCGACGCATTTCATAAGAGTTCAAACAATCGCTTGAATGCAGGCAATTTCTGCGTCATTGTGGAGCCGCGCCAGCACCCGAATTTAATACCCGTCATTAAGAACTTCATGTATTTGCTGCAGCACACCGGGTGGGGACTCGTCGTGTATCACAGCCCCGACAATGAAAGATTCGTCAAGGACGGCTTAAAGGACGCCCTTTCAGATCTCGAAGTGCATTACGTGCGCATGGCTCAATCGAATTTGACCACACGCGAATACAGTTCGATGCTGGGCAATCCGATGTTTTGGCAGTGTTTGCTGGACGGATTCAAATGCGAACACGCGCTCATTTTCCAGTGCGATGCGCTGCTGCTCAAAGGCGGCAAAGCCATCGACGCGTTCCTAAAATACGATTACGTGGGTGCGCCGTGGCCCAATGACGGGATTGTTGCGGCGCTGCCGCCAAATGGTCGGCGCGTTCGGTTCAATGTGGGCAATGGCGGCCTGTCGTTGCGCAATGTGCGCGCCATGCTTGCCATCACACGCAAGTATCCGTATCCCCATGACATGGGTCTGCCCGAGGACGTGTATTTTTCGCACTGGCTGAAGGTGCACGAACACGAGTATTGGCTTCCCACCAGCGAAGAAGCGACCGCATTCGCGATGGAACATGTGCACAACCCGAATGCGGCAGGACTGCACGCGCCGTCGCCGGCGTTTCAAAATGAATGCAATGCCATGATAGAGGCTGCCCACCAACTAATAAAAAATAAATAATAAAAAATCATTTAAAGATTGATTGATGATGTAATGCATCAACCAATCCAATCCAATCCAATCCAATCCAATCCAATCCAACCATGGCAACGGCATCAAAGACAAAGAAGGCAATCGGCATTGATTTGGGCACCACGTATTCGTGCGTGGGTGTCTGGCAAAACGAGCGCGTGGAAATCATCGCCAACGACCAGGGCAACAGAACCACGCCGTCTTACGTGGCATTCACGGATGCCGAGCGCCTCATCGGCGATGCGGCAAAGAATCAGGTCAGCATGAACCCAGAGAACACCATTTTTGATGCGAAGCGGCTCATCGGCCGCAAAATCGACGACGCCAGCATTCAAAGCGACATGGTGCACTGGCCGTTCAAAGTGATTGCCAAAGACGGCGGCAAACCTCACGTTCAGGTGGAGTTCAAGGGCGAGCAAAAAACGTTCTCACCCGAGGAAATTTCGGCCATGATTTTGATAAAAATGAAGGAGATAGCGGAAAGCTACTTGGGAACCGAAGTGACGGACGCGGTTGTGACGGTTCCCGCTTATTTCAACGACGGGCAGCGCCAGGCCACCAAGGACGCCGGCGCCATTGCGGGCCTGAACGTGCTGCGCATCATAAACGAGCCCACTGCAGCGGCCATAGCGTACGGCCTGGACAAAAAAGGGAAGGGCACCAGCACGAAAGAGCTCAACATTCTGATTTTCGACCTGGGTGGCGGCACGTTTGACGTGTCATTGTTGACAATTGACGACGGCATTTTTGAGGTCATTGCGACGGCGGGCGACACGCACCTGGGTGGCGAGGATTTTGACAACCGACTCGTCTCGTGGTGCCTGCAGGAGTTCAAGCGGAAGCACAAGAAGGACCCGTCGGGAAACAATCGGGCATTGCGTCGACTGAGAACGGCGTGCGAGCGCGCCAAGCGCACCCTGTCGTCGTCAGCAGAAACCACGATTGAGGTGGACGCGCTGTTTGACGGTGTGGATTTCGCAACGAAGATCACGCGCGCGAAGTTTGAGGAGCTGTGCATGGACCTGTTCCGCGGCACCATTGACCCCGTTGACCGCGTCATTCGTGATTCCAAGATTTCCAAGAGCAGCATTGACGAGATTGTGCTGGTGGGCGGGTCCACGCGCATTCCCAAGGTGTGCGCGCTGCTGTCCGAGTATTTCAACGGTAAAGAACTGAACCGGTCCATCAATCCGGACGAGGCGGTGGCATACGGGGCGGCGGTGCAGGCGGCCATTCTTACGGGCGACCAGTCCAAGGCCACGCAGGACATCCTGCTGCTGGACGTGGCGCCGCTGTCGCTGGGCATAGAGACGGCGGGCGGCGTCATGACCAAACTCATTGAGCGCAATTCCACCATTCCGTGCAAGAAGAGCCAGATTTTTTCCACGTACGCGGACAACCAGCCGGGGGTGCTGATTCAGGTGTTTGAGGGCGAGCGCCAGCTGACCAAGGACAACAACATTCTGGGGAAGTTCCAGCTGGACGGTATTCCGCCTGCGCCGCGCGGCACGCCGCAGATTGAGGTGGTGTTTGACATGGATGCCAACGGCGTGCTGAACGTGAACGCCACGGACAAGGCGGGCGGCAAGTCCAACAAGATCACGATCACGAACGACAAGGGGCGGCTGTCCAAGGAGGACATTGAGCGCATGGTGTCGGAGGCGGAGAAGTACAAAGAGGCGGACAGCCGGCACAAGGAGCGCATCGATGCCCGCAACGGCCTGGAGAACTACATTTACTCCGTGAAGAACTCCACAGAAGACGCAAAGCTGAAGGAGAAGCTGTCGGAGGAGGAGCGAAGCACCATTGATGCGGCGTGCAAGGAGTCATTGGAGTGGCTGGAGTCGGCGAATGTCGAGACCGAGACCGCTGATTACGCGGCCCAGCAGAAAAAGTTGGAGGGCATTGTTGCGCCCATTGTGGCAAAGCTGTATGGACAAAGCCAAGGAACCACAACGCCTTCTGATTCTGGTCCCAGCGTGGAGGAGGTGGATTAACCGAATAAACGAGTAAACGAGTAAACGAGTAAACGAGTAAACGAGTAAACGAGTAAACGAGTGGAACGAATGTTCATTGTGTTGTGCACATTGCAACACACAATGGTGTAAAATTTATAGAAGCGCGCGCTGAAACAGGAACCACACGTCGTATTTGGTCCCTTCTTCGCGACAGATGTGGAAATGGGATTGCGTGTCTTTTGAAAACACGCAATGTGCAATGATTTGTTGGTCGTCCTTCACGAGGCGACCCCTGGACAGCTGCTCGTGCAGCTTGGCATCATACGCGGTTGCCCACCACTCCGCCTTGGTTTTGTGCAGCATGAAAAACCCGCCTGCGATGAAATTCAGGCGCGGGTCCAACATCTGCGCATGCGGGGGTCCATTGATGGACCGAATGCAGTACTCAATTTGGGTCCAGTTGTTGTTCACGCAGCCGTAATAAATTTTCGCGGGATTAAGCGCCGCGATTTTTTCGGGATTGGGCCATCCGCGCAGCTGCGACATGGACAGGTCCATTGCCGGTCCGGTGGTTCGACCCCGGAAATACCCAATGTCGCACCAGCCGTAGTAATCCGTGTCGAAATACTTTTGAGTCGCGGTTTCATGCACAAAGTGCACCTTTTCGGACCACAGCGCATTCACGCGCCAATCCACCAACTTATTAAGTAGCGCATTTTTTTCGTGATTTGCAATCCATAGGTCCTTTAGCGCGTAGTTGCGAAAGGATTCAAACGGTTTCACGATGACGCGAATGCGCGGATTAACGGCGGCATACGCATCAAAATTAAACGCGGCGCGGCCTGCCTCGTCGGTGTAAATTACCAGGTTGTATGCGTGCACATTGGACAGCATGTTGCGGATCCAGGGGGAGTACACGCTGAAATCAAACTTGGCCTTGAATTGGTACCAACACGTTGAAAACGTGATGTCATTGGACATTAAAATATTCCAATAATATTCAATATGATAATAATATAACGAAATTCATTTAAATCAATGATGTTTACAATTTATAAAAAAATAATAAGTCCCGAGACAAGTCCGGTGTTGGGACCAGCAACTCCGAGAGAAAGCTCATCAGCGCAAAGCTCATCGGCAGACATTCAAAGTCCGAAAATGCAAAGCATGCCGACCCCTATGGAAACATTTTCATTGTGTGATTGCTGCAGCACGAGGACCAAGCAACCACAACCAGCACAACCAGCACAACCAGCACAATCAATGCAACCAGCGCAGCAACCAGAAAAACCGGATTCAGTGTATGAGTTCAATCATGCCACACATTACACATACAATGCAACCACGCCACGAATGGTGTGGGAGTTTGACATCAATGTTAAACCGAATCCAAAACATTAGAATTGCATTTGATATTTATAATATTTATAATATTTATAATATTACACAATCATCATAATATGAGATATGCAATATTTGGCATTTTTTTTATAATATCATTTCTTATATTAGCATTAGTTGTAGTAAAATATAATTCACATGCTTTGCATAAATTGTCTAGCGACGATTTGAAATGGTTATTCAAAAATAAAAAAGCGAAATATTTATCAAAAAACAATGTGGATAGACATTATATTATTGCATATAATGATGATAATACATTTACAACTGATAGGTATGTAAATAATATTAAGTCAGGAAGAAGTTATGGAACATATTCGATTGAACCGAATGGCACATGCAATGTGTTTTATGAGCATGTAAGTCCATCTGTTAATCGTGATAGTTTATTTAACCCAATGAACAAACATTATGCAACTTTATCTAATTATACAATTGGACCATTTTATTTAGTTGATAAAACAAATTTTTATGATTCCACAACTGTCATCAATGTGTATTATTATTGCGAATACTGCAATCGTGTGATGGCATTTTACCCGAAATAGGCAAACCTTGTTTTATTTGATGTGGTTGTGTTATTTTTTGAGAGGTTTCATCTGCATGTGCACGCCGCGCGATTGTTGTTCCATTCGACGCCGAATGAGCTGCTGTTTGTCCAAATCCAGCATCAAATGCCCGTAATTGGTCATGCGCTGTTCAATGTCGCTGTAATCCTCGCGCTGCACCACGCTGAGCGGCGTGATCAGGAACCAGCGATGCTGGCGCTGCAGTTCGAACCAGTATCGGTCAATGGCGTAGTCCAGCTTTTGCGCGGGATGGCGCATGAGCTGGTGAATTCCTGCGCGATAATTGTCGATGAGAATGTCATAGTAGTGCGCACGCACAATGTAGCCCGTGGTGGTTTGACAGTTGCTGACCTGAATGCACGCGTCATTCACAACCTGAAACGGCGGGATGTTGTTGCCCGCCAGAAGCACCACATCCCAGCCGGGGACCGTGGACATGAAATTAGACAGCTGCGTTAAAAACAGCGGCACGTTCGTGAATTGGATGTCGTCCTCGCACACAAAGACCTGGTCCCAGTTGCGCTCTTTGGCAATCTGAATGCAGCGCAGGTGGCTCATGCTGCATCCGATTGCCCCGTTCACCACGTGTTTTATGGCGTTGAATCTCTCGACCTCCATGTTCGGAATGCCGCTCTTGAGGGCGGCCAACTGAGCTTCCACGTGCACGCGTCGGTCTTTGCGTGAATCCAAATTGATATACAGAGTGGGCAGAGGGGTGTTCATGGTTGTATTATATACTTTCATTCATCTTTTAAATTTAAACAAATGAATATTTAAAATTACATTTGACACATAATTGTAAAAATTGATTAATTTTTTAACCGTGTAATACAACCAATACCCAATACCCTCAATTCATGCACTCTCTGTATTTTGACGGCTGCAGCAAAGGCAATCCCGGGCGCGCAGGGGCAGGCGCAGTGTTGTACAATCCGGCAGGGGGCGAAGTGTTTGCGGAATCGGTGTTTGCGGGACACAGTGCAACCAACAACGTGGCAGAATACACGGGACTCATTCTGGGATTGAACGAGGCGCTGAAACACGGCATAACGGAACTGCATGTGTGCGGAGACAGCCAGCTCGTTATACGACAAATGCAGGGCAAATACAAGGTGAATTCTCCCAACCTGGTGCCGCTGCACCAATGCGCGACCACGCTTGCATCTAAATTTTCGAAAATCGAGTTTGAACACGTGTATCGCGAGCAAAACAAACGCGCGGATGCGCTGTCAAACAGGGGGGAGACGAGCTCCCCCTAACCCCCCCCCCTACTGCGCTGACCATGGGTTCTCCGGTAAGGAGGGGTTCGGGGAACTACGTTCTCCGGTAAGGAGGGGTTTGGGGAACTACGTTCTCCGGTAAGGAGGGGTTCGGGGAACTACGTTTCCCGCCCGTACCATTTTTTATTCACTTGCAGCATGTCGTTCATGTAATCAACCCGCTGGTTGGCAATGTCGCTGTAATCCGGGCGCTGTATGACCGAAATGGGCACAATCAGGTACCATCGGCCTGTGCGCTGCAACCGTTTCCAGTATTGGTCAACAGCGTATTTGGGCTGCTCGTTCGGTTGCGCAATCAGATTTTGCAGTCCCTCCTTAAAATTCGCCAACATGGTTTCAAAATAGGGGCGACGCACCAAATAACAGGTGGCCGTCTGACAGTTGGCAACGCGCACGCATTCGGGCGACACTTGGCGAAAGGGCTGGTAGTTGTTGCCGGCCAGCAACAGCACGTCCCAAGAATCGCCGAACCGTTTGAAAAACTGGTTCACCTGATACACGAGTTGTCCCGGATTGGTTATGGTGGCGTCGTCTTCGCATATCAGCACGTGGTCCCAGTTGTTGCGAATTGCGAGTTCCAAACACGCGACGTGGCTGGTGCTGCACCCAATGGCGCCGTCCGCATTGCGAATCGCCGAGAATCGCTGTGGTTTCAGTCCCATCTTGTTGAATTGCGATTCAAAATGTATGCGGCGGTCTATGCGCGAATCCAGATTGATGTACACCACATTATTTATGTCGTGAAATAGATGAAGCATTGGTTTGATGGTAGTTATATATTTGCTTTAAATAAAAATATATAAATAAACGAGGAAACGAGGCAACGCAACGCTTATTCTGTCATGATGCCATGATATCTTAAAAAGTGCATGAAATGCTTGTTGTATGAGTATTTATCGGCAACCACCGCAATATTGGTGTCCGTCATGGCCGTTTTATAAGGATACTTTTTGAAAAAGTGCTGGCGTTTAATAATGCCAATGTTCTGCAGCACCGTCGCCCATTTGCAGCACGTGGTGTTCAGCGGGATTCGCATGTCGTTGTTTGAAACTACTGCAAACGGCTGCGAATGCCCTTTGTTCATCAAATGTCCCGTAATTCCCAGCTCGTACTGCGAAATTGCGGCCTGGTGGTTTGCGGGCAGTCCCTGCATTTCAAAATAGGACACGATGTCGCCCACCGTCGGCGCGTTAAAACACATGAAATACGACTGCAAATGGAACACGCACTCGTGGCTGCTGGTCAATCCCGCAAAATCATGCGGCTCACCGTCGGGTTCAAACAGGTGCTTAATGGAGCTTCCGAATGCGCCCACATCCACGACCACGAAGGAATCGTTCATGAAACAGAGCCGCGCGGCGTGCTTCAAGGTTGCTGCGGTTTGCATGATGAACAACCCGTAATTTCGAAAATCGCTCTTCAAATTGTAGGCCAGCAAATGGAATTTGTTGTAATCCGGATAACTCAGGTTCCATTTGTGCGGACAATTGGTCAAAATGATGATGTAATCGAAATAGTGCTCAATGCACTCCAGGGTCAGGATGTTGTAGCTCTCCACTTCGTCGCGCTCGGAATAATGCGAATAAATGGCAACCCGTTTACCGCTGAAATCCAGCCGGTGAATCAACTGAGTGTGCGCATAATTGGCGGCGATGGCATGAGACACCTCGGACAGCATGAGCATTTTCTTTATCCCTGCCGTGTGTTTTTGAACGTGGTCTTCAAACCGGTGTTCCATGGATTGCATGAACTCATTCTTTTCGGCTTCAATTCGGCGCTTGAATTCCTGTTCGTTGCACCGGACCTGCTCCCGTTCTTCTTCCAATCGCGTTTTCAATTGGGCGGCTTCCTCCATGCGACCCAAAAACTGAACCAGTTGCTCCTGTTCATTGCGCTGGATTCGCTCCCGTTCGTCTTCCAATTGTCGTCTCACGGTGTCCAATTCCTTTGTTTTTGCATTCATCATCTCCGCACACCGCGCGTCCAGCCCCCGTTTCATGACACCCAGCTCGTCCATGTTGGCTTGTCGCTGCGCAACGGCGTCCTTCTGCATCCGGTGTGCCATGTGCTGCCGGTCCTGCTCCAGCTGGTGTTTCCCGGCTGCCAGTCGTTCGCGTTCCTTATCAAACTCTGCGTGAAATTGTTGCACCATGGCAGCATGACTGGCTGCGCATTTTTCGGACTCGCGTTTGAGAGCCAGGCGCAGTCGCATGCATTCGGCATCCAATGCGGCATTTTTCGTGGCGACATCATTCTGCATGCGCGTCATTTTGTGCATTTCCAACTGCATGGCGCGCTCCTCCCTTGCAGTCATGTGTTCTATTTGAACTACTTTGAACTACAATAATTTAAACTATAATTTGAAATTATTTTTATATATTGATTTTAGCATATTGATTTTAGCATATTGATTTTAGCATATTGATTTAACCACATCATGTCGCATGATGTCGCATCATGTCATATCATTATATATGATTTGAAATACTCATCGTTTTTCAGCGTGTCCATGTAATGAAACAACCGCTTGCGGCGAGCCATTGCGTCGCAATTTGCGGGGTTTGTCTCATAGACCACAATGTCCTGTATCACATCCATCTTTCTATTTTTGGGTTTCATGCCATAGTATCCCGCAATGTGCTTCAGTTGCTTCATGGTGTAATTCATCTCATAATCAAATGACATCGCCGTTGCACAATCCATCTTGAAAAAATCAATGTCCTCAAAATCCGGGTCCTCCAACGCAGGGTTCGGGTCGTCCTTATTTGGGTCATTGTTTAATTCATCATTCAACGTTTGCATCAGGCTGTCATACGTGGACACAGACGACTCCATTGCACTCGCATCGGCGGCGGCTGCATCGTCGTTTATACACAATTCAATGGATTCCGATTCCTGCATTTAAGAACACCTCAAACATAAACACAATGATTAAATTGTTTTTATGTATTGTTTCGCATTGAATTGTTTTGGATTGGTTTGGATTGTGTTGGAATTACTTTCGAACCACCTTATTTTTTTCAATTTCATCCAAAATGTCCATGTGCTTGAAAATGGTTTTATTGGTTATGCTGGGATACTTTGCATTTTTGGGTTTCAATTGACTGTTGAACGCCACCTCATGCATGATCGTGGCCCATTCGTCGACATGTCCGATGCTCAAAAACTGGTGCGCATCCTTCAAAATAATGAACAAGTTTTCGGTCAGCTCCTCCACCTCGTTGGTTCGGTCCGCCTGTCGCAAGTGTTCCTGAATGAGCGACTGCAACTGCTGCACAATGTCCACGATTTTGAATGTGGTTATGACCCCCTGATGCATTAAATTCACGATGAACATGCTCATGGCGCGCCGTTTGTCGTTCGTCTTGTTGATTTCGCAAAACCGCGCGTAATCCTTCTTCGCGTCGGCGTGCTCAATGGTGTTAAACAGCGTCATGAACTGCTCGAAATTCGATTGAAACACGTCCTTAAACACGGAGTCGTACTTGTGCAACAGCTGGCGAAACAGGCGCGCGTACACCGCCGAAAAAAAGTGATTGGAACTGGCTGTGTTGAAAATGGCAGCACCCACCGTCAGCAAATGCTCGGGTTCGTCCTTCAGGTCGTCGATGCGCGCGCACAGTGAGCCAAACACTTCTTCATACGTCTTGTCCGTGATTTTGTTCAGGTCAGACCGAATGCCGTCCAAATGCGCGTCAATGCCTTGACGCTTTTTCAACTCCGTGGTCTGAAACGTGCGTATGGATTCCCAGTCGTCTTCCGTGATTTCAGTGGTGGTGGCGCGGGGCTTTTTTTTCGGTGCTTGGTCGTCGGGCTTGTCGCGTTTGGGGAACACGGGGGTCTTGACATAAGACGGTGCACCCACCTGGTCAGCTATGCGCGAAATCAAGTCCATCATTTGCTGAGGCAACTCGCACTCAAACCCGTTCCACGTTATGGCTTCAAAATCAGATATCTGATACACCGGAGTTGTCCGAACATCTGCTGTTGCCGTTGCCGTTGTCATTGTCGTTGTTATGGGCCGAGGAACTATTTGTATTTCGCGCGCTTTGTTTATATTCATTTCATCTAAAATATTTTTAATTATTGCATTGTCAAGTGGTGCCTTTTTTTAAGCCAGAATCAAACCCGGATTCAAAAATAAAATAATTAAAAAATGGCTTAAATACACCGCTGCATGCTAAAACAGCGCACCCATTCTACATCATGACCGCACCCCCTCCCAGCATTGTTCCTCCCGCCCGTGAATTTGAGGCATGGGAAGACATCCCCGATTTAAATCCGCAGCTCATGCGCGGCATATACGGCTACGGCTTCGAGAAGCCCAGTCCCATTCAGCAGAAATCCATTCTATCCATCATTGACGGCCGAGACGTCATTGCCCAGGCGCAGTCGGGCAGCGGCAAGACCGGCGCATTTGCCATCGGCGCATTGAACCGAGTTCGCCTCGATTTGAAGCAGCCGCAGGCGCTCATCATCGCTCCCACGCGCGAGCTGGCCAAGCAGATTCACGACGTCGTGAAGGACCTGGCGTCGCAAATGGTCGGGCTCAACGTGCAGCTCCTCATCGGCGGAACGTCCACGGAGGATGACGTGGCCGACTTGAAGGCCAACTGCCCGCAGGTTCTCATCGGTTGCCCGGGTCGCGTGCACGACATTCTGCGTCGTCAGCCCGCCATTGGGCGCGGCATGCAGATGCTTGTGTTGGACGAAGCCGATGAAATGCTGTCGGCGGGATTCAACGAGCAAATATACAATATTTTCCAGCAGCTGAACACGAACGTGCAGGTGTGCTTGTTCAGCGCCACCATGCCGCCCGAGCTGCACTCGCTGTCGGACAAGTTCATGCGCGACCCCGTGCGCATTCTGGTGAAGAGCGAGATGCTGACGCTGGAGGGCATCAGCCAATTTCACGTGGCTTTGGAAACGGACCACGACAAGTACGCCACACTGAAGGACCTGTTCACGCGCATTTCCGTGTCGCAGTGCATCATTTACTGCAACAGCATCCGGCGCGTGAGCGACCTGGCCGAGGCGATGACGAACGACGGCTTCCCCGTGTGCTGCATTCACAGCGGCATGGAGAAGGACGTGCGCGACAAGGCGTACCAGGAGTTTCGCAGCGGGGCGCACCGCGTGCTCATTTCGTCCAACGTGACGGCGCGCGGCATCGACATTCAGCAGGTGAGCACGGTCATTAATTTTGACATGCCGCGCGACGTGCACACGTATTTGCACCGCATCGGGCGCTCTGGACGCTGGGGGCGCAAGGGCAGCGGCGTCAATTTTGTGACGCGCCGCGACTTTCGCAAGCTGAAGGAGATTGAGTCGTATTACGGAACCGCAATTCCCGAACTGCCTTCCAATTTCGGACTGAATTAATGGAACGCAACCCATGCAACCCATGCAACCCATGCAACAAATGCAAAAAAATCTAATGCAAAGAAATGTAATGCAAAGAAATGCAACGAAATATATATTTAATATAAAATTAATTATATATCCATGTTTTTTTTGCCGTTTCTTCCGCTGACAACCGTCATGGTCTCAATTTTCGTGTTGACGGTTAAACCCAAATGCTATGAGTTTGATTGCGTTGATTTAATGCAGGACAGTTTAGATGGCGATGTGTGCTGGTGCTATGAAGAGGGCGGATTTGGATGCTTTTGCTGCACCGCGTGCCACGATGATTCGTCGGAGGCATTTCATGCCTACGCCAAATAATCGTGAAACAGGTTGTCCACATACATGGGGGTCAGCTGCGGATTGTACAAGTAGCAATTGCATTTGCCATCCACGTGATAACTGCCGTAATGATTGCCGCCGCAGTTGCAGTATCCGGGGGCCGGCAGCATCGGGTCCGGCGTAAACAGGCACCAGCCTTTCGGATAGCCTTGCTCCACGCACGCCGACCAGTTTTCATAGCCTTCCTTCTTCGGGTAGCCTTCTTCATATGCTGCATGCTTGTAATTGTACCGCGCAATGCAGTAAATCAACATGACGAATAACCCCCATTTCATGTAAGTTTGCATTTCGAATTGCTATTTATAATTATCATGATATTTTTTAAATTTAATAAAGTTATACGCTGGATATATTTCGGTTGCGGTTTTGACGTTGTATTTTTGCAACACGTCATACACCGTGTTGTACAACAAGGGCTGACCTCCTCCGCAATTGAACCCAGGAATGTGCACAAAATATGCAGACTGTCCAAACAGTTCGCCGAATGATGGGCTGTCTGTCAATTGCGCCTGCGTGTGCAACCCAAAATTTACGCCGGATGTGCAGGTGTGCAATAATTCGGCATTCATGTCCAAATGCATTTGGTCAGGGAACGCATTGGTGTACGCACCCACTGCCATTTGGTCATCTGTAAAATTGTTGTCAATGCCCCATTTGTACAGGGCAAGCAAGTCTTTTGCGTATCCGCACAATAATCCGCTGTTTATGTATTTCCTGCAGTGGTCATTGTGCTTAACGTGCATGCCGTGATGCTCAAAATATGGACCGAGCCATGCAACCTGGAAATACGTTTTATTGGGATTGTAATTAACGCACCCCTCGGCAAACAGTTCCATGCTTGCGACCATGGGTTTCTGCAGCGCCTTGAACTCTTCCACGAAATAATGCGAGTGTCTTAAACAATACACGTCGTGCGCATCCGACGCCACAACAATTTTATTTGGGTCCAGCGTTTCTAAATGCGCTTTGAATGCTTTCATTTTGGTTATGAAATGTTCCCACACGTCACCGTCCCCCAACACAACATAGTCCCATTCGTTAGCATTCAATGTCTCCACAAACCGGCGCGTGTTCTCAAAATTTTCTGTTTTATACTTGTTGCAATACGTTATGACCAATGGTTCGTCCATTTGTTATATGAATTCATTCAAATTGATGTTTAAATGATTTAATGTGGTTAAGTTATTATTTTGAAAAAATTGTTTATCAAGTTTTTCTTCGTCTTCTTCGCCTTCTTTGTCTTCTTCGTCTTCTTCGTCTTTCTTGGGCTGCTGGACAAATGGCTGTTCCCAGGACTCTTCCCAGGACTCTTCCCAGGACTCTTCCCAGGACTCTTCCCAGGACTCTTCCCAGGACTCTTCCCAGGACTCTTTGCAGAACCTTTCGCATTGGGTGACCGTTTCACAGTCAGCTTGTGTTTTTTAATATTGTACGTGTGCTCAAAATACTCCATCGGCGAATACTTCAAAAACCATTCCTCGTATTCGGGGTCGTCCCGTTTCAGTTCTTGATATTTGGAGGACTTTTCAGCTTTAATGTCGTCCAGTGTCTCCTGCTTGCCATAGCACGTGATGCCGAAGCGCCGCAACAGCCCCGTTTGTTTCAGCCGGTTGCGCTGCTGAATGTCATACAAGTGCTTGCACATGCACAGAATGCGCGCTGCGTCATAATACGGCTTGTCCGAATAAATCATGGCCAAATACAGACTCAGCATGGTGTCCGTGCTGGCAATGCGCACCGGATTTTTGCCCACTTGAATCACGTTGTAGCTGTGGCACGCCACCGGTTTGTAAATGAAGGCCACCTGCTGTTTTCCCACCGCAATGTCGTAATGCTCCGGCACAATCTCGCCGATGCCCGAGTGCTTGGTCACCACCACATTCTTAAAATCGTTGTCTTCCAGGCGTTCTTTGACCTTGCTAGCGCTGGCCTCCGGGTTCATGGACAGCACATCGAAGTGCGGAATTTGCGCAAACAGCGCTTTCTCCGATTTTGGCAAGTGGCGCGCATACTGCGAAATTGCATACCCCCCGAAAAACACCAGGTCTTCGTCAATGAACACATTGCGCACCGTGCGAAACATGCGCACCTCTTCGCTGTCTTCATGCGACCGGGGTGCAGCATCAATCTCATCCGCCGTGGGACTTCTATCCATGTGCATGCGTGCACTGCGTCCGTTGGGTCCACTGTGCGCATGATGTTTCAAATACTTCGGCGTTTGAAACGGTATCATCAATTTATCCGGCGTGCAGCCCGCGGCCTTCATCGGATGGTGCTTGTTTAATATGGCCAGCCGCTTGCTCACCTTTTCCCAACGCGACACGTCCCCCTCCGGGCGCGACAGCTCCAAATACATGCCCATCCGCAACAGGTTCGGCGGCGCATACAGGATGCCGTCCACTTTAATCGCTTCTGCCCGGATGTTCTTGAACAGCGTCGGGTCCAGCTGCGTGATGTCCGCAATCCCTACGAAATTCACGAACACCTTGTACGTGCCGTGATGCATGCCCGACTTGGCCTCCACCTCCGAAAACCCGTTCTCGTAAAACTCGTCGGCCAAGTCCTTCGCGTGCTCCAACGCATCGGGCGAATAGAAATCGTAATCAGGTATCTCCGTCTTTTTGTCGTAGAACTGCGCCTCCTCCGGCAAAATGTTGTTGATGGCCGTCCCCCCGTAGCACACCAGCTCGCGCTTCTTTATGAAACGCTCAACAATGGCAATGATGTCCTTCATTTTGGGGTCGTTCGTTTTTTTGGCACCAATGCGCGCCTCTATGGTTTCAACCGCCTGCCTCACCAGCTCTTGCTCTAAATCATCCAGTGTTTTGGCATTTGCATGATTTGCATGATTTGCATGATTTGCATGAGGGTCTTTCATTTTTATAAGATTTTTATAAGATTTTTATAAGATGATGCCACTATACAATAATTACATTATTATTTATTAATGAAATAATAATGCATTAAATTTGAATTTATGCAAATGCATTGCCGACTATTGCAATTTGCTTTGAATTATTCTAACCAATTGAGCAATGATGCTGTTGCCGTCTATTTTTTTGTTCCAGCTGTTGTGCCAGTGATAACAAAAACTCCCTTGGAAAAAATTATTGAAATCATATTGTTTATCCGTGTGTTCGAAAAATCGGTCGGTTCCAATGTTGCATGGATTTTTCACCCAGTCCGCATCAAACCAGGCACAGGGTAGAACCAGCATGTTCAACGGCAAATCATACGTCAATCCGGCTTCTTGAAACCCCCAGCCACGCTTGCGCTGAATTATGAACTCAATGTTTTTCCTCATTTTTTCAGACCGCGGTTCCAATGACACAAATATCGCACCATTTGGATAATTTTGGGCTTCCCACTGATAAACGCATATTTCATTCCCGAAATTGCAAAAAATAGGGTCAAAACTTCGCAAAATGAAACAATCTAAATCAAACCACACGCCTCCATAATTGTGCAATAACAAATATCTAACCACATCCGAATAAAAAGATAAGTCTCTTTTGAAATAAAACTTGGTTTTTATGAACCGTGCATTCATTATTTCACCTATGAACGAAAACTGCCGAATTTCAGCATACTTTGCGATTTCAATGTTGTATTGATTGGGCACGTTGTTTTCCAACCACAGTATGATTTTGTGCTTGTTCTGGTGCACATTGAAATAATAACAGGATAAAATCGAATACAAGTGTTTTTCATTCAATGCGCCATTCCAGTAACAATGAAAAATGACCGATTTGTCGTATTCTCTCTCCTTCAAATTGAGAGAAATGTTGATTGCGTTCGTGTAGTCGGTGCCATTTGTCAATAGTTTCATGATGTATTAGCTGTATTATTATTGTTATTATTATGCATATCGACAATACTTTATTTTAACATTTTGGTCGCATGAAGGGGCAACCACGATTGCACAACTGACGTGATGGCAGTGGATGCCAGCAAAAAGAACGCCGCGCTAAACACAATCGTCCGGTCAAATGCAGTGAACTTGTCCGACTTATTCCACGGATTGAACCGCACCAGCAAAAATGCGATTATGAAATACTTCAACACCGCATTCAGCGTGTTGAGATACGTCGGAGCCACGGTCGCAATGCCCAGCAGCGCTATCGCATACAATGCATACCAGGCATATAGCACCACGTAGTAAAAATGTTGGAGCCAATTGTTCCAATTCAATTCATTCATCATGGATGATGGATGATGGATGATGGATGATGGATGATGGAGGATGCGTTTAATATTTGGTAATATTATTTATTTGTATTGTAATAAGTGCCAACACTCATTCCCCTTTAACCAATGAACCTGGAACTCTCCAAATTTGACATGCGCTCCATCAGCTTTAGGCCCGATGAAAACAAGGGCCCCGTCATCGTCCTCATCGGCCGCCGTGACACCGGCAAAAGTTTCCTCGTCCAAGACCTCATGTTCCACCACCAGGACATCCCCATCGGCACCGTCATCTCCGGCACCGAAGCCGGCAACGGCTTCTTCGCCGCCCACGTCCCCAAGCTCTTCATCCATGATGCATACAACACCGCCATCATCGAAAACATCCTCAAACGCCAAAAGGCCGTCCTCAAACAAATGAAAAAAGAGGTTGAAACCTACAAACGCTCCACCATCGACCCCCGCACCTTCGTCGTCCTCGATGACTGCCTCTACGACAATAAATGGACCAAGGATGTCATGATGCGCCTCCTCTTCATGAACGGGCGCCACTGGAAGATAATGTTAGTCATCACAATGCAATATCCTCTCGGTATTCCGCCCAATTTGCGCACGAACATTGATTACGTGTTTATCCTGCGCGAACCCTACATTGCCAATCGCAAACGCATCTACGAGAACTACGCGGGCATGTTCCCCACGTTTGAGAGCTTTTGTCAGGTGATGGACCAGTGCACCGAGAATTTTGAGTGCTTGGTCATCAATAACAATGCGAAATCCAACAAACTGCAAGAGCAAATCTTCTGGTACAAGGCGCAACAGCACGGGCCGTTCAAGCTGGGGTCTAAGGAATTCTGGGAAATCTCGAAAGATCTGCACTCGGATGATGAAGAGGAGACATATGACCCGAAGAACGCTGCAAAAAAGGGGCCCAAAATCAACGTGAAAAAGAGCAAATGGTGAAAAGCGCTTCACATTTGGGTGTAGCGCTTTGCAATTTTGCTTCACATTTGGGTGAAGCAAAATTTTCACTTTGAACAAGTTATAATCTTGCTCCCGCAGTTGCGGGAGCAAGATTGTATAAACCCCGTTTTCAAAATATAAAAGCGCATTTCATACTCCGCCCAAATATTTGCTTTTACAAATCATGCATTGCGATTTTAAAAGCATATTGCCTAAAACAACTTAAACAGAATCCGTCTATGCATAGTATAACCCCATACCACCATGGAACCCGCAACACAACAACACCAGGAGCTGAACATCGTTGAGCTGATTGAGAAAAACCCCATCACCAGACTGTCGCAAGAATACAATGGCAGACTATTGACCAAAATTCAGGAATCATTCACTGGATTTGAGCAACAGTTGTTTGTGAGTAGCTTTTATTGCTACTTGAATTACGACAAAAATATGGATTTCGTCGTTGATTTGGACAACGTATGGAATTGGTTAGGATTTCAACAAAAGTATCATGCGAAAAACATGATTGAAAAACATTTCAAAATTGATGTTGATTACAAAAACATTGAGAATCAAGAAGCTCCCAAAAGTCATGGCGGTCACAACAAGCAAATCATCATGCTCACCGTTCGTTGTTTCAAGTCGCTGTGTCTGAAGGCACAAACAAAAAAGGCATCAGAAATCCACGAGTATTACATGAAGATGGAAGAGGTTTTGCACCAAATTGTGGAAGAAGAGACGGATGAACTCAAACAACAATTGGAACAGAAAAACGCCGTCATCATGGAAAAGGACTCCGTCATCCAATCCACGAAAAAAGAAAAGCAACGTGCCGTGGAGCAGGCGATCATCGGCCAGTTCCCATTGAACACGGAGTGCATCTACTTTGGCACCATTGACAACACGAATGCCGACAACGAGAAGCTCATCAAATTCGGCCACACGAACGACCTCTCCACCCGCATAATGGACCATCGCAAAAAATACCAAAATTTCGTGCTGGTCGCTGCCTTCCGGGTTCAAAACAAGGTGGAGATAGAGAACCTGATCAAGACGTATCCGAAAATCAAGCGCAACATCCGCAGCATTGAAGTGGGCGGCAAAAACAAGACCGAAATCATTGCATACGACAACACGTATTTCACGATTGAGCGACTGAAGAAACACATCGCCGACATCATTCACTCGCGCACGTACAGCATTGACAATTTCAATCGACTGATGCAGCGAAACGAAGTGCTGGAAGCCGAGAACATCAACCTGACAAAAAGGGTGGTAAAACAAGAACAGGAGCTGAACGAATTGCGGGAACTCACCACTAAGCAGAAACAAGAGCTGGAGGTGGTTGCGGCGGGTCACCAATCCGTCTATCAGAATGTGCTGCTGCCGGAGGACGAGTTGACGCAGAAGTTCAACGAATTCATCAAAGTAGCGTGCATTGTGCGCCCCGACGTGGAGGAGTCGTCGGTCAGCATGGAGGGGCGATTCCGTCTGTGGTGTCAAACCAAGCCGACGAAGGAAACGTTCCATGCGCTGAAGAACTATTTGGATGTGCGGTTCAAGGCAAAACGCATTCGCGGGGTGCACGGCTACCTTGGCGTGAAACTGAAAACAGTGGAATACAAAAAAATGCCAGCATCGGAAATATCATCGCTTTCACTGAGTCCGAATGCGGAGACATTTCTGTTTGAACGGTGCCAATTTTCCGACTGCGGCAAGATTCTAAATTCGGTTTTATTAAAAGATTACCAGAAATGGAAACAGTCGGTTGGATTACCATTGGCCGAGACAGACATGAAGGATTTGAAGGCGTATTTGAATGCATCGCCGCATGCACTGAAAGCGACCGTGTGGACCGAGCAGGGAAACAATGAAGGGTACTATGGCGTGTCATTGCGCGAGGACTACTATGCATTAACGAATGCAAACAACAACAATGGCACCCCCATCGTCATTGCAACCACAGGCAAAAAAGTGGAAAAACGGGAGGCGACCACGCACCAGCTACTGGGTTCATGGCCCACGATTGCAAATGCGGCCTTGTCAGAAGGCGTGTGCGCCGCAAAAATGAGCCGATGCGTCAAGGCCAAGACGGTCATTTCCGACTATTACTACTGTAATGGGGGACATACGTCCCCCCTTTAACCCCCCCTGGTCATTGGATCATGGATTCGGATTTAATGCGCATAAAAAATGGAATACTAATCCGATGAATTAACTTGTATTATTTGTTTGAATTTCTCTCTAATCTGAATTTCAAGAACCCTAAAATTATTGTATATGTATAGTGCATAACCATGTTTTCAAAACGAAGTGGAAGCAAAGGCAACCGCCACTTTAGGCGGCGTTCAACCCGACACCGAAGACGCACGCATAAGCGGAAAGGTGGGATGATGTCGTCGCATCATCAACCAATGAAACCGTTGTCGATGAAACCTTTGTCCACAACTCTATTATCGCCTGATAGTGAATACACAAACGTTTATGTGACCGGTCCATACGGTAAGGGAGAACATAACCGATTCGGAACAACAACATTTGTCATTCTGAAAGAATCCAATGTGGCCAAATTGAAGAATGACATTGTAGAACGCATTAATCTACGCATCCAGCGCAAAGGAGGCAAACACAAATACGTGTTGCCGTCCGGTGCAAAAATCACAGATGACCGCGCCAACATATTGTCAGATGACAGGTTAATGCAGGACTTTGCATACAAAAATCTTTACATACAAGGATGGGAAGACATACAATTGCCGTAATCGCATGTCAAAATGATTGCTCAATTTCTCTCTAATTTGAAATCCAATAAACTTAGAAAGTGTGTTGGAATGATGCGCCATGTGGGTTGATGCATGTATCCGTTGCCAAGTTTCATCTCTTTTGATTTTGCAAAGTGAGAGAAAATGCAAATAATAATGAATAATAATGAATAAATCATGAAAACACATCATTCAAATCTGGATGCATTTGGCGGCCTTGGTCATGATGACCTTGCCCGGAGTTTCGGTGCGTTGCACGTGTTTCATTGGCAAGTAATTGACGCCCACGCTGCGCAGTCCGCGAATGTTTACTGCCGCGCGATGTTTAACCAGCATGGCGGCACGTCGAATGACGTCGGCGTCGTAGGTGCCCGCTTTGGCCGTGTTCACAACGACGGCGTGCGGGCTGGGGAAGTCCTTCAAATGGAACCACATGGCGTGCTGCGGTGCCCTTTTGATGAGCGCGTCATTCTCGGCCTGGTTTGCGCCCACGCGAATGGCATAGTCGCCGTTGAAAATCTCGGAGTACATGGAATGCATGACAATCACACGATGCATCCTATTTTAAATCAATTTTTATAAATTGAACATTGATTTAAAAATTGAACATTGAATTGGGCCAAAGCACATGATGTAAGAATCCGCAATCCGCAATCCGCAATCCGCAATCCGCAAACCGCAATCCACAATGAATTTCATCAGAAGAGTTCTCAATTTGCCCAAGAACAAATCGACACCCAAACTAGGAAGGTGGCAACTGCATTACGACCCCAAAACCGTGAATTCAAAAATAGACCAAGCGAATGAAGACCATTGCGGATGCTGCGGAGACCCACAAAGAGAGCAAATGAAACAGATGAAGGACAAAAAACTCATGCAACAGAAACAAAAATGGCAAGAGAAGAAACACCAGGCGCTCATGAAAACACATTCCGAGTCTGAAAACTATTACATTCCGTATGTCATGTAATGTGACCGCGGGTTTCATGCGCCATATATTTTTTTATCATGCCAATGTATAAAATGAACGAAACCATTTTGCGCACCCAAAATTATTACACGGGCATAGACCCACAACATTATTACAGGTCATCCAGCGGAGATGCATTGTAAGGGAAAGCAACTCGTGCAACGGATTTCAAAGACGTTTATCTTTCGGATTTGTTGAATAATCCCAAATGCAGTGTTTCATTTACTGTATATCGTGACGCGGATGATAAAACCGCTCATGCAAAAACATCTTGGACTGATGTTAAATGCGGGATAATTAGGTCCTACAATCCGGAAACCAACCTGCTTGCGATTGACTGCGCCAAAATACGTCCAAGCCGGTTAAGCATGCTGTTTAAACGCACTAACAAAATAAGGTATGTTGAACCCCGCGCAATAAAAGTGTATTCGATTGGACGTTTTTGATTGTTGCGACGTGTTTCCAGTTCCACGTCTAGTACCAAGTCCAGTTCCACGTCTAGTCCCAAGTCCAGGTCCAGTCCCAAGTCCAGGTCCAGTCCCAAGTCCAGGTCCAGTCCCAAGTCCAGGTCCAGTTCCACGTCTAGTACCAAGTCCAGTTCCACGTCTAGTCCCAAGTCCAGGTCCAGTCCCAAGTCCAGGTCCAGTCCCAAGTCCAGGTCCAGTCCAAAGTCCAGTTCCAGTCCCAAGTCCAGTTCCAGTCCCAAGTCCAGTTCCAGTCCCAAGTCCAGTTCCAGTCCCAAGGCCATGTTCCGAGGTGGCAAGATAACTAGAATCACGCGAAAAATGCGCAAGAATCATGGCTGGTAAAACAGGTCGTCAAACATTTTCTTGTATTTTTGTTGCAGGGTCGCATTGGTGGGCAGGTAGCGGTCCACGCGCTCGCGGTTGATGCGCAGGTATTCGCGGGCGACCGAGTCGTGCTTCATGATGGCACCAAGGAGCACCTCGGCGCCCTGTTCCAGATTGTAGCCCTCATAGTAGTAGCCGAGGTCGGCGCACAGGTGCGCGTTGTGCACGAAGGGGTATCCGAGCCATGCCATTTCCAGGTAGATGTAGTTGAGCGGGTTGCCCCACTGGTGAAACACGGCGATGTCGGCATGCGTCTTCATGAATTCAAACGTGATGAAGCGCTTTTCGAAAAACACGCGCTTGTCCAAAAACAGGTCGGTGTATCGCACCGTGTTCTCGATTTTTTTGGCGTTTAAGGTGTCGCCGATTTTGTCTCGAAACGCGTTGGTGATGTAAATGCGGTCCACGAGTTGCGGGGACAGCTGGTAGGCGCGCTCGCACATCACGAACGACGGCAGGAACCACTTCATGATGCTGATGTTGGGGTCGAAGGTCGCCAGCCGTTTGCATTTGTTCAACTCTTTTTTTGCATTCGTGTAAATGAAGTCGTTCAGCGTGACGCCCTCCTTTTCGGCGATGGTTTCAATGCCCTTGGGCGACCAGATGAACGGCGCTTCAATGACCTTGGCGCAGCGGGACAGCGTGCGTTTGTAGCACTCGTTCAGCTCCATCATTTGCGGGATGAGCCATATCTCGTCAAACAGCGACTTGCGCGGGTTGCTTTTGTCCTGCTCGAAGGAGCCCGATTCGCCGTGGCCGTAAATGATGGCCTCTGAATTGATGAGGTATTCATTGCCGCAAACGTAGGACACGAGTTTTACACCCATGTAGTGCAGTTGCTGCAACACGAGGTGAGAGATTTGAACGCCGAACGTGACAACCGCGCGAAACCCAACGGTGTAAATTTGAGAAAAGCTTATAACATTTTCGTAATGCGAACTGTTCCAGCCGTCGGGTGGGCTCTTTTTGAATTTCAGGTAGTCCGAGTTGGTGACAATGAGGTACGGCGTGTATCCGATGTGCTTCAGGACGTCGTAGAAATACAGCGTGTTTTGGTGGATGCCGTTGTTGAACATGTGGGACGGCACCGCCGCGCTGATGCCGATTTTAATGTCCTTCAGTGCAATTGTCTCGCGGTCATGGGGAACCGGAACCATGGGGAGGACCCGAACAATTTTGTCCACGAAGTAGTGATAAAACAGGGGGAACACTGGTGCGTCGCCGTCCTTGTCCTTGTCCTTGCTGCTGTTGCTCTCCTTGTCATAAATGGTGGCACGGGATTCATTTGGGGGGATAACTTCGCTGAGCAGTTTGACGCTGCCAGAACCAGCATCAGCATCAATGATTTCCTTGCAGGCTGCGCACATGATTGAGCCAGTTTTGATTTTCGAAACATCGAACTTGGTGTTGTTGTTGCAGCACTCACGAAAATCCGAGATGAAGCTGCAAATGTGCTGGATGACCTTGCGAAGCACGGGATGTCCTGGAGTGGAGGCCATGAAGCCGGTGAAAATGACGGGGCTCAAACACGATTCAATTGCAATGAGCCGATGCTGCTCCTCCACAATTTCCGAGAGGGTGTGGTCCTCATGCACAATTACGCCGGTGTCCATGTATGCGCCGCCGTGCTTGTACAGATAATAGTAAATGAACACCTCGTGCAGTTGGAGAAGGTCGGCCAGTTTTAGGGTTGCATTGGTGGTAGTGGTGGCGGTGCTTTTGGGTAAGCTTTCGCTGGATGCGGATGAGGATGCGGATGAGGATGCGGATGAGGATGCGGATGAGGATGAGCTTTCTATTGTTTGGTCGGGCGTCGACGTCACAGGGGTCCGAACAATTGCATGCGCTTCGCATATTGCTTCGTGCAGCGGTTTGCAGTCGGGGTCATCCTCTTGCAGCGCCGCAAAATACGCAATGATGTCTTCGTGTGTGAAAAAACGGTGGTCCCACCCTGGCGCGCGCTCCTTTAGCAAGCACTCCACGTGCTTGGGCAAAATGCATTCATTTGTTTGAAAGAGCAGCTTGGGAATCATCAGTTGCGAATGTCCGATATCCGATGAATAATACATGAAACCACATTTTTAAATGCATATTTAACCTAATGATTTATGATAATTTATGAACATAATCTAACAACGCGCAAAAAACAACCACATGGTCTCCACCAAAACCGCGTTTTCAAGCAATGCGGGAAGCACGACGGGACCACTGAGCGTGTTTTCGGGACAGATGGACGGTTTGGCGCGATTGGTGCGCAGCCAGCCGTTTCGCGAGCTGAACAATTTCATGAATCAGCTGGGTCTCGGTGATTTCCAGAACCTGATTGACAACTTCGATTTGGAGACATTCAACACGCTGGCCGTGAAACTGTATGCCCTGAAAACCAACACACATCCGCTTTACGTCCGCCTGCTGAACTACCTGAATTACTGCTTGACCACGCTGCTCATTGTGGAGGTGAACGTCGGCAAAGAATTGGTGATTCTGCAACGCGAGATTAAGAAACTCAAAGCCGAAAATTCGATATTGTATAATGTGCAGTTATTGAAAGAGTATTTGGAAACGCTGACCAAGAAAACGTTTACCATTTTCCCCGAACAGAAGGTGAGCACTTCGAAGATCAAGTTGCGTCCCGAATATGATGTGTACATCAAGCGTTACGGTTTTCCGAAGAACGGAGCCTTCAACGCGGAACAGCTGGCCGAAATCATTAACGAGTTGAATTTGAGCATGCAGCCGGAGGTGTGTGCGACCCCGACACCGCATCATTGAAGACCGCAAAACGCACAAATGCAACGCACAAATGCAATACAGTAATATTCAGGTTATTTAATGTTAATATAAATGTAGCGTATTTATATTACACACAGACACACGGACCATCCAGATGACGACGACCACATCAATTGATTTTGATATTGGGAATTACACCGTATATGAAATTATGGACATGTTCAAGCTGGACAGCGCCAGCTGCACCGTCCGGGAAGCGGATGCCTGCGCGTCCAGCCTGATGACGGCACTGGCGGATTACCCCAATGCCCCCAGATTCATTCATCAATGCAGAGAGAAAATAGGACAATTTATTCAGGACCGAATTAAACCCTACAATAAAACCATTATCTCTCAAAACAGCAACTACAATTCGAATGAACCGCCGTTCACATCCGCAAACAACACGCTGAACATCAACTACTCCACGCCGCCTTCCAATTCGGACGTTTTTAACCGCGAGTCGGAAGTGAACGATGGCGGTTATGCCAAGCGCAACATTGCGCCCGTCATCAATGCATACAATTACAAATTTCCGACGGGGACAATCAACCCGATTGAGCGCCGGGTGATTAAGCGATTACTGTCCATGGACACGTTATTTCGAGTGAACTACAACGCATCCAGCTCGACCAACGCCTCGTGGGTGCTGCCGTATCCCGTGGAGAACGTGGTGTCCATGAAAATCGCGTCGATTCAAATTCCGAACATGTGGTACGCCTTTTCAGAAGCCACCAAAAGCAACCGAATGACTGTCATGATTACGGGACTGAATGTGGCCCCCTACGACCCCGCCGAAGTCTATACAAATGAAATCGTGATTCCGGATGGCAACTACATGAGCGATGAATTCATGGAGTGCATGAACAACCTATTTAAGAACACCGAAAACGGCATGGAGTTTTTCCAGTTGTCAATCAACCCTTACACCAGCAAAACCATGCTGCATGTCATTCACGCGACGCTGACGTGCGAAAACAGCCCGGACCTGGCATACGTGGTGATATTCGACGACGTGAACAAATACAACAAATATTTGAATAACGGGTGCATTTACGACGAATGCGACATCCAGCGAATTAAGGATGAGCACGAAAAGGAGTATTACAACGCGAACATCAAAACCATCAGCAAGACCGCGGGGTGGATGATGGGATTCAAGCAGCTCATATATCGTCGCACATGGGAAAATGAGCGAACGGACTTAATCAGCCAGGTGCCGGTTTTAACGTATCACGCATATTTAGAGAGCGAGTCCTCGTATGGCAGTTCCATTTGGAATTACTTGTATGTGGATGTGGATGATTACAACAAGAATTTCATCACGAATAGCATCATTGCGCAAACGGGGGATTCATATTTAGGATTTAACATTCTGGGGAGAATCACCGTGAGCAGCGGACAGCTGACGATAATCAACGACAATGCAGGCGACATGATATTCAAGATGCGCGAGTATCTGGGACCGGTGCGCCTGGAGAAGCTGACGATTCGGCTGCTGGACAAATTCGGCAACGTCATTCAGCTCAACGGCAATGATTATTCCATTGCATTGGAGCTGCAGGTGCTGTACAATTGATTGATTGCGCGCATCATGCAAATATTTTTATGTATTTTTATATATTTTTATGGTATAAGGCAAACACACAAAACAATGTCAGTCGCATGCGTTGATGAAAATTTTGCCTATGCCATTGCATCAAGTGCTAATAGAACCCTGAAAATTGTGGGCGTAAATCCAGGCAAATACAATGCATCCAATACGAACTGGGGTGCATTTCCGCCAATCAAATTGGTGTATGCTGGCCCAACTGCACCATACAATGGGTTCGGGGTGTCGGACAATGCACACGCCATTGTTGAAATTGCAGACAATGCATTCAACCACAGTGCCAATCAAAACCCGTTCACAGAGGGACCACTTGCACTGACCAGTAATATTGTGCGAATTGGTGCCAACGCATTCAACAGTGTCAAAATAACCGGGGTTTTGACCATACCGTCTAGCGTTTTGCATGTTGGCGACCAAGCATTTTCCAATATGCTGATAGATGAAATCGTTTTTGAAAACGAGACCAATTCAGATTTGCTGGGAGGGGTGGTGGATTCAACTCGGGTTTCAAGCAAGAACAAGGCCGGGCGCACGGCGGCGGACACTGTGTTGAACACGCTTAAGGTGACCAAGGCCAATCCCACAATGACTGGTGTCACCACCATTCCAAATGCCGTGATTTCAAATGCAACCATTATTAATGCAACTGTGACCACTGAAAACGTGACAACGGGGGCGCTGGTTTCTGCCAGCATTGCGAATCTGGTTGCTGGGGGGGCGGCGTCATTCAGCGGAAACGTGTCCGTGTCTGGACAATGGAATTACACGGTGCAACCCAAATACAATACTGTGGGGTTGGCCACGCAATCGTATGTTGATTCCAAAATTTCATTAATAAATGGCAACACGTCGACGTTGACTTCCACGATGAATGCGCTCAATAAAATTGCAAGCGCGATTGGCGAAGACCCCAATTTTGCGCTGCATGTTTCCCAGTCTCAGTCAACCATTGCGCAGTCCACTGTGATAGACACGCTTCTGCGAACCAGCCAAATTGTGTCACTTTCCAGCTCATTGTCCACCGCGACCGTGTCGCTGCAAACGGTGGATGCATCCATAGCCGCTGGAATTGGGTCGGGGTCAACGGCACGCGGCAGCCAAATTGGTTCACTGTCTTCCTCATTGTCCAGCGCGACTGTGTCGCTGCAAACGGTCGATGCATCCATAGCCGCTGGAATTGGGTCGGGGTCAACGGCACGCAACAGTCAAATTAGTTCACTGTCTTCCACACTGTCGACTTTGGTGTCGGAGCGGCAGGCCAATGACATTTCAATATCAAGCGGGATTGCAAGCGCTGTTTCGAGGCGCAGCCTTGATGTGGGGTCGACATCGACCGCATTGGTCAATGGCGGGGCGACATTGCAATCCACCGATGCGTCGCTGTCTTCTGGCATCGTGTCGGCTTCCACTGGGCGGAGCGGAGCGGTGTCGTCGGTCTCGGTGATGTTGTCCAGTGCCGTGCCCTCACTGCAGACGATGGACAACGCATTTTTAAACGCACTGGGTTCCCACACGTCGAACCGGGCGTCCGAAGTGACCTCGTTGACCACCGTGAGGACCTCTCATGTTTCAGCGCTGCAGGCGGTCAAAAGCACGATTTTGACGCAAATATCAGGTGGCGGTTTGAACCAGGATGGTAGGACGAGCACGGTGTTCAACCTGCTGGGCATAAATGTGGGAGAGACACTGATGTGTGTGATGGGTAGCGGCACATTTGCAACCAATGATAAAATAACCATTATATATTCCGCCACGGATTATTTGAGGGGTACCGTGACGGGGGTGAGTGGGTCGAATGTGACATTCACGGTGACATCCAAGGCGACGTCGGCAGTGGAGACGCAGATTTATTCCACGACTGGTTCATTCGGCGCCAGTGGTGTTCTAGGAATAGGGATAGGAAATTACATTGCGCCCATATCTCCGACTCCGTCATTTACTAATAGCAGCAATTATGTTGTCACCACCATGAGCGCCTCACAACTACGTTCTGTAAGTGGTGCCAGTGTATACTTTTACATGAATCTGCTTGACGGTTCTAATACCATATTGGATTCGTCAGCCCATTCAGCATATTACAGTTTCCCATTTGACTATTGGGGTGTGTTTAAATCTGCATTTGTTCCTCGGAATTCGACCCTCAAACAACAATTTGTTTTCACTGGCGGTATCAATGTAAGATTGAGTTATGACGTTGCTGGAGCCGCATACACCACAATGAAGGGCTATGCAGTTCCTTATAGCTTCGGTGTTGTGCAGATTGAACTTCCAGGAACCGCTGAGAGCGCCCGCATCTCGGCGGTGAATTCATTGTCAGCCGGAGTGGCAAGCATGTTGACATCGCAGTTGACAGCAAACACCTCGATTTCAAGTGCGATTTTTAACGCCTCCAGTGCGCGCAGCAGCGCGATAACATCGCTTTCCACGCATGCATCGGCATCAGTGTCTTCGCTGCAGTCGGTGAGCACAGCGCTATCAAACACCCAGTCTACTGCGGTGTCGGACCGCATCACCAACGTGGCATCGCTGTCGAACGCATTGTACGGGAACATGTCGTCCCTGACATCGGTCAATGTGTCCAATTCAACCCGATTGAGCACCGAAATTGTAAATCGAAGTGTCCAAATCATAATTGCAGTCAATTCGCTGGTGAACGGCGCACCCTCCGCACTGGAGACCCTCGGCAAAATTGCAAATGCATTGACCACTGGACCCTCGATGTATTCCACTATTTCAAACACGGATGCGGCCCTCACCTCCAATGCAAATGCGCGCAGCAGTCAAATGGCGTCCCTGTCAAGCGCGCTGTCCTCTTCGACGCTGTCGCTCCAGACCGTGGATGCGTCACTGTTATCCACCAATGCGTCCAACACTTCAGCACGCAGCAGTCAAATAGTGTCCCTGTCGGGGGCGCTGTCCTCTTCGACGCTGTCGCTCCAGACCGTGGATGCGTCGCTGTTGTCCACCAATGCATCCAACACGTCAGCACGCAGCAGTCAAATAGTGTCCCTGTCGGGCGCGCTGTCCTCTTCGACGCTGTCGCTCCATACCGTGGATGAGTCGTTGTTGTCCACCAATGCGTCCAACACGTCGGCGCGCAGCAGTCAAATAGTGTCCCTGTCCAACAGCATAGTGGGATTCGTGTCAACCCAAGTGTCCTTTTCTGGGTCGTTGTCATCGGCGATCAGTGATGCCACATCGACTCGAATCCGCGAGATTTCATCGCTGTCGTCTTCATTGAGCACGCTGGCGACCACGCTGACTGGCGCTGACACATCGTTGGGCAATGCATTCACGTCCCTGAGCAACGGCACCCAGCTGTCAACGCTGGCCAATCTCACCGAGGTGGATGCATCCGTTGCTGGCATAATGGGCCTTAGCACCATAAGCGCGTTGGACACCCTCGGCAAAATCGCAAGTGCAATTAATTTGCAACCAGACATTGGCACCGTGATTGTGAGCATGACAAATGCCAAAGGAGATGCGTCCACGGTTTCCTCCATCAGCGCTGCTGCAACGTCCTGCGCAACGCAATTCGGCCTGTCGCAACTGGCTGACGCGGCTGGCCTAAAGGTGAGCGTGTCAACGACCACGTCGCTGCAATCCGTGATTTCGGGCCTGAGCACGTCATTCGGAACATTGCAATCCGAAGTGAACTCGATCACATCCAGCACCGTAATCAATTCCGTCGTGACAGCCGACATGGTTAAGACGACCCGGGATTTGGATGAGCTCTACGTGAAAAATGGGTTTGTCAATCCGGATGGGTCCATCAACTACAAGATTAACCATCTCGCCGACCCAGTGATTAATCCAGGTTCATCGCCCTCGCTTGCATTTGCGATTGACGGAAATCATCAAATCACCGCGATTAGACAGGTTGCTGCCGTGCTGTTTGATTCTCTGCAAACAACCATGAAATACACCAGCCGAGGGGTGGAATTCACGACCAGCTCTAGCGCATTCACCAATCGCGTTTACACATTCAGCATCGAATCCAGCAGCATCGAGGATTACAACAGCAATGCCACTGCAATTGTGGTATCCGGGGTTGAAACCGCGCTGCGCCTGGCGCCGGTCAATGCATTGACCATACCTAAGCTGGCGCTTTCCAGCTACACGTATGCCGCGCCCACCGTGCAAACCCCGTATGCAGCAACCACATGGAATGAGGCGACGGGCAAAATATCGCAGGTGTTGCGCTTCAACTTTGAATTGGGTGTGCAGAAGCTGCAAATTGATGGAACCACATACGTTGTTGCCGGAACGACGGAGAAGGTGGTCACACTGGAGTATTATCCTGGGGCGAGCGGAACGTTCAGTGTGCGCGCGCTCAATTCTACGAGCAAATTGCAGAGCCCAGCGCTGACGCTGTCCAACGCGTACAACGACTACCCGCAATACGCCGCACCAGTCCTGGTGGGAGGAACGAAGACGATTACCGTGTCGGGAAGCACCTGCACTTACAGCGCAACCTTCAGTTCGGATGCGAACGTGGTTGAAGTGCACGCATACAATTCCGGCACTTCCACCTATTCCAAAGTGCAAGACTTGACGCCAGCGACGGCCAACCAGTTTTCAGTCAGCATCACATATGACGTTAGCCGCATTGGCCAACCGCTGTTCAAGCTGAGAGCGGCGACCAGCGCCAGCAAACGCGCGAGCGATTTTTCAACGGTGGTTTTATGCGAAGCATTCACATTCCCCCCTGCAGTGATTTCCAGCAACCTTACGTACACCAATTTGAACACGACCCCCAAGTCGTTCTCGGTGAGCGTCATTTATGCGGTTCATCCCATGGCAACCGTCGTGCAGGTCATCAATGCGGGAACCGGCGCAGCATTGGTGACCCCAAACCCCGCTGTCAGCAATGGCAGCGTGGCATTCACCTTCAACTTCACTGAAGCGCAAGCGATTTCAGGCATGTCGTTCTATGTCAAAACGAACACGAATTCAGTTGGGTTGGAAAGTTCATCTGCTGCACAGGTGGTGACAAGTCAGTATGATGTGCCAGTGATTGTGGCTGGCACGAAGGTGATAACGCTGTCTGGTTCCACATACACGCACACCGCAGACTACACGTCGGCATCCACTGCCGGCATCAATGTGTATGATGCCGCTGGCACAACCCTTCTTCAAACTGTGACCACGCCAGGGTCTGGGACATTCACGGTGAGCGCAACATACGATGCAAGCAAGATTGGACAAACCGCATTCCGGTTGTCCTCCAATGCGATCTCCACAATGAGGGAAAGCGCACTAATAACCGTGGTTGGAGAAGACATTCCGGTCCATGCCACTCCAGTCATATCCGGCGGTATAACCTATGGAACCAGCGGTTCCGACAACACTGCGCAAATGAATTACACCGTTAGTTCTTTGGTAGACACGGTGACGGTGTTGAAACCCGATGGTTCTGCATTACCAACTGGCGCAAGCTTTACCCAATCGATTGTTAGCACCACTGGCGCATCCAGAGTCATCTCGGTCATTGTCACATTTACCAATGCGGTTGCACCATTGTCGGTGGCAGTTTTTGCCGAATTAAATGCATCCGGAAAACGGAGCGCGGCATCCGCATCTCAGAGTCTGCTGAGTCAATATGCGGCGCCCGTTATATCGGGACCCATCACTTATTCGGGCACGGGTCCTTATAGTGCTAGCATGACATACACCGTGCAATCCGGCGTGACTGCAGTTAGCGTGCTTAAATCAGATTTGACCGCACTCCCTGCGGGTGCAAGCGTGACTACGAACACTGTGTCAGGAACTACGGCATCGATTGTGGTTTCATTTACGGATGCGGTTGCAACGCCAAGCATTGTGGTGGTTGCACTGGCCAATTCCGCCGCCCGACAAAGCCCTGCATCTGCATCGCAGACTCTGTTGGCTCCTCCTCCTGCAATTGCGCGCGCAGGCACCTTACCCAGCGGTACATTAGGCACATTAAGCACATTCAGTTTAGTGGGTATGGTTTATGGACAGCTTAATTATCCAACCGGAATCGCAACTGACGCAGCCGGCAACATTTATGTTGTCGACCAAAACAATCACGGCATCCAAAAATTTAACAGTGCTGGAACATATGTAAGCACAATCGGCGGTACACGAGGTTCAGGCAATGGACAACATTTAGATAGTCCATACGGAATCGCAATTGACGCAGCTGGCAACATTTATGTTACCGACACTGGTAATCGCCGCATCCAAGTATTTAATAATGCTGGAACATATATAAGAACTATTACGTGGCCTAATTACTTAAACCATCCACTCGGAATCGCAATTGATGCAGCTGGCAACATTTATGGTGTCAACCCCTATAGCATCATGGTGGTTTCTAGTACTGGAACATTTATAAGAAGTTTCGGTTCACAAGGTATGGCCAATGGATATCTTTCTGGTCCAGTCGGAATCGCAATTGACGCAACTGGCAACATTTATGTTTCAGACGCGAACCGCATCCAAAAGTTTACAAGTATTGGAGAGCATGTGCTCACGTTCGGTTCATACGGTAGCCAAAATGGACAGTTCTCTGTGCCACTCGGAATTGCAATTGATGCATCCGGTAAAATTGTCGTTTGCGACCAGAATAATCGTATCCAAATATTTAATAATGATGGAACATATGTAAACAGTTTCGGTTCCTACAAGGCCTACTCGTCCCCTGAACTAATTGGAATCGCAATTAATGCATCCGGGCAAATCCTCGTTACAGACATTAACAATGGCGTCCGGGTTATCGGGTCTGTCCCTCCTGCAATTGCACGCGCAGGCACCTTACCCAGCGGTACATTAGGCACATTAAGCACATTCGGTTCATTGGGTACGGGTAATGGACAGCTTGATTATCCATATGGAGTCGCAACTGACGCAGCTGGCAACATTTATGTTGCCGACAGTGGTAATAATCGCATCCAAAAATTTAACAGTGATGGAACATATGTAAGCAGTTTCGGTTCATACGGTACGGAAAATGGACAGTTCAATGCTCCGCGCGGAATTGCAATTGGTGCAGATGGCAACATTTATGTTGCCGAAAGTGATAATCACCGCATCCAAAAATTTAACAGTGATGGAACACACGTAAGCAGTTTCGGTTCACAAGGCACGGGCAATGGACAGTTCAATGCTCCGCGCGGAATTGCAATTGATGCAGATGGCAACATTTATGTTGCAGACACTGATAATAATCGCATCCAAATGTTTACTAGTACTGGAACACATGTAAGCAGTTTCGGCACAGGTGGCACGGGCAATGGACAGTTTAATATTCCAACGGGTATCGCAATTGATGCAACTGGCAACATTTATGTTGCAGACACTGGCAATCACCGCATCCAAATGTTTACTAGTACTGGAACACATGTAAGCAGTTTCGGTTCAGTTGGAACAGGCAATGGACAGTTTAATACTCCACGCGGAATTGCAATTGATGTATCCGGCAAATTTGTCGTTGCAGACACCATGAATCACCGCATCCAATTATTTACTAGTGCAAGAACACATGTAAGCAGTTTCGGTTCATTTGGAACAGGCAATGGACAGTTCAATCGTGCACTCGGAATCGCAATTAATGCATCCGGTAAAATTCTCGTTGTCGACCAAAACAATCACCGTGTCCAGATTGTTGTTATTGCTGAATTTGATTTGGGAGGAGGAGCCATCGTCGATGGCGCATATTTGATACCAATGCCAAATGGTGCTAAAAATTCTTATGGAACAACCTGGGATGAGCCGGGGGGAAATGTGTTCGTTCAAAGTGCAAATAATTACAACACTGGCTCCCATGTTATCGGCGCCAACATTGCAATGTCCGCGGATGGAACTCAAATGGTGGTTGGAAGTCCATTTTTTGATGGTTCTAGCTATGTTGCTTCTAGTAATTATGGAGTCATTCAAATAATAGGTTTCAATTCAAGTGGCACATCATGGACCCTGAATGGTTCTGACTCGGGTGGTGCTAACAATTATAAACTGGGGGAACAAGTTGCAATATCAGGAGACGGCAAGGTTGTTGCTGCAACAGTGAATGTTGGCGTTGGACAAATAAAATTGTACAAGAACGGTTCAAACTATGCCACATTAAGTGGCGCCACTTACTCTGTATTTAGTGGATTTGGCATGGCATTGTCACTTTCAGGAAACGGGAGATGGTTGGCATTATCTGGAAACAGCGTGACGACACAAAATACAAATTATTTACCTGGATATATTAAAGTGATTAATATTTCAGACGGAACTTACTCTCAATGGGGGCAAGACATTCTGGGACCGGATTCAACGAATGCCGTATTAGGCAGTCAGCTTATTATTTCAGCAGATGGAAAAAAACTTATTGCTAGTACGGGAAATTATTCATATGGAGGCAACAGCAATTACAATAAGATTGTTGTGTATGCAAAACCGTCAACCACTTCAGGTTCTTGGAACAACATTTGGGTAAAGGAAAATTATGACATTATACTTGGCAGGCAAAGAGATTTGTCTGCATCTTATGATTTAAACATAATTGCATTTGCACGACGTATCAGTGCATCTCCACATACTCCAACCACTTACATATACAATACTGAAACCAACACATTGATTAACTCTATTGTGCGGTCTTATTCACTTCATAACATTGGGGAATTTGACCTTGCTATTTCAGGTGATGGAAAGGTGATTGCGCAATTTGAAACCACTAATAGTACGCAGTATAATGTGTATGTGTATGACATAGCAACTCTTGCACAGATTGGAAATACTATATCTAGGACCGCTACGATGGGATATAATTGCATATCGTTGTCTGGAGCGGGAACAAAAATTGGCATAAGCATACCGTATGGAACCCCTGCAAATCCAGGAGGCGAAGTTTCAGTGTTTCACATACCTAGGACAGAATATGTGGAATACACTAGTTCTAATGCAACCTTTACGCCAGTTGGAAAAACATCTCTCATACCATGGGAGTGGACAACCACCAGTGGCGGCAGTGCAACCATAACTGCAACTCAATACATTAATGGAGCAGTCAATAAAACATGGACCGACACATTCACAGTAAGTTAAGTTAACATTGGAGTTAACCTTGAGTTAACATTGGATTGATTTGAAATGGATGAATGCGTTGTGGGTTGGCATGATTTAGACATGTTAGCACATTTTATCACATGTGATTGTGATGGCATTCATGCAATTAAATTAATGCAAAAATGCCAATGATTACGATAATGCCAACCACGACACGATAACAAATATACAAATATTTTTGTATATTTTTATATAATTAAATGGTATAAGGCAAACCCACATCAACAAAATCATGTCAATCACTGACAGCAACTTTGTCTACACCGTCTTGTCAACTGCTGATAAAACACTTGCCATAAAGGGGTTGAACACAACAACTTACTCCACTTCATCCCCGAATTGGCCGACCTTTCCCACAATTCCATCGGTGTATGCTGGAACCAACACGCTTTACAATGGCAACGGAATTAGTGCAAATGCCTACAAAATCGTGGAAATTTCGGACTATGCATTCGTTGACAAAACATTGTTTGCCGAAACCACCCTGTCTTCGACATTTTTAGGTCCAAACTTAACAAAAATAGGAGACGGTGCATTCCAGGGAGTGAAACTGAAGGGAGAACTCGTCATTCCGCAAAACATCATGTCGGTTGGATTCAAAGCGTTTTACAATTGCACTTTAATTACCAAAATCACCATTGGCAGCGAAACCAACTCCGACATAGTGGCGCATTTGGCCGATTTAACTGCCGCCATCAACCAAGAAATAACCGACCGCAAAAATGCCGACGATTCATTGAATTTGCTCAAAGCCCCCATTGACACCCCCACATTCACTGGAACCGCCACCATTCCCAATGCGTCCATCACAAATGCCACCATTTCAAGCGCCACCATCACAAATGCGAGCATTGCGGTTGCCACCATAACCAGCGCCTCCATTTCCACCCTCAATGTGGGAACTGCAACATTTACTGGCAGTGCATCAGTCACTGGACAGTGGAATTACACGGTCCAGCCTCAATTAAACGGCAGCGTGATGACAACGGAAGGCTATGTGAATGACAAGTTCTCGGCCATTTTGGGAGGCAGCCTGTCATCCACATTGGACACGCTTTCGGAAATTGCAAATGCCATATCAAACGACCCCAGCTTTGCGACCACCGTGACCACTGGACACATTTCCCTTTCAAACGCCATTTCCAAAGAAGTGTCTGACCGCGTCGTGGCGGTGGCATCGGTTTCCAGCGGTTTGAGCAGCGCCGTGTCCACACTGACCGCAGCGGACACTTCTTTGACTGGTGCCCTTGCCGCCGAGGTTGGCACGCGCACCAGCGCAGTCGCATCGCATTCCAGTGCGCTCAGCAGCGCCGTGTCCACACTGACCGCAGCGGACACTTCTTTGACTGGTGCCCTTGCCGCCGAGGTTGGCACGCGCACCAGCGCAGTCGCATCGCATTCCAGTGCGCTCAGCAGCGCCGTGTCGT